GTGAAAAAGGTGACCAAGGTGAAGTTGGACCTCAAGGTGAACAAGGTATTCAAGGACCTCAAGGTGAAATAGGACCACAAGGTATTGAAGGACCACAAGGACCTGCTGGAGAAAAAGGTGAAAAAGGTGACCAAGGTGAAGTAGGACCACAAGGACCTGCTGGAGAACAAGGACCACAAGGTATACAAGGTGAAGTAGGACCACAAGGACCTGCTGGAGAAAAAGGTGCTGATGGTAAAAATGGAGTAGATGGTAATGATGGACAATCAGCATATGCTTTAGCCGTAACAAAAGGATTTGAAGGTGATGAAGCTGCTTGGTTAGCATCACTTAAAGGAGAAAAAGGTGACCAAGGTATTCAAGGTCTACAAGGTAACGATGGTAATGATGGTAAATCAGCTTATCAAATAGCTGTATCAAAAGGATTTGAAGGTGATGAAGCTGCTTGGTTAACTTCATTAAAAGGTAAAGATGGAACTAATGGTATTAACGGACAATCAGCTTATCAACTAGCTGTAGAAAAAGGATTTGTTGGTGATGAAACTACTTGGTTAGCATCATTAAAAGGTGTTGCTGGAGCTGATGGTTTAGATGGTAATGATGGTTTAGATGGTAAATCAGCTTATGACTTATATAAAGAATCAATAACTGATGGAGTACCTTTAACAATAGATCAATGGTTAGCTTCACTTAAAGGTGAAACTGGACCTCAAGGTGAAAAAGGTACTGATGGTGTTAATGGTATAGATGGTAAAAATGGGGCAGATGGTGCTGATGGTAAATCAGCTTATCAAATAGCTGTAGAAAAAGGATTCGAAGGTGATGAAGCTGCTTGGTTAGCATCATTAAAAGGACCTCAAGGTGAAAAAGGTGTTGATGGTGTTAATGGTATAGATGGTAAAAATGGAGCAGATGGTAAATCAGCTTATCAAGTTGCAGTAGAAAAAGGATTTGAAGGTGATGAAGCTGCTTGGTTAGCATCACTTAAAGGAGAAAAAGGTGATAAGGGTGAAAAAGGTACTGATGGTAAATCAGTATCCATAAAAGGAACTGTAAATACTGTTGCTGACCTAGCTAATATAACTGATGTATCTATAGGTGAAGGTTATTTAGTAAATGAAAATGGTCATTTATATGTATATGGTGATACTGGATTTACTGATGTTGGTAAAGTACAAGGACCTCAAGGTGAACAAGGACCTGCTGGTATCAATGGTGTTGATGGTAAATCAGCATATCAAATAGCTGTAGAAAAAGGATTCGAAGGTGATGAAGCTGCTTGGTTAGCATCACTTAAAGGAGAAAAAGGTGACCAAGGTATTCAAGGTGATACTGGAGAACAAGGACCTCAAGGTACTGATGGTAAATCAGCTTATGACATATATAAAGAATCAGTAACTGACGGAACACCTTTAACATTAGATGAATGGTTATTATCACTTAAAGGAGAAAAAGGAGATCAAGGTATAAAAGGTGATACTGGAGAACAAGGACCTCAAGGTATACAAGGTATACAAGGTGAACAAGGACCTGCTGGAGAAAAAGGTGTTGATGGCGTTGATGGTAAATCAGCTTATCAAGTTGCAGTAGAAAAAGGATTCGAAGGTGATGAAGCTGCTTGGTTATTATCACTTAAAGGAGAAAAAGGTGATACTGGAGAACAAGGACCACAAGGTATACAAGGTGAAAAAGGGGATAAAGGTGATCCTGCAACTAAAACTGCTAAAACTACAGGATATCCATCAGTAGCATGTGACTTAAATGTGTATACTGAAGAAATTGATGAAAGTGCAACACTTGCAGAAGTTAAAATAATGGAATCATTAGAGGAAGTAAAAGCATTAGCTGAAGCTAATGGATTTGTACAAACAACAATATTATTCCATCTAATAAACTCACAAAATACTGTTAATATTCAAATGATGTACAATAATGAACCTATTGGTGATTTAATACCTATAATAGAAGGTCAAACATACTATAAAATTAATTTAATTGCAGTTGTTATAGATAACGTATTACACATTGATACTGAAGTAAATACATCTACAAGATTGACAGTTAATTATCAATAAAGAGATAACAAGTATGTAAAATAAAAGAAAGATGTGATGATGGAATGAGTAAAATAATTTATAGATATGAGCAATTTGTTATAAAAGATACAGAAAATGGATTAGTTGTTGTGAATAACAATGGAGATTATCAGCATCATTCACATGTAAAACACTTTGAAGCAGGTAGAGCAATTTGCAAACTTGCCGCTAAACGTAAATTGCCATATAGTAAAGATACTTACTTTATAAATGCTTTAATACGTGTATCAAAAAATAAAAAATATATAAGGGAATTAAAACAAATACTAGAAGAAATAGAAAAAGAAAAATAATATAAGAGGAATCCTAATGGATTCCTCTTATTTTTCATTAAAACTTTATTTTAAAATCTTGTTCTTTTGATGGTTCACCACCTAGAAATACAAGATTATATTCTTTTTCAGTAAGCATGATAGTATCATCTTTACCTGGATATTTCATAAGTATAAAACCATCAGCTAATGCATCTTCTGGTTTTATAGTAATCATGTTACCATCTGGTTTAGCAATAATTAAATATTCTACGTTATCGCTGATCCATACATATTTAGTTTTACTTGTATATACAAGTAAACCATCATTTGCAAGTGTTTCATATTTTAAATCACTCATGTTAACTTTAGTCATTAAATTTTTCATAATAATACCTCCCCAATTTTAAATAAGAGAATAGATATAACTATTTATATCTATTCTCTTAATATACTTTTTTATTTTTTATTAATTTCTTTTTATTAATTTCTTTAGATTATTTTGGATTTCAATTTTTTGCTCATCTATTTCTTCATCTTCTTTTACAACATTTGGAGTCATTTCAATTTCACTAAATAGTAAATATTTATTAGTAGCATCTGAAATATAACTTCCAAAATTGTCTATTGGTATTGATGATAATATAAATTGATCACCTATAGTACCTATTAATGATTCAACTTTAAATTGTGTTAAATTATTTTGACGTATCTCAATATCTATAGTATCTTCATTAATTTTTATCATTAATATATAATCATCTTCCATTGTATTAATTACATTATATTGTATATCTTCGATTGGTGATGCAAGAAAAGTTCCTTGTTTTTTAACGAATTTATTATCGAATACATATTCATAACATCCTTTACCCAACCATTTTTTAAATTTTTCTTCTGTATCCAAATCTGGATACATTCCCATAATATAATCAAATTTTATCATAAATATCAACCCCTTATTTTATTTTTATTCAAATTTATAATATATAATTATATTTTGTATAATTACGTGTTCCTTATTTAATAGAAATAAATTTCATGGGTTTTACCATACTGAACAATAAGGTAATACGGAGGTGGTTAAATGATTGATAAAGAATTTTATAAGAAAGCCTCATTAAATAATACGTTTGATTTAGCTGCTGTGGAAAAAGCGTTGAATGATATACAAATATCATCTTTTCAATATTTGTATGAAATTCAATTAAAATCTACAGGCATAAGACGTTTTGATTTTAATATGGGGGAATTATTACGTTCTGAACGTATTGATTATGAAGTTAGTGATTTTTCAAGAATTTGGGTATATAATATACCTGAAAATTTTATTGCTCATAATAAACGTTTAGAATTCCGTGAATCTAAATACTATAATAAATACATTTCTTTTAATCAAGTTATTTCAAATCCAGATATATTTTCATCATCATTTTTATTTTTCATAGATGGTAAAATATATAATAATGCAATTAAAATAGCTTGTAGAGAAGATAAAACTGTATTAATATTTAATATTAAAGAAAAAGCTGATGGTGCCGGATTAAATATAAATACATTTAAAGATATGCAAAAGAATAAATCAGTGGCAACATTCTTCATGTTACCAAATCATGCTGGTGGGTCTTATGATTTTAATCAATATTCATTTGCTAAATATAATAATGAATTACCATTATCATTATTTGGTATAGATAATAGATTAAATTATATAGATAAGTTTATGGCTACTATTACAAATAAAGGTGATAATGTATCGCAAATGTGTTCAATAGACAATACACAAGATAGTATTTATTTCTTAGATAGAAAACCTGAACTATCAGGTTTTAAATCATTTACTATAGATGTATTCAATCTACGTCATGTTTTAAAAATAGTACAACTACCTAGAGATGAAGAATGGTTTGATTTGGAAATACAAGAATGTCCTATTGCAACACAAAATTGTTTAATATTCGATGAGCAAGATAATTTTTTACATGATGTTAAACTAGAACTATATTACCCTAATATATATCATGTATCCGGTAATAGACCTGCAAACACACCATTAAAAATATATGTATTTTATTATGATGACACTGATAAAAAATTACTTGAATATTCAAATCACTTAGAAGTATATTACAGATACGTAAAAAATGTAATAAATAAATATAAAAATAATACTATACTAAATATAATTAAAAATTATATGCCTGTGGAATGTCACTATACTATAAATAATTATAAGGAAACTGTATGGTTTGATGACCATTTCAAATTTAAATCAGAATATCTTAGACAATTAATAGTCGCCGATGGTAATAATTTTAGAAAATATTTAGAAAGACAATGTGGTAGACCAAGTGCTTTTTATTTAAACATGGCTAATATAGATCTAGATTCAAGAATAAGATATAATAATTCAGATGTTGATGAGCCAACTTGGTATGAGGAATTTGATGAGCCACGATATATGTTTATATTTAAAAATGAATTTAGAACTACTTATACTGATATACTATTCAATATAGATGGTATAAATTATACTCCTGATAAACATTACTGTACTTCACGATATGAATATGTTTATATACCTACAGATTTAATAACTAAAGAATCATTAATGGAAGTTGAAAAAATTAAAGCATATTTAAGAGAAGAAGATGTGACATTTGCTAATATAAATCTTGCTAAAGCTTTTAAAATTTCAAAATATGATGATAAAGTAAAAATATTCCATAATGATATATTTGTAACAGATGTAGAAACTGGTAAATATTTAGATAAATCTGATTATATAGTAATGGCTAAATTAGATGATGAATGGTTAGATATAACTGATGATTCATACTACGAAATAAAAGATGAATATAGAATTAAATTAGTAAATTCTGAATATGTAAATAAACCATTAAAGATAAATATTAAAAAGAATTATTCTAGAGAAATATACAGTATTAATTCATTAGAAGATGTATTCAATATATTAACTTTTTCTTTTGATATAAATAAAGACCCAAGACATATACGTTTATATAAAAATGGTAGAATTGTTCCTAGATTTTTATATGAAGTAGTGTTCGCTTCAGATAAAAATGAAGGTATGAATTATATCAAATACGAAAAAGAAAAACAAGTTGGGGATGTATTTATAATCGAATGTGTTCCATATAAAATGAAAGAAGTTTATTATTCAAGATTCTTTGATAATAATAAATTAATAGATTTATATGGTTCAATAGATAAACCATTGGATTTAAAATGGTATGATGTTTATTTAAATGGGCGTAAATTGTCTAAGAGAAATATAGAAATAATATCTCCATGTAAATTCATTTTAAGAAACGTTAATTCTAGTAAGAATTTAGAAATAGTTCAAAATGATAGAGATGATTTAGAATGGTATGGATTCTATTCTCCTACAGACATAATAGACAAAATATTAGAAAAAGAAAACTTCATAGAAAATCCTGGAAATAAAGATGATGAAAAGGATAATAATGGATCAGATAAAGAAACAGAAGATGATTTAATCTATGATTTCTGGAAAAAATTCTTAAGTAAATTTGGTTTCATAAATCCAGATTGGTCACAAATACCAGATAATATAGTTAAATGGTATAATACTTTATTTGTAGATCCTAATAAAGTATTCCCTATAAATCCAGATTATGGAATGAAAAAACTAGTTGATAAACAAAATAAGGGTGAAGAAGCATCAATGGTTCATATGGTTATAAACCCAGATATAAAGAAAACATCAAAACAAACATTATCAAAAATGAGAAAATTCTTAAGAAGCTTCTAGTAGAAACAAATAAATAATTTACTGAAAGGAGATGTAAGTATGGCTGAAATAAATCAAAACAGCGAATACGGTGGTGGTGCGATTTTAAATAGATTTGCTATATCTTTTCTATCAAAAGAATATGCAGATCAAGCACTATTAGAAGAAGTAATGATAAATAAACATACTGGCGAAATATTAATAAAAACACCAAATAATATGGTTATATCATATGATTCAATTGCTAGAAGACGCTCTACTATAACAGATGCGACTGATTGTGCAATGACACAAAATATGATAGGTAATATGTATGAATTATCATTAGAAGAATATGATCTTCCTGCAATAGTACCTTACAATGAAAATATTTTAGCAAACTCTATAAGTTTAAAACAAGGTTTATCTAAAGTATTATTTTATATAGATATTGATGAAATAGTTGAAGGTGAAGCTTCAGCTCAAGTATCAGAATCTGATCCTACAGTAGAAATAAATTTACGTTGTGGTACAGGTAGTGTATTTGAAGAAATAACTATAGAAAAAACTTTAAATGTATTTAATAATACAGTAATAAAAATAGCTGATTATGTTCAAAGACCTGCATCAAGCTACAATGTTGTACTTTCTAGTATAAAATTTAAAAAAGTTGGAAATGAAAATGTAGATACATTTTTAATATTACACAATATGATGGTTAGTATTTATTAGGAGGTGAGGTTAATGGCTAGTAAATTAAAATTTGTTAAAAAATTAAATGATCCTAATATAATAAATTATCAACAATTGTATTTTAATTTTATATTTGGTGGTAATGTACCTGGAATATATGATGAAACTAAAATATATATGACAGGTGATACTATTATAAAATTAAATGAATTCGATGTTTATGACATCTATGTATGTAAAGAAGATAATGTTACTGGACCTTTCAATATAGAATTTTGGCAAAAAGTTTCATTAACTGAGATAATTAAAAATGGTGATATAATAAATGGTGGAGGTGGAGGAAGAGACTTAATTATGATCTCTGATACACAACCTGATAATAAAAACAATAAAATATGGCTTAAACCAATAAATGAATATCTTATAGATAGTTCAAATATTGGAAAGTAAGAACAAATTATTAAATAATAAAATTAAAGGAGTGATTTTAAAATGGCTGGAATAAACATATATAATGGTGTTTTGAAGTATTTAAACACTAAAGGTGAATTTGATGTAATATATCCTGTCACATATGCTAAGTTAGTAAAATTGGATGATGAAGGTAATTTTTTAGATAAAAAAATAACTAGTATTGATACTAATATAACAAATAATGCTAATGCTATAAAAGCAATAAATGATGGTGCTGATAAAGCTAAAGGTTTTGTTAAATTAGATGATAAAGGTTTAGTGCCTGCTGCATTTATACCTGCTCAATTTAAAGAAGTTCAAGTTGTTGCAACTATAGCAGCAAGAGATGCAATAGCAAATCCATTTACTGGAATGTCTGCATTTGTTGAAGATGCATCTGGTGATACTACAGTAAATAGTGGTGGAGCATATTATATTTATAATGGAACTGCTTGGGTAAAAACTGCTGAAGCAGAATCTATGGATGTTGTACTTCAATGGACTGCAATACAAGGTAAACCAGACACATTAGCTGGATATGGAATAACTGATGGTGTTAATAGTGCAGATGTAGTTACTACTGCTGCAGCTAATAAAATACTAAAATTAGACCAAGATGGTAAATTACCTGCAGATGTAACTGGTAATGCTGGTACAGCTTCTAAATTACAAGCTAGTGTAAAAATTGGTGTTACAGGTGATGATGTAGTTGCAGCTAGTTCAGATTTTGATGGTTCTACTGATGTTAATATAGAAGTTGTTTTAAGTGATACTGGTGTAACAGCTGGTTCTTATGCTAAAGTTACTGTAGATGCTAAAGGTAGAGTTACTGCAGGTTCAGTTTTAACTGCTGAAGATATTCCTAATATAGGTTGGGAAAAAATAACTAGTGGTAAACCAGAAACACTAGCTGGATATGGAATAACTGATGGTGTTAATAAAGCTGGGGATACAATGACTGGTGCTCTTATATTATCTGGTGCTCCTGCTGAAGATTTACAAGCTGCTACAAAAGCTTATGTTGACTCTGTAGTTCAAGGATTAGACATAAAAGAATCTGTAAGATGTGCAAGTGTTGAAAATATAACTTTAAGTGGTGCTCAAACTATTGATGGTATTGCTCTAGCAGTTGGTGATAGAGTTTTAGTTAAATCTCAAACTAATGCTGCTGAAAATGGTATATATGTAGTTGCTGAAGAAGCTTGGACTAGAGCAGCTGATGCTGCAAATGGTAAAATAACTTCAGGAATGTTTACATTTGTTGAAGAAGGTAATGTAAATGCTAATTCTGGTTTTGTTTTAGCAACTGATGGTGCTATAGCTGTTGGTACTACTGAATTACAATTCTCTCAATTCTCTGGTATGGGTCAAGTACTTGCTGGTACAGGAATTGGTAAAAATGGAAATGAAATATATATAAAAGATACTGGTGTAACTGCTGGAACATATACAAAACTTACTGTTAATGCTCAAGGTCAAGTTACTGCTGCAACTAATTTAACTCCTGATGATCTTCCAGAAATAGCTTGGGCTGTAATAACTGGAAAACCAACATCTACTGTAGAAGATATAGATGATGCAGTTGCTAAGAAACATGCACATGCTAATAGTGCTCAATTAGATAAAGTTGGTGAAGCTGATGGTAATTTAACTTATGATTCTAAAGCAATGGCTACTCAAGAATTTGTTCAATCTATGATACAAGTTTCTCCTACTGAACCAGCAAATTTACCTGTAGGTGGTATATGGATTCAAACAGTTGAAGATACTCCACAAGGTAACTAATCTAGAGTATTAAATAAAGGAGGGAACACATAATGGCTTATGAAAAAGCAATTTCCTATTTAGAACGTATTAAACTTGAAGATGGAAATTACGTCATTAAATTCCCTATAACTACAGCTAAAGAAGTAATTCTTAATGTTGAAACTGGTGAAACAGTTGAAGAGATATTCAATAATGTTGTAAGACAAGTTGAAGCAGAAAGTTACACATTGCTTGAAGATTTTGCAACTTTAGTTGGAAAAGTAGCGGGATTAGTTGATGATAATATAAATGCTAATCATATATTTAGAGATAATATGAAAACAGATGATTTAATTACTGTAATATACGGACGTTTTCAACCAGGTAGTGTAAGCAATGGTTCTGTAGATAAACTTTCTTACACTATGAAAAATCCTATAATAGTAAAAGATAAACCAATTAAAATGCAATTAAAAGATATAAAAAATGTAAATGGAACATTTAATTATTCTGTAAAAATGACATTCAATGCATTGGATACAAATCCTACTTGGTTAGATTGTACTGATGCTTATAAAAATGGGGATTTTGTTTCATTAACAAAATCATATGAAAAAGAAGAAGGGAAAGATTGGGCTTTAAATTTTATATTTGAAGCTGATAGAACAAGTGAAACAGGAACAATTGAAGTTGTAGATTATATGCTACTTCATATATAAACAAAAAAAAAATAGGCATGAGAAATAATTCTCATGCCTATTTACTTTTTAAACTTGAAATCTTGTTTTTACCTACATTAGTAGTTCTTAAACTAGTTGGACGTTCTGCTAAACTTTTTTTACCACTATTATGAATCTTTTCTTTTAACCATTCTAGTTTAGATTGTGTTGAACTATTAACGTTACGTTTCATTGCACTTTTATTATTTTTTATATTTTTATCTTTATCATCCGCTGCTTCAACTTGTTTTTTAGTTTCTGTTATTGATATTTTTTCTGCCCCTTTCATAGTTGTATCTTGTTTAGTTTCACCTGCTTGATCATTATCAAATCTACCACTATGAAATTCTTTTAATACTGCTAATGCTATTGATTTGGCAATCAAATCATTTTTCTTAGCATTAGTTGATACATTTAAATCATCAAGGTTATTAAAGAATGCAACTTCTATTAATACAGTAGGACAAACTCTATTACATTCATTCATTTCACCAACATAAGTGTTATCTTTCCAATTACCATCTTTAAATCCGATAAATTGTGGTAATCCTGTTCTATCACTTACTGATTTCATATGTTTAGCTATACTTTGTGCAACTCTTTCAGAAGATTTTTTATAGTTTCCAGCTGCTGTCATACATATAAAACCTCTACTAGTGTCTTCAGTTTTATCTGTGCAATTATGATGTATAGCTAAATACATATCTGGATTATAAGATACTGCTGTTCTTCCTGCTGCATTTAAATCAGTTGATCTATCTTTAGAATAAAATTCTACTACTTTAATTCTATCATCACCTTTACGTATATATTTAGCAACTTTTTGACAAATAGGTTTATTTAGATAGAATTCACCTAATTCATTACCTCTTTCTGTTGGATATATATCTTCATCTAAATTATCTATTTTATCTGCAATATATGAGCGTTTACCTTCTTTACCTGGATATTCACCAGCATGTATTACTATACATGGTTTATTCATATCAACACTATCTGCACATATAACAGTTGGTGCTATCAAAATAATTGATAAGAATAATGTAAAAAATTTAAATAAAATCTTTTTGGTCCTCATATTATTCGCCCCCTTTTATCTTACATAAATGTTAAGATAGTCAATAAATAGTAAAAAAATAAAGTATATATGTTATTTTAACATACATACTTTATATCTTTTATTTTATTTTTGCTACAAGCTCATCAAAGTAACTATCAGTAAAAGCAAATACTTCTGTACTACAGAATAATCTATAAGCATATTCTATTTCAGATTCGAATAAAGGTATTGTTAATTCTGGACAAACTGATTTTTCTTTTACTATTTTTCTATTTGAATCTCTATCAGCAATAAATATATTATATAATAAATCAAAATCTTCACTATTCAAATTATCTCTTTTACATTTCTTTATTATTTCTTTAATTTGATTTTTCTTCAATTTAGTTTTACCGGTTTTATTTAATTTTTTCGATATCTTTGCATTTATTTTTGCAAGTAATATTTCATCACTATATTTAGCCATACATAATTTAAAGAAACGTACACCACATTTCTCATCTAATAAATCTGCATCCATTAATATTTTAGCTAATGGTGATGCATCTTTTGGACAATTATTACCTTTTAAAGAATGAATTTTTATCATATTTACTATTTCATCTATTTCAGTATCAGACCATTTATTTTGTTTTGATAATATTATTTTTGTCATAAAAGCTGAATATTCTACATGATTTTTATCATCATACGTTTCTATAATATTATTAGCATCTAAAAGTTTACCCACATCATGAAATAATGCAGTTGTTGATATTTTTTCAACATTTTCTGGATCATATAAATTTTCATCTTGTCGTATTATATCAAGAGCATAACGCTTTACATATGAAGAATGAATTAATATTCTATGAGAAAGTTTTGTGCGATCTTCATAAGATAAATTAGTGCCAATATATTTTATTATTTTTTGCACAATTTGTTTATCAGTATCAACTTCCCAATTGATATTAAATTCTGGTTTATTCATCCAATTTTTTATTTTATATTTAACTTCTTTTTCTAGCATTTTATCTACCTCCAAATAATTTTAATTTATTAATGATTAAAAATTTAATCATTAAAGAATGATAATTAATAAATAATTAACACTCTTTAATGATTAAAAATATAAATGTCATGATATATAATAAGATAATATAAATAGACTACAATTCCCACTAACCATTCACCTAGAAATCTTTATAGCGGGGCATCCGATACCAGTTCCCCTTGAAATCATGCTCAGTATAAGCTACAGTTTTTTACTAATAGCATGTGGTTATATACCTTTCAAACGTCAATCACCACCGGTTATATTAAAATTAATATAACGCAATATTACCGACCTACAATATTGTGACCGATCCTAAAGCCTGGAATTACATCGACTACTAAGCATATATTAGAATACGGGTGGCACACTACCCTTCTCGCCTATTTATAATATAACTCCTATATAGATTTTTACGACTGATAAACAGTGGACGTGCTTACCCTTTCGGGAGTGCTCCTGATATTAACACGTTTGGCGTACTATATAGAATCGTGCATATTATATATCTATATCACTATTATAATATATAATTATAATAATTTAATTTACTATAAAGTTATTATATGTATATTATTTTATAACCTATAGGATTTCTCCTATAGGTTATAAAACTCTTCATGACAATTTATTGAATCTTTATCTACTGGATCTTTAATCCAACTATTATCATCTAATTTATGATATGAATTAGTTGTATCAGCCCAATAAATACTTAATATCTTTTTAATTTTCTTTTTAATTTTCTTTTCTTTGATAGGTAATAGAATCTCTATTCTTCTATCAAGATTTCTTCTTAAAATATCAGCTGAAGATATTGCTATAGTTTCATCTCCATTATTATGGAAATAATATATTCTACTATGCTCTAAATATCTACCTATAATAGATTTTATTTCAATATTGTCATTTATTTTATTCATTGAGCATATACCTCTAACTATTATTTTTATATCAACACCAGCTTTAGATGCTTCATATAATTCATATATAATTCTTTCATCTGATAATGAATTTACTTTCATCATTATTGCTGCATCTAAACCTTTCTTAGCATTCTCAGTTTCATTTTTAATATTTTGTATTATGAAAGGTCTCATTGAATCTGGTGATAATATTAATTTCTTTAATTTAGTTGGTCTAGAATTTTTAATCTCTAAATTCTTAAATAGACTAAATACATCTTTACCAATTTTCTTATTATTTGTAAAATAACTCATATCTACATATAATCTAGAAGTCTTTTCATTATAATTTCCTGTACCAATATGAGTATAATATTTAATCTCATCATCATCCATTTTAATTACACTTAAACATTTACCATGAATCTTAATAGATGACTTAGAATACATTACATTACAACCTGCGTCATATAATTTTTGTCTTATTTGTAAATTTCTACCTTCATCAAATCTTGCTTTTAATTCTATTATGACATTTACCTTTTTTCTATATTTCATAGATGCATCACATAATGCTTCTATAATTGGACTATCTATACTTGATACTCTATATAGAGTTTGTGATATCATAATAACATCTTTATCTTTAGATGCATCTTGTACTAATTTTATTATCGGATCATACGAATCATATGGATGCTGTAATAAAATTGTTCCTTCTTGATCTATTGCATCTAACATATTCATTGAATGTCCTAAGTCAAAAGTATTTGGATTTCTTTTTGAATAATATAAACTTTTATCATTTATCTTTATTTTATTAAGTGATGAAATATTTAAATACCCGTCTATATCATATATAAACATATCGTTGTAAGTTATATTATCTAATAAAGATAATATATTTTCTATATCACCTTTTTTATCTGAAATTTCATATGAAATAATTGGTGATGATTCCCTACATGATAACATTTCTTCAACTTCTTCATCCATTTTACTTTCATCACAAAATGGAAAATCATAATGTGCACTTCTTAAGAATCTTACTGCACAATATGATTTAACATGTTCATTATCAAATAATTGTTTTAAATTTGATAATATCAAATCTTCTGTTCTTAAATAAATATTATTATTTAATTTATAAATATCTGAATAATAATCTGGTATTTCAATATAATACATATCATTTGCTGTTTGAATTAATAAATATACTTTTTTAGATCTTATTTGATTTATAAAAGATAAAGTATCTAAATAATTAACTACTAATAATGGTTCTATCTTTTTACCAAATAATTTTTTAGCTTTAGGTATTTCGTCTCCTTTTAAATCTTTAAAATCCTTTATAAATATATTTTGTTTGTCTAATTCTTCTTTAATATATTTATAAACTTCATTTTGAAGAGTTTTAAAATCTTTCAATTTATCTTCAAAATATTTTAATAAATCCTTATATCTAATCTCATCAAAATCAGATTCATAAGGATCAATAGATGAATTATGAAGTAATTTAGATATTCTAACCATTATAAATTCATCTAAATTACTAGCTGATATACTTAACATATTCAATTTTTCCATTAATGGAATATCCATTGTAACTTGTTGAATTATCCTTTCATCAAATTCTAACCAACTCACATCTCTATTTGTATACATAAAACAACCTCCTATATATTTTTATTCATTAGTATAATATATAATTGAAAAAATAGAAGATGATACCTCATCTTCTATTTTTCTTCATCTTTACCAAATATTCTTCCTATAAGCTCATTTATATAAATTGTATTTACTGATACTAAAAGTCTATAAGTTGCAGCAGGATTCCAATTATAAACTTTAATTGATAATGGATTAGAATCCCATAATATTTCATATTCTTTTCGTTCTAAACTCATAACTCTATTATTTTTTATAGCTTTTAAGTCAATAAATGTGCTCATAGGGATATTAAACTTTCTATGATATTCAGCACATGCTTTTAAACTTTCATTAAATATATTGTTTTCTATATCTAAAACATATGGCTTAGGATCTGATGGATCTATATGAAATGTTGGACACATATAAACATTCCAACCATCTGGAACATATGCATCAAATATACCTTTACTTGTAAACATAGGTACTATTACACCAGATGCACTATTTGAATCTGGTCCAAAATCTTTGTATTTATCTTCTATTGCTTTTTTACCACTAAATAAATAATACATTCCTGCTGTACTGAATTCAGCCCTCACAGTGAAATTAAGAAAGAAATTATCAGTTATTTGACCTGTTTTATCTCCACCATCTATATCAAGATTACTAAAAGTAAGTTCAATATTAGCAGGATGGTATCTAAAAAACTCTTCCCTTCCAACTGAATCTTTCATTTTATACGTAACTGGATACACTGCATGTCTGTTTAAATAGTCCATAATTTTAGGAACATCCATTTCATCACCATTAACACATTCTATTCCAGCTAATTTAGTTAATAATATTATCATATCTCTACCTATCATACTTTCTAAATTAGTAGATACATTAAATGGTGCATTTTGTCTAACTCTATTTTTTAAATAGTGTAAATGATTTATTTGTCTCATTTGTGTTTCATATACTAAAGACACATCATAATACATAATTAGTCGATTCATTAAAAATTTAATATATAATGCATTTTTCTTATCTAATATAAAATCTTGTAGATTACCCCATTCTCTAGGATCTACCATATCAGTAATTCTTGTTGTAAATAAAGTTCCATCTAAAAATGCATCACTTGTATCTATTTCTAAACGTGGTTTAACTATAAGCATTGGTTTACGCTTTTTAAAAAATTCTCTATTTGTATTTATATTAAATTTAGCAAAATTTCTATATGCTATAGTTGTATTTATATACACAGTCCTGAATTGATTTTCGGGAAATAATTGTTTTATATACTCTGTAACAAAAGACGTTACATTACCATAAACATGAGCCATACTAGGAGCTGCCATACTATAATCAATATTCATTATTCAATCTCCTTTCGATTAATCTTCTTCCATATATATTAAATAAATAATATATAATATAGATATTATTATTATAGTTAATGGTCTGAATATCCAATCCAATGACGTTAAATATATTAATATTAAAACTATCAAATATACAAAAAAAGAAAGCGGTAATCTATCTGATACCGCTCTTATAAATATTGTTAAAACTATTGCATCAATTAAAAACGTCAGTGCCACTATTTCCATTTTTTTATTCTCCTTAACATCTGTTGAAATTACTTAATCCAATTATTTGGTCTTTTATTAGACCCATATCTTCTGAGAATCGTCCATTATTTTGTGATACACAATATGAAAGTACTGGATCAAATTTCTCAGTAGCTTTAATCATTTTCTTTGTTTTTAATGATATTAACGTTAAAGTGTCGCCATCAAAGTCTGCATTGAATTTTGCTAATATTGATAATGATGGTAGATTCAACGTTAAGTTGTCTATATTTCTTGTAATACCAACAATTTTCATTCTATCTATAGAACCCATATCTATTGTTGGTGGTCTATTTAATAGTATATACATTTGTCTTGAAGTTGTCATATATTGTAATATACTATATATCTTCTCTGAAAAGTTTATTGTTCCTTTATACCATTCATCATAAGCCTCACTTTCTGAAACTTTTTGTATATTTACTAAATAAGAAATTATCTCAAATTTATATAATTCCATAGCACATATATACGAAAGTTTAACTTCATTTGCTCTTAGTGTTTTATCTGGTATTATAACATTACGTGCTGTGAAATTTATTCTACCTGCTAAGACACCATCTTTTATATGACCTGTTTTTGAATCTAAAGTATCAAAACATAAATCCCATAATTCCATTAATGATTTTTGTAGATTATAAAGTTTTTTATGTGTTGGTATTATAACTCTTTTCTTTTTTGATACAACTGAAGAATCTTGTGAATTATTAATTGCTTTTACTGATGAATATATTTTATTATAACACGTATCAAATTTGTTTGTTGTCATAATATCACTTTTTACTAAGAATGGACGTAAAACTGAAGAAAATACTGGTATACAATGAATAAATATTAAATCTTTATTTCTCAAAAGTGCATCTACTATAGGTTTACGTTTCTTATTTTTCTTTAAATAGAACGCCATTATTTCTTCAAATCTTTCTGCAAATTCTAGCAATCCTATATTTGCAAATGGATGCTTTTTATCTACTTCATCTACTTTAACATTACCATTTTTATCTGGTTTATTATTATATGCTATAATACCCATTAATCCTGGTTTAGGTATTACTGTATCAATAAACTTAAATGCCATTGGATGAATTAAAAAGTGTTGTTTTAATACTATCCATGCAAATTTATCTAAATCTACATCAACTAATTTTACAGGTGTATTACATTCTGGACAAATTTCATTTTCATATAACTTACCTTGTAGTTCACCACAACTACAACGGTATCTTTCTTTAAATGCATCATCATCTTCAAAATCAGTTCCGAAGAATTTACTTTGAATACCATAATCGTTTTTAACATCATTTGTAAATGGTGGTTGACTAACTACAAAACCTAAACCACTTCTTAAATCTTTTTCACACTCCTTATCCCAATTCATAATTTGAAGTTGAACCTCACCTGGTTCAAGTTTCTTTTTACTAAACATAATTTGTCCTCCTCTTATATTATATTTATAAGTTAATACTTATATTATTTCTTATATATAATATATATTTATAATTTTTTATTTTTTAAACAAATTGGTAAGTCATGCTTCATTACTTTAGTATGATATGTTTAAATTTTCATAATATTATCTTCCTAATATTATTTTTTTAATGTGCGTGGACGGAAAATAACTTTAAAGATACAATAGGTAAAAACCTATTGTATCTTCTTTTTTTTATAATTTTGATTTTGATTTCATTAAACAATCATAGACATTTAAATCAAACTTTTTATTTTCATTATCATAGTATTTATTAAAAAATTCTTCAGGACCTTCAAAATTAGGATTTTGTGATTTATTTGTTACATCATCCAATATTTCTCCTATTGTAAGATAATATGATTCTTCACCTTGACCTATATATTTTGAATATAAATTCAATTTTCCTTCCAGTAGCCATCTTGATTCTCTGTGTAATTTTATTTGATAATAATTATTCAAATAATAAGATTGTGCTGATCCACCAAATTTAATACTCATAGCTTCCCAATCACATATCATTTGCGTTAAATATTTTCCTGGCATATATTCGGGTTCATTTAATTTGCAGTCTTCTAATTTCTTATCTGTACTATAATATAATGTCCAATCATAACACCAGTAGTTCCAATGGTGCTTATTGTGTTCATAATGATGCTGCCACGCAATTTCAAAATTTTGTTTTAACATATTATGTTCATTTAGTACACTATCACTAACATCTGTTAATTTATTTTGAATAGCAATACCATGTCTACCATTAAACCAATGAGCATATGGTATAAATTCAGATGGTGAAAATTTACTCAAATCATGAGTTAATGCGTGTAGTTTAAGCCCTCTTTTTCTACAAGTTTTAAATACATTCTTTTTATGCTCTAACACATATTTCAAATATTCATAATACAATTTCATTACCCCCATTTTATTTATTATAAAGTAATATCGTTAATATCAATATCGAAAAGTTTTACTGAACTATCATGGAATTTTTTCATTCCTAAGTTAACCATAGTTGTTCCAACTTTACTTGATGCTAAACCAATAGTCTTTATATTTAATTTATTAAATTGCTCACCTGCACATACTGCACATATTTTATCCCCAATGCAATACATAGCATCTCTCATCTTAACCAGTTTGTTTACATATTTATCAATATTATTATAATCTAACATTACTAACTTTCCATTTTCTATAATATATCTGAATAAGTATTCTGATTTATTTGATGGTCTAATAACTGTTTCAATATATCCTTTTGAACCACAATCAGAACCTGGTTTATCAACAACTATTGCTTGTAATGCAGCTGACATTTCTTTAAATTTATAACCACCTTCAGCAGTACCAACTGCTTTAGGGTATGCACCTGCAACAACACTATTACCTGATGCTGCAATATCTTGTTTATCTATACCTTCAATAAATGAAGTTTTTACTACATCATATTTTCCAGTCATTGGATCTTGTATAGGTCCTCTCATTATTGAAAGATTTTTATAGTTGTTACCCATACTACCTCTTGCACCTGAACGATATAATGCCAATGAAGGTTCATCATGTAATATTTCTTCTGCTTCTTTAACTAAAGTTTTTTCTATATTGGCTATTGTTATTACATCACCTTCTTCAACTTCTTTTGCATGTTGTTTAAGTAGTTGATCTCTATGTTTAATAACTTGTGGTACTGGTTTTAAACCTCTCATTGTAAAAGAACTTGCTATAACATGATGGAACCCCATAGATAATTCCTGAAATCTATCAAGATAATTAATAAAATCATCTGCACTTATTTTACCACTCATTAATGCTGCAGATAATTGTTCTTCTATTTTTTCAACCTGTTTGTTATTAATGGTTCTATGAATATAACCAACTATTTTATATAATCCACCACTAAATAATATCCTATTATATACTAACTGACCTACTGTAGTTCTGCATTTTTCAGTATTACCTTCGCATTCATTTGGTAATAATGTAAATTCATCAGTTGGATCAAATCTAGGTTTAGTTATTTTGATTTTACCTTTAGAATCTTTAGTAACATTTGTTCCAAATAAATCACATAATATTGTAAAATTAATTTCATCATCAATAAAATAATCTTCGTGTTTCAAAGACAATAAATATTTCTTATCGTCTTCTGATATCATTTTACCTTTCATATCAATCATTCTCCTTTATAAAAAATTAATCCATAAACAATTATAGATTTGTTTATGGATTAAAAAATAGTATATTTTTAATAAGTTAAGTAACCTTCTATTTTAAGATATTGAATTAATTTAGTAGTAATATATTCTTTTGCTTTAAATCTATCAACATAAGGTGTATATTCTTTGACTGTAATTGGTTCTAATATATCATCATTTTCTTTTGGATATTTAACAACACTCTTATTTATTATTCTAAAATATGATAATAAATTAAATTCTTCTTCAAAAATATCCATAAAATATGATGGAATACTAAATTTACTTTCATTAAGAATATTAACCATACTATTTAAAGTTTCAGTTGAAATATCCATTAGTCCTTCAATTAAAGTTGAAAAATATTCTTCTGCTTGTTCATCACTAGTTAATTTAGTTGTATCTTCTAATTTATATTTAATTTCAAAATTTGGTGATAATACCATTTTATATACAGTTAAATCTAATAACATTAAAGGACTTAATCCTAACATTTCTAAAGCATTGTCTAATATACTTTTTATATGATAAACTTCATAATTATACTCTAAAGTTTCTAACCATGGATCAACATCTGATGATTGTGCTTCATTACGTCTACCTACAATTTTCATTAGCATATATCTCAAATTCACATCATCTATTTCTAATACTGATAGTATTTGTAAAACCGTTAAAGTGGATACAGTAAATGCGTCTTTTTGATTAGAAGTTAAATATGCTGTTGTGTTTATTAATGATTGACATATATGAAGAATTTTCATAAAATACTCTTTATCTTCAATTTTTTTATTTAATAATGGGTGTGAACCGTCTGCATTTAAAATTATTTTAGATAATTTGTCTTTAAATGCAGTTAATGCTTTATTTTGTTCATCAACAAATTCAATACTTAATGGTGTAATTTCATTAGTATATTTAACTCTATTGTAATATATATCAACAAATTCAACTAAAGCATCAATTTCACTTATTTCTTTTTCTTTTATCTTTCTTTTCAATTGTGTATAATTAGATTTCTCTATATTCATTCCAACTAATATTAAGTTATTTATTGAAGTTACATCACTATAATTAGATACTGATAGTAAAACAGCCATTTCATTATTTGTTTTTTCCATAATAATTAAACCTCCATATATTTATTATATATTGAATAGTTGGTGTTACAATAAAAAGATATGATGATGTAGAAAAAATCTACATCATCATAACACACTAGAATATATAGTATAAAAGTAATTATAAAAAGGTAATCATGAAAACTTTAATTATCAAATTGTTGTCCCTTTTTTAATCTATTTAATTCAACTATATAATTATTTATGACTTTATTATAGTGCTCTAATACTTTTTCTAAGTGTTGTTTTCTATAGAAGCGTTTTTTATTTAATTTACCATTATGATCTTTTTTTATTATTGATAAATGAAGCATTTCATCCTGAATAGCTTCCATTTTACATTCTAATTTGAACTTTTTACGTTCAAGCTTCTTAAGTTCTTTTTCTCTTTCATCCAATTTATAACAACACCCCCTAATATTTTCATTTTTAGTTAGTATATATTCTATAAACTATAGTTAAGTCCTTTTTCAATGTAAGCATTTCATTAGGTATATTTAGTTTACTAAATAATTTAACTTGTTGATAATCTGTTGTTCCATCAGATAAGTTTCTTTTTGCTCCTGTAAATAAACCTATTGAATTTATTCTACATTGTTCTATATCACCATATAATTCAAAATAGTCTCTTACATCTTTCTTAGTTATTTTTAATATCATTTCTACAAATGTTTCTATAGGTTCAGTTCTTGTACTCTCATGTACTCCAGCTTCAACTTCTGAACCATCTTCATCTTGATCATCACTGTCTTTCCACAATGCTTTAATTACAGGTTGTTGCTCAAATGTTTTTAAATAATAATGAGTTTTATTATCTTTTTCCATTTTAAAGAAATATTTTTTCTGTTCACTTGGATTTAAATCCTCGTCAGTAATTCTAAATGGAACCATTTCAAATATTTCACGTTCTACGAAGTTTACATCTTTTACTGATCTAATACTATCACCACAACCACCTACGCCTACACCAAATAAACATACATGAGTGTCTGCATATAAATCATTAGACATACCATCTGTTGCTATACCCATTATATTATTTAAGTAATCAACATATAGATTTGGTTCTACACCAAATACTTTTTCTAATATGAATAATGCTCCACCTATAACTATTTGATTTTCTTCATCAAATATTTTTTCATCGAATGGATTTATATTGTCACCTAAATATCCTGTTACCTTAGTACGTAAAGGTTTTTGTTGTTTACTGATAACTTTAGGTACACCTCCTGATGTATCAATAGTGTCAAATGCACTCATTGAATCTTTTAAAAACTTTATATTTTCATTCATTGATTTATTCACATCCTTCTATTTATTTATTACACTTTTATTAAAAACTTATTTATATGTTTTCAGTGCTATTCATAATATATCCTTATGTTTTCAGAAATTTTTACTATGTCTTTTTCACTAATAATTGAAGACAAAGCTTCATGATCACTATATTTAGATATCATTTTATCATCAATATCAAAAATTTCATTTATTTTATATAATTCTTTTTTTGATATTGTATCACCAAATATTGTATCATTAACGATTTTATATAAATCTTCGAAATGTAATGATCTATCTTTAAATTCTGTATTTTCTATAAATAATCTAATTGCATCTAAACGCATATCAATAAATTCTTTTTCTTCAATCCTACCATGTAAATTCCATTCTTCAATGCATTTCATAATTTCTTTGTATATAATATTAAAATTATATCTTATATCATCAGTTAGTTCTAAATTATTTTTCATAGCAAATTCACTAAAAATCATTTCTAATGAATCAAAATAATCGGCTTTCATATATTCATCATTATAAATTACACCAGATAATGTATAGTATTCGTCTGATTTTATTTTTTCATTAATAAAAAAAGTTGCTATAAATTCTTGCATATGATCTAATATAATTTTAAAACTGTAATTCATATTATCAGATAATCTTAAACTATCTGCATATATAACTTTCATCAAATCTTGATACAGTATTTCTACAGCGATAGTAAATTTTTCATCAGTATTAATTCGATCTTTATAAGTTAATTTATTATACATATAAATCATTTCTATTGGAATTACATAATCATTAAAAAAATTTTCAACTCCTAATACTTCTATCATATCTAAATAATACTTAAGATTATCATCAGATCTTATAGTTGCTGTAATTGTACAATCACTAATCATTTTTATCATATTATATCTTCTACTATCCATTACATAAAGTATATTTAAATTTCTTAAATCTACGGTATATGATTTAAAAAACTCTATTAATTTAACTAATACCTCAACAAGTATATTATCTGTACCATTTATAGTTGATAAATATTCCAAATCTGGTATTATTTCATTAAGTGTACCTAATATATGATCTATATAAATACCAGTTTGTTCTATTGAACAAGCATTAACAAAATCTGCCAAAAATGGGTTTTGATCATTTAAATAATCTAAATAGGTATCAGCAACTTCACCATTTGATTTAGTTAAAACTTTAGTAGTATAATCTTTAACCATAAGTGAATCATAAAGATATTTATATGCATGATATACTTTTATATCATCTGTTGAATTCATCTTTTTAACACAAAAATCAGCAAGTCCAACCATATTATTATATAATGTATTTATATCTTCTTTAGAATAAATATTCATTTTTTGTAAATATTTTAATATTTCCTGATCATAAATTTTTTTGTCTTTCTTAATATTTTTACGTATCAAATTGAAATTCTCTTTAAAATCAAACCCCATAACTGATAATATTTTAGTACCTGTTTTTATTATATTTCCTTTAAAATGATTCTTTTTACAAGTTAATGCACATAAAAGAATTACAGCATCAAATATGCTAACTGGTTCTACTGTTATTCTAGGTAATTTAATTGTAAGATAAAAATTTAAATTAGGTCTGTGAATATCATTCTTTTTATCAACTAGCATATTTATAAAATAAACAGTTTCAAACATCATTTTTGTTAAATTATACATTATATTTACGCCAATATATTTAGTATCTATATAATTAAATTCAGATTCAGTTAATTTCATTCGTAAATCTTCATCATCCCACCAATGTGGATCCTCATAGGTTACTTCATAATAATCATATGAGTTAGATTTATTTTCTAATGCTAATGAAACATTTTTTTCTTTCATATCAACTGCTTGGAAATAAAGATCATACATTTTATCTATATCTTCTATATATCTTACTGAACCATCTATATCTTCAATTGGTTTCTTTATATCTAATGGTATATTATTATCATCATATTTTTGTTCCTTCATTAAATAATATTCAAATATAGTAACTCTGTCAAAAAATAATATATTTGTTATATCATAAAGACATCTATCAGTTGATTTGGATCTTAATAATATATTAATTCTTTTCATAATTAAACGCTGATAATCTAATGGTAATGCTTCAAAGAATGGAATTCCATATGAGTCAAAGAATACTCTTATAGAATCAAGATCATAAAAATCTCTATTGACACCCAATTTAAAAGTATCGACCATTATTCTTTGTATTGTCATTATCATTATACTCATAGCAATAAATTTATCATAAAGTTCATCTTGATTATGTTTTTCTCTAACATAAATTACTGATGCAAAATATTCTCTACATAATTCATATGTGGAGAAAAACATTTTTAAGAATACTACATGTGAATTTAAATCTGCTTTTATTATATCAAAATTTTTAGCAGTTCTAGCTCTAATTAAATCAACCTTTCTACTTCCTAAATATTTTAAGTATTCTTTATCTGGGTGAGCTGCAATTATATCATCCAGATGAAATCCCAAACTATTAACCTCATGGTCATCCATCATATGAATTGGCATAGTGGGATCTAATCTATATCTATCGCAAGTCTCTTTATCAAGATATACAAAATCAGTATCTTCATTGTCTGGTAAACCAATAAGAGTTCTATAGTAATTATTTTTTTCTGTATAAGTTGATATTATATATTTTCTATTTTCTTCTAATACTCTTTGTCTTAAATTTTTAGGTATATTGTTTTTATCTATTTCACAATCATGTAATTTTTTTATATCTAAAATACCAGCATTTTTTAAAACAAATTCAGAAAATGATGGATATGAATCAAACGTATCTATACCTCTACTTGCTATTAGATAGTAATCAAATTCACGTTTACTTTCAGCAGTTTCATATGAACGAGCAATATTATCATATTTAATAACACATGATTTAATTATTTTCTTTAAATCATCATACACATATTTAATGGTATTAAGTGTATTATCGTCATTATTCATTTAAACTTTCACTCCTTTCTTATGTCGTAAACATTATATTAAATATTTGTAGAGATAAAAAAGAAATAAATTTGTCAATTTGAAAGGAGATAATATAATATGGAAATAATACCAGGAATTAATGTATCAAAACAAAAAACAAATCCAACTTTAGATTCAAAAGATTCAATATATGAATTACCATTTTATAAAGATGCTGATTTTTTCTATAACTTAGATAATTATGTATATTATATAAAAGGTATAGAAAAAATGGTAAGAGGAAATAAATATTATAAAAGATATATATCACATTTAAAAAATGATTTTGGTTTAAACTTTTGTCAAGTTAAAGGAAATATACAAGAAAATGAAGATGATAAACATGAATTGATAGAAATGCATCATGGTCCTGTATTAACATTATTTGATTGTGTTGCAATAGTATTAGAATATTCTTTAGTTCACAAATTAAATGTTTCTACATTTGATATATCAAATATAATAATAAAAGAACATTTCGATCATCATATACAAACTGTAATGTTATGCGAAACTGTTCATCAAGAAGTACATGATGGTAAAATATTTTTAAATTTTAATCAAGGTTTTGGTGATTTAAATGCTTTCCTAACAAAATATAAAGATGGATTATTGCCTGAACAAATATTAAAAATAAATAAATATATTGAACTATCTAAAGAAAATGATAGTTATGATAATAATGTAATGCAATTAAATGAATCTGTAACCAAATGGTCTAAAGATTTATGCATAGACGATTGGTTTGAATAAAATACTGGAGGTAATAAAATGAATATATATGCAATGCTATTAGGTATATTTTTATGTACAGGTATGGTTAGTATACTTGCATTAATAATCTGCAATTCAATGGAGAAAATAAATAAAAGAAATAAAATTCCTCCTGAATCAGAATTATTAGATGTTTTAAATAGAGCAATAGAACGTGAATTTAGATATAAAGTAGATTTTACTTTTAAAATAAAAGGTGTAAAGATAGTAGGAGATATTGAAGGTGAAGTTAATGATTTAGTTAAAAAGACTTTAGAATCACTTTCAGGAAACTTATTAGATGATTTACAATATTATTATTCAATAGAAGCTATAACATCTATGGTATTTAAAGCTCATTTAATATTATTAACTGCATATATGGATAAAAATAATAAAAAAGAAGATGATTCAAATATAAAAAGAATAACTAAGTAATCTTAGTTATTCTTTTTATTTATTCTTTATCATTCATCTTATATCATTCTTTCAATTAACGGAACAATATATGCAAAGAAATTATATACTATATCAATATCTTCTACTTTTATATCGTCCGCATTCCCAACAGCAACATCCTTACCCCCAATTTGTTCAAATAATCTAAACTTGGATGATGCATTAAATTCTCTATAATAGTTTTTATCTAATTGTCTAGTTCTATAAAAATATGAAAATTCATTTATAAATTTAATTAAATTAGCTTTAGTTGACATTTCATTCATATATGCATATCTTTTAAAAAATGAGCACATATAATCTGAATGTGGTTTTAAATTTTCATTTTGTATTCCTTTTACATCTAGTTTTTCTTTATTATAGTATAACTCAATTCTAGAAACTTCAGGAAAATAATAATAACTAGTATAAGTATTCTTTTCATCAAAATGAATAGTATCAAAATCTTTATATTTACATCGTTTAGTTGTAAATATTGCATCTTTCTTTATTGATATAATATCTTCATCTTGTAAATTATTTTTATCAATAAATAATTGTCTAAACTCTATATATCCTTCATTCATAGTTTTTACCAAAGTTTTATTATGTTTTTTTAATGTTCCTATTTTTATATTTCTATCTTTCTTAGGTAAAATTTCTAATAATTTAATTGTTTTTTCATCTAATAAATTAAAGTGTTTTATCATAGATAATTCTGCCGATTTCATATCATATTCAACTATATCTTCATTAACTAAATCTAAAATTGATTTGTTTACATAATAATGTCTTTTATAAAGAGTCGACATCTCCTATCTTCACTCCATTCTCACCATTTCTATTTGCAATATAAACTGGTATTTGTCCATTATCATCTGGTTCATCTTCTTTTAAAATACAATTTAATGAAAGATAATATTCATTTTCAGAATTTATAGTTTTCTGTATCTTTAATTTACCTTCTTCAACCATTTTATATACAACCATTTCCATATAAGCAATAATTTGTTCATTCATTTTACTCACCATCCTTAAATAAAATTTCAAAATATTCTTCAGGGTTATCCACCATATCTTGAATTACAATCATAGGTGTTTTACTTCCTGCTGATTTTTTCATCAATATATCACAACATTTTTTACTAATATTTTCAACTTGATCAAAATATTCTGAATTAATTGTATTTATTACAAAAGTTATTACTGATTCAGTAGGTGAGAATATAATTCTATTTTTTTCAATAGAATTTGCAATTAATGGAGTCTTTTCAATTGGTGATATTTTATAATATGCAAGATCACATATAATACGATCTTTTAAAGCATCATTATAAAGAACTGAACTTATTGATTTATCAATAATTTTATATTTTATCATATAACTATACCATATATTATCTTCTATACCAGAAATTTCATTTTCAATAATTGAATTATAATCTAATTCTTTAGGTTCAACCCATTCATAATAAACTCCTGGTTCACATTTTTTATTCATAATATTACAATATGCAATAGCTTCTTTTATATCATTAGTATGATAAGCACATAAAATGAAGCCATCATACAACTCTCGTTTTAATATTATATACATATTTTACCTCCAAAAATATAAGAGGAGAAATAATTCTCCTCTTAATATTATATATTTAAAGCAAATGCTTTTTTAGTTATATTTGTTAAATCGTGTAATCTTGATGTCTTTTCTATTAATAAATTTAAACTTACTTCATTTAAATCTTCAACTTCTTTAAAATACCAAGTATTTATTCTATTTCCATAAAATTGTTTTGAATTTTGTATTTGACACCATCTACTAGCATATTTATTATTTGTAGTATAAAACGCTTCCCTTATATAATCATCCATATCTTCTTTCCATACTATAAATAATTTCATTATTATCCTCCCCCAAATTATTTTTATATTTACTAACTTACACAATTTTCATTTTATTTATAGCTTGTGTTATTTGTATTAATGATCCATCAGTAACAATAGATTTTTTACCTTTATGTGCTGCTGCTATTATTTGTTTCATCATACCAATATCATCAACCTGTTGAGATTGTTTATATAGTGTCTCAATTATATTCGATAACTCTATTGAAGTTATAGCCCATGAAATATAAGCAGCTTTGTATTGTTGTGTTTTATCATCATCTTGTTTTTCTATTTCTATATAATGATTATCTATATCATATATAATAAATTGCTCCTCTTTTTCTTTTTTAATCTGCATAGCTTCAGATTCTGTTGCTACAGTTTTTATAACTTGACTATCAATTACTTCACCGCAATCATTATATTCATTTTCTCTTATTATAAACATCATTAGCCCTCCTAATTATTTAACTTCTTCACCATTTTTTAATCTAGTATAAAAACCTATTAATTGTTCAAATCTATATAAACCTAATTTCTTTCCGTTTATAGCTCTCAATCCAAATTCTTCACTTATCTTTCTTATTATTTCTTGTTTCATAATATCATCAATCTCCTTTTTTATTTTATTTTTTATTTAAAATGAGGGATAAATTTTATTCTCCCTCAATGATTATCATTACACTCTCTTAGCTTTTTCCATAGCTATTGTATGGAAGTCTTTACAATTTGCAAACATATCATTCATTTGTGATGATTTATTTAATTTACTAACATATATATCTAATATATGATCATAAACTTCTTTTTGCTCAGCTGTAAGAGAATTATATTCATCCTTCATTCTTTGAATTCTTTCTTGTTCTTCTTTTTCTTCTTGATCTAAAAATTCCCTACATTCGTATAAATAAACTAATTTTTCTTTTTCGTTAAATGTCTTTATTGATTCAAATTTTGATTCCTCTAATTCAACATAAAATTCTTCAGTTAATTGTAAATCTACTAACTTTTGATTTATTATTTTTTCTAACTCCACTGCTTCATCAAGTGTTTTAGTAAAGAATTCTTCTGTGGAACCTTCTATTTCACCCCATTCATTTAAAGAATAAACATTAACTGTATATAATATATCCATAATATCAACATTCTCCTTTTATATTTTATTAATTAAATCTACTGCTACTATCTTTTTAATAACAAATTCATCATTACGTTCTTTATCAGTATATCCTAAAAATCTAAATGCCGCATAGTAATTAGATGGATCTATATTATTATATTCTTCAAATGGTTTAAAATCTATATGATCATCATAAATTGATTCTACTGTTCCTACAACTTCATCCATTTTAACTGTTGTAAGTCGTCGAATATCTGACATTATACTATCATAATCGGAAACAAATTCTACATATTTAACAGGAATATCATTAATATAATTCTTAAGAGCATCATCAAATGAACTTAAATTATATTTAATTCCATTCTTATTAACTTCTCCTCTTGCAGTTATTAGATCAATTTTCATATTATCATTCCTCCAATTTTAATTAATTTAATATAAAGTTACTATAGAGATAAAAAAATATAGAGTAGAATTTTCTACTCTATATTTTTTATTAATATAAATTTTGAATATCACTATTGTCTTTTAGTAATTGTGGATTATAATAGATTATATTCATAAAATCTATTATGTCATATGAATAATCAGATCCATCAATATATAATCCTACAGTATTGAAATTATCATTATCATAAACTATGAATACTACTCTAACATAATGCTCATTATAATTTGCTTCATAACTTACAAATTGTGCACCGTTTTCTTCATAATCACTCCATTTACTATTTGTAAATACATTATCTAAAGCTTCCCCAACAGTCATTGAAGGATAATTATTTAAATAACTATCCTTTAATCTATCTGCATTACTTTTATTTGCTAGCATTCCAATTAAAGTTATTATACATACTATAGTAAATCCTATTACAAATACATTTTTTATAGTTTTTAAACACCCTTTATTATTCTTTAATTCTTCTCCTTTAGCATTCATAGTATTTTTTAATTCATCAGAAAATATTTTCATAATATTTATACCCCCATAAATTTATTTTTTATTTTTCTTATCTATTCTTTTTAATACTTTTTTAATGATTGCTTTTCTAATTTGTTTTTTAGATAATGATTTATCATATATTATATCCAACTCTTTACATATTTTCTTAAGTTCTTTAGAACTCATTTCTTTTAATTGTTCTTCAAGTTCTCCTTTTACTCTTTCTTTTTCATTTTTAATTTGTTTTTCTGATTTATGACTTCTTGCCCAATCAACTGCTTCATAAAAGTTTTTCATAATATCATCCATATTTGATGGTTGCTTAGTGCATTCTTCTTTATTATCTTTATAAAATTTATAATTATACAACTTTAATCCAAATGTGTTTTCTATATACATTCCTATAAGTTGTGTAAAATCACCAGCTGATTGTAAATCATCATCTGAATATACTAAAACAATATTTATATTATTAAGTAACGCTCTAATTATTGCTAATATACATGGAAATATATCAGGTGATGCTAAATATCTCATATATGCATTATAATAATCAGTTATATTATTATTCACATTTAAATTTATTAATTCAGTTGGTGGAAATAAACTTTTCACCATACTAACTTTTGACATAGCTACACTTTTTTCATTAGCTATTGATATTGCTTCTGATACTGAAATAAAATGATAATCTTCAAGAATTTCTTCATATATAAAATGCGATACAAATTCTTTAGAATCAACTGCTAATAACAATCCTACCACTTTATTACCTCCTTTAATATTTAATTATGTAAAAGAATGAATGCATTGATTCATTCTTTTACATAAAAGTTATCTTTATTCTTAATTTTCATCAGATTGTCTTTGTTTAAACATTTTTTCCATAACTGATTCAGATGAATTATCATTTACTTCATTAACTACCATTTTCATACTGTCGTCTTTTCTTTTAACTGATAATTTCATACTTGAATCACCTTTAACTTCATCTGTATCTCTTTTAACTTTAATTATATTTGGTTCGTCTTTAACTTCTTCAACTACTTCCTCTTTAACTTCTTCGTCTTTAACTTCTTCAACTACGTCTTCTTTTTTAACTTCTAGTGTTTCAACAGGTTCATCTTGTTCTTTAACTTCATTATTAGGTTCAATAACTTCTAAAGCAAATTTATCAACATATGATTCATATTGATCTATATCATCTACTACATCCTCTTCAAGTTCATCTTCTATTTCATCCATATCAACATTATTACCTTTCTTAATATTCATCAATACTTTATCATATGCTTCAATATCTTCTTCTGAATCTTCTTCATCAAATCCTAATTTTGATGCATTTTGTTCTATGAAATCTTCAGGATATAAATCTCCTGATTTATCATCACAATATTTCATTTCATGCATTAATTCTTTCACTTCTTTATCTATTTCAGTTTCCTCTTCGTTGACTTCTTCTACAACTTCTTCTACAACTTCTTCTTCATCAGCATCTCCACCTAACATATGATACATTGCCATATAGTCATATTCTGGATCTTCATCTTTTATATATTCATCTTCTCTTTCTTCTACTTCATCTACTTCTTCTTTATCTTTCTTTTTAGATTCTATGACTTCACCTATTGTTGATAATTCTTCTTGATCGTCGTCATCATCAGAACTATTTTGATATTCTTCTATTTTAGACATATAATATCCATAATCATTAATCTGTATTTCTCCTGTTACTAATTGTTGAGATAATGAATATTCTGCTTCATCTGGTTCCATCATAAGCAATTGTCTTAATCTAATATCTTTTATTTTCTTTAATCTAGGTGGAATTTCTTCTACTTCTTCTATTTGATTTTCAACTGGTATATCATCTGTTATATTTTCCATAGCTTCTAAATATTCATCTTCTTCAGATTTATTTTCAACTGCTTTAACTTTTTCATCGTCATCAAAGCAATCTGAAAATCTGTGTTTTTTCTTTGGTTTAAATTCTTCAAATCTTGTAGACACCATTTCGTCTACATCATCATAATCTTTATTTTTTACAACCTCAAATTTTTCATCAGGTATTTCTACCTCCTTATCTGTAGTTGATACTGATCTATCCAAATAATTATCTATCATTTCCATTTCCTCCTTTTTAGAAATTTTTGATTTCATTGCCATGAAATCCATCTTTTTATGACAACTTATACATTCTATTTCAGTAAAAGTTGAATTATATGATAAGAATCCTCCACACTCGGAACATATAAACTTATTAGTGTCAACCTTCATCATATGTCCATAATCTAATATAACTAAATCTTTTGTATTCTTTCTATATCCCCAGTTACAATAATTCTTTTTTGTCCAACCCATATCACCAAGTAAATATTCACTTGATAATATATCTAATATTTCTAAAATTCTCATTTTTTGCTTAACAAATTCATCATATGAAATCAAAGTTACATATTCTGCAACACAAAATAATCCATTTGTTTCATACGTTTTTGTCACATATGGTTGTGCTTCTCTACTCATTTTAAATTCAGTTAGATTATCAATATAACCTTGATCATCTAATGCTAATTTATACACATACCCATCTATCAGCAATGCCATTCTATTTGTACCATCACCTAAGAAGTTAAATGATATATCTTTATCTTTGAAATAATTTTGAAGACACTCCCTAAATTTCAAAGATCTCATATGACGAGTATCTTCAACTCTAATATCTTTTCCATTTTTATCTTTGATAAAGAATTTATGCTGTTTATATATATCAAACATTTCATCCAAAATCTCAGGTGTAAATACACTATTAATTCTACTTTTAAATTTCATTTTAACACGCTCCTAATTAAATTTTTCACCAAAGATATCTTCAGCAGCCATATTCAACATATCATCTTCGAATTCACCAAAATTATCATAGTTATTATCGAATATTAATGTTGTCATGAAATCATCTTTGACTTTATTTAATTTTTTATTTTTCTTTCTTTCTTTCTTATCTTTCTTATCTGCTCTTTTTAAAAGCTCATAAGCAATTCCTCTTTTACCCGTATCAACAGTATTTCTAAAGATTTTCTTACCGTCCCATCCCATATCATTTAATTTTCTATAAATCATATCTTCATCCAATGCTGATTTTCTAACCATCATACCATTATACCATGTCATTTCATCAGTTGCATTTTGTAAATCTTCTTCTGTAACAAAATTATCATCCAATAAATCTTGTAATGAAGCTTCTTCTGTTTCTTCATGATATTTATCTTTATCCATTTTACTTTTAGTTTCAAAGTACTCATTGATAAAATCAATACCTCCATTAAGCATTGCTTTATCACGATTCTTTGCAAAGTTTTTATTACTGTTTGCTTGATCAAACATTTTCAATAAATCCTTACTAGCTTTATCTTTATTTAAAAGTTTTATATCTATTACTTCATTTGGATCAAATGAAGTATTTGTCATCGCTAATAATTCTTGTATTGAAAAACCTGTCACATCTGTTATATATTCATTAGTCTTAGATTTAGGTGATAACATTATTTGATTCTTCTTTAAAGATTTATTTAATGACGATGGTTTAATCTTTGGTTCTGGAGGTACATATTCAGTAATTTTACCACTTTTGTATAATACATCAAATACCTCCTTACTTACATATTTTGTATACAGTTTTTGCATATAATCATTGTATATATTTATTGCTTCAACCCAATCCGTATACTGAGGATATCTACGTCTCAATCCTCTTACTTCTTGTTCATCTTCTACTGTTATATCATCATTATCACGATGATAATTGTCATTAAAAGACTGAACGAATGATACATGGATTGTTTCTCTATCCAGTCTCATTCGTGTTTTCATTATGTGTTTATTTTCTTCTTCTCTTGCTAATTGTTCCTTTGATGGACCATATTGTTTATTATAAAAATCGATCAAGGGTTGTGCTTCAGCCATCTTTTCTTCATATTCTTCTTCATTTATGGTTTCTGATTCACCCCCAAATATATCTATAAATAATAAACTTCTATCATTTTTTTTCATTTACTTCAACCTCCTAAATTATTATTTTATTCTTATATATAATATATAACTGTTTTTATACAGATTAAATGTAATTTAAAATATAGAAAAGGGATATTAAATTATCCCTTTTCTAGTTAATTCTTTAGATATTTCTTTACGAGCTTTAGTTATTAGTCTACTCGTATATGGTTGACTAATATTATATTTTTTAGATATTTCATATTGTGTTAAACCATCTAAATAATCATTCATGATATCTTTAATATTGCTAACATTAGATCTTTTTTGCACTGCACTAGATGCAACTTTATTAAGTGAATCATCAATAATTGTATCTACTGCTAGGTCTAGTAATATTTCATTCATCTCATCTTCAACTTTAAAGTCAATAATTGTATCTATATAACGACATTCACTAATAGTTCTTTCACTAGTATAGAATACTTCATATAAAGATATAACATTTTTATACTTTCTATTTTTTCTTATATCCATTTTGATTGCATTATCAATTATTCTATATATAAATGGCATTATATCTTTACATCTAGTTTCATCATATTTCCAAATTTGTCTCCAAATTTGTTCGTTACATATACCCATTAAATAGTCATTATCTTTAAATTCTGGATGATTCACAAAATATCTGCTTGCGATTTTATTACAATATGAAGTCAAAGCTGTATATACCTCTTCAGTTATAATACTTCCATCTTTTGTATCATAATAATCGCGTAATACTTTATTTAAATTCACTTTATTTTTACTAACTTCACAATTCTTTTTCATAACTTTATACCCCCAAATAATTTTATTTAATCATTATTTTGTGTATATTTTTCATATGTCATTTTAACTAATTTATCTGTTTCGTAATTGGCTATAAATATTATCTCAAATTCTTCCTCTGTAAATTTAGTTTTATTAGTTTTATTGAATTTCTTTCTAAGTTTTTCCATATTATTCACACTTTCATGTGAATTAATATGACACAATTTAAATTTACACATTTTTTCTAATTGAAGCATGTGTATATATGCCATTTTAATAACTTCTTGATTAGCAACTGCTTTGTTACTAGAATTTACTAATATTGGTGAATTAGCTTTTTCTAACCAATCAGTCATCCATTTAGTTAAACTTTTAAAACATAATTCAGAATCTGTTACTACAAATACTTCTGCTTTTTTAGTTCCACTGTATTTTATATATGAACTTATGGCTTTCAATGCTTTAAATAATGCAAATATTTCACCATAATTTGATGTCTTATCTTCTAATAAAACTCCTTCTCTATATATTAATTTACCTTCTTCATAAATTTGATATGCTGCTACAGCATCAAATCCCGAATCTTTTTTAAAAGCACCACCATCTGTGGATATAACATATCTCATATTTTTTCATTCCCTCCATAAATTTTTACAACTAATAATTAAATACAATATTTTTGTATTATTTGTTTTTATTATTTACAAGTTTATTACCTCCATGAAATTTTTAATAATCTTGTGTATTACTTTAAATAGATTCATGATTAAGCTGATTTAATCATGAATCTATTTTTTATTTAATATTGTGTTCTACAGCCAATGAAGTTTCATTGAACTGCGGTAATTTAAATCCGTCACAATCTATATACGTATATACAGTATCTAGTATTGATAAGTCATGTGTTTGCTTTGTAAGTATATATGCATCTTCAAGCATAGCTAATAAATCTTGAGAAAGATATCTGTCATATTCTTCAATGAATGATATATAATTTCCTCGTGGGCAATCTAATGGAATAAATATACTTCCATTATGCACCATTGAGTGTATTGTTGATGATAATGGGATCAATCCAACTCTACATTGATAATGTAGTTGAACAACTTCTTTTCCTATTTTAAAGTAATTAAATTCACCATCTTCATGCATTTGTTTTTCAGCAACTACTGATGTTATGTCAAACAATGTGAACGGAGAATGGTGTATTTCTATTTTAACTCTTTTGCTATGTTCATTAGATACATTATTGAAAAAACTACATTTTGTCATATCATATTTTTCTCTTAGAAATTTTATATATGCTTTATATTCCAAACTTGGACGTATTATTGCATTTTCTACATGTTTAATTGCTTTTACTTTATCTTTATCTGATAATATATTTACATGCATTGGTAAAGGTTCTATTTTATCATTAAGTGACATATGTCTAATTTTTTCATAATTATCATAGGTTTTAAATGAATTTATATCTGGTAATCTCATAATATCTCCTCCTTATTATAATGTTGAATGCTAGTATCTATATGGATTAGGTGCTATCATATCTTTAAAGAATTGTTGGACTAATTTCTCTAAGTCATATACATATTCCTCATCAAATACCTCTATATCTATTTCTGAATCATCTGGAGGTCCACATTCTATTAAATTTATCTTATCTATTAATATATTTATACCTTCTTCTATAAGCTCTTTATCTTCATCACATATTTTTAAATATTTTAAATTACTAAATATTTTATTTTCCATGTCATATAGTAATGTAGAGTTCACATTAGACATATATTCAGATAACATTTCAAATTCACTTTGTGAAAATAATATTCCACCATACATTTCACCATAATGAAATTGATATCTATCTAGCAGTTTTTTAATATTGTCTTTACCTTCAACTCTAAGTAATTTATACATATTTTTAGCTCTTTCATATAAATTACCTGCTGAATCATATATTCTCATGTCAATAAATTTAACGGCTTCTTTATGAGAAGCCGTTATTAATTCTACATCATCTAATAAATTATTGTATATTACATATAATATTTTAGCCATTATTTATCACTTTCCTTTACTATTTTTTTCATTTTAATTATTTTATCTATTTTATTATCTGATAAAGAATCACAATAATTTACTATATCATTAAGTATACTAATACTATATAAAACTTTATTACGTTCTTCATCAGTAAGTTTAATGAATTTTTGATATTCCTTTATATCTCTATTAATCTGTCTCAATTCTTCAATTTTATTTCTAGCTCTATCAATATCATCTTGACAATATTTCAAAAACATCAACCCCCTTTATAAATCAAATACTGTATAATCTATACTAAAATCCAATTCATTTACAAGTATTAATATAATATTTTTCATTTTAATATAATATTCTTTACTTTCGTCCAATAATAATCTATCATAATTCTTGTCTAATCTAAATTCATTGATCCATCCCAATAAATCTTTTTGATTTATCATATTATTTTTACTTATATTATTATCATTACCTTTTATAATAGATTTTAGAATAACACCATATATGTCATTCTCGTCTAATTTGTCAACATCAAGTAACATTTGATATATTATTGGTGCAGCTAAACATTCTTCCATAGTTTTACTAACATCATTATGATTATATATACACCATGATATTAATTCAATTTGCTTTTCATCAAAATTCATATATTCCATTGCAGTTCTAGTTATTATTTCACTAAATATGTGATGATCTTTTTTCATATTAGCTTTATATTTTTTATAATCAACTGCTTTACCAATATCATGGAACATAATAAGTATTTGTAAATTTATCATATCTTGCTTACTCATCATTTTATTTATTTTAAGTATTTGATTTGCATGATATAATGATCTTCTTGGGTGTTCTACAATTCTATTATAAGTTTCAGTATCCATATTTTTATTGATTGCTGATGCAATTTCAATATTTAATGATATTAATTTGCGATACCCTTCACCTTTATAATGCTCCATAAATTTTAATTTTTTCTCACATTTACTTTTGAATTTGTTTATATATTTTTCTTTCATATTACCACCCCTTATTTTAATTTATTCATGTATATAATATATAATTAAAAATTAGGCCATCATACATAAAAATGTATGATAGCCTTTTTATGATATTCATTAATTATATTTGTTTTTAATATATAAATCTAACCACATTTGAGCTTCAGTAATTTTTATAAATGCTTGTTCAATCATTGATTCAAATTCATCATTTTCATTAGACATTGCTTTTAATACTATTTTCACAATATCTAGCAATTCCATTTCAGTGAAATCGTGAGTATTATTTAAGTCATCAGCTAATTCAATTTTATTAAAATCATCATTTATTTCAATATTTTCAATTATATTTTTACTATTTTTTATATATTGTAAATAATTATCATTAAGTTTTATAAATAATGATGGTTTTTGAGAATTATATTTATTACAAGTATAAATCAATGAATTAGAAACTGTAGAAGTATAAATATTTGTGGTAGATCTATCATATTTATTAGAAGAATTTAATATTGAATCGTTTCTATAGTCTAGTTTTGGTATGTCTTCGTCTTCATTGTCTATTATTCCTATATCTTCTTCATCCTCATCATCAAGTATTTCTATATCCTCATCTTCATATTCATCATCCAATATTTCTACATCGTCATCATCAGATTCTGTTTGTACATCTTCCATTATTTCATCATAATCAGTTTGATTACCAGGAGAAGATTGTTCTAATACACAATCCTCATCATCAAGTATTTCTATATCTTCATCTTCATATTCATCATCCAATATTTCTACATCGTCACAATTATCTTCAAAATCATCTGATTTCATTTCTCTTATATTATTTTCAGGACCTTTAGCTACATCTATACCAAATATTTGCATATCATCAAATTCATCAGTAACTTCAGTAACAGGTTCAGTATCTGCACGTATACCAAGATCAACGTATTCATCTTCATCAAATTCATCTTCAAAATCATCTACTGGAACATATCTTGGTATTTCTTCTTCATATACATCTTCATCATCTATTTCATCTTCTTCATCATCAAAATAAATATCATCATCATCTAATTCTTCTTCTAAATCATTATCTTCCTCTACATTCTGTCTTTCATGAACTAATTCATTATATATTTTGCTCATATCAATTGTTTCTAATTCTGATTCATCTATTTCTTCATTTTCATCATATAGTTTATTCGGACTCATATTTACCCAGTATTCATATTCTTCATCTATTTCTTTAATCAAATCCATTAGTTCATAAAATTGCATATCAACTTCATCATATTTAGAAATCAATCTCTGTGCTATTTGGTCATATGACATTTCACCATCAATAAGTCTTAGTGTATCTAAAACAAAATCTCTAGGTATTTGTTTTATTTGAGATACTATTGCAGCTATTTTTTCATGATCAAATTCTATACTATAAAATGGAATTAATGGTTGAATTTTTATTTCTTTAGAATTTACATCTAGTTCTAAGATCATTTCATCATCTTCATAAACTTTAACGTATTCAGTTTCTTTTTCAGTCACCCATTCATCATCTAAATAATAGAAGAATTTGTTCGCTCTATCAACCCAAACAACTAATATATCATAAACATCAGTTTTATATTTACTAACATCTATTTTTTTTAAATCATCATATCTCTCAATTGATCCTAAATATATTAAATTATCTTTATTTCCTTCCATTTCTCTAGCTGCTCTTATTTTATTATACACTTCATCATCACCTCTTCTAATATCTTTCTTATTTAAATCATCATTTTTCATAATAACTAGTCCTCCTTACGATTCTTACCATTACATCTTCCTAATTCTTTACATAATGGATGAGCATAGTTCCCTTCTTGACAACCTATTGTTTGACAATTTGGTTTAGCAAATTTTTTATATATAAATCCTATTTGAGTGTTTAGTAAATATTCTTTTCTATCAAGCATCATATCTCTTATTTCCCATTGAGCATTTAAACATAATCTTTGTTTCATTACTTCCATATCTGCTCTTATATTTGTATTTAAACTAAATGGTATTACTTGACAATTTAATAGAGCACCTAAACAACAATAATTTCTAGGTTCTAATAGTATAGCTCTATGAATAAAATCTGACCATTCAGCTATTAAATCATCAACTTCTCTAAAGAATTTACTATTTTTTATTGAATTTGGTATCACATAATTAGTGTATTTAGACTTAGCTAATTGAATAAACCCTATTGGTGCTATATCATACAATCTATGACGTATCAATTGATGAAAACAAGTTAAAGAGCAATAAGTATCTGTAGTAAATCTAATTTGTTCTAATATAGAATAATGTCCTTTACCTGCAACTCTTAATACTAATTTTTCTTGATCCTCTTTTGTAGAATATTGATTTATTAAAGTTTCTTCTGGATCTTTAGAAGATGACATTAAAGTTCCTATTGCTAAATCACTTAATTTAACATCATCAATATAAAATTTACATGGAGTTGGAGTTGTTAAGAATTCTTCATTTTTGAAATAAATACTTACTGGATTTCTTGAACCCTTACCATATTTTTTAAGCATTTTATAAAATGGTTTACTCAAATCATTATTTTTATTATATAATTCTATTGATAGATCTTGAAAAGTATCTTTAGAAATACTATCTGACATATAATATAAAAGAAGAGAAAATAGTTTAAATTTATACCCTGACATTGTTATTGATATATTTGTATTACAAGATAATGGCAAGATATATCTTGCATCTTCTTTAGGTATACCCCATTTATAATCTTCTTCAGTAGTTCTCACTTTACCTTCTGATTCAGGTTTTAGTTCTGTCATTCTTTCATATATTGATAAACTTTGTCTACATAGTGCTTTAAATTCCTCATTTAATTCTATACTATCAAATATCATATCTTTAAACATTGATTCATCATTTTCAACATATCGTTGTGATTGCTGTACATAACTATCTTTACAAATTAAACAGATTAAAGTTGATTCAACTCTAGAAATACCATATAATTCAACATGAAATTTTCCTGTATTTAAACATTTTGTAATATCGAAATCATTTAATACAAAATTTTCAAAATTATTATCAAAACTTATATTTTTAACAAATTTGCTCATAATATTACCTCCAAATATTTATTTAAGTATATGTAGAATAATTAATAGAAATGTATTACAGTGTAATACATTTCTATTTTTATCATATTATTGTGGTAATACTTGTTCAGGCGGTTTCATACTAGTACGCATTATCATAAAATGATTTACATCTATATTACCTAAATCATCAACAACTTTAACACTAAATCTATATCTAGCTCCAACATCTAATGATAATATTGTATTAGTTCCAGATAAACTAATATCAAACCCATTAGCTAACTCTTCAATAGTGTATTTAGCACCATATGTGTAATGTAAATAATTTCCGTCACCCAATACATATTCATCATGGTTTTTATGCTCATAACAACCACTATATACATCATTTAAAAATACATAATTATCATCACTTGGTTCTTTTAAATACATTTGTTGATATCTCACATTGTATCTACCGTTTGCACTATCTACAAATAATAATCTATTGAAATCTATATGAACTTTAAAAACAGAATTTGTCTTATCATACCATATATTTTCATTACATATAAAATATTTAGAATCTAATGTAAAATATGTTTCTGCAATGTCATAATTTGATCCAATTCTTAAAAATCCATAATCATTTCTCATAATATGATAATTATTAAAATAATTAAACTCAAAATATATTCTATTATATTTATCTATTTTATTTTCTGCTAAAGTGCTATCTGTATATTGTGGTATCAAAATTGAATTAGTGCCCATATTAGTAATATCAACACGCCCATCATCCATTATATTTATACCCATTTTTGATCCATCATTTATAGTACGTTTAAATACAGTAAATCCATCATGACATCTTAGTGTTAAATTATTGATTTTTGAACTTCCGAGGATATTGTTAGAATAAGTACCATCTTCATTTACATCATATTGAATAAAAATAATTCTATTAAAATTAATAATTGTCTCCCTATTTCCTCCAACATTCATCAAATATTCTTGACCGAGAATATTATTTTGATTTATATTATCACTACTTTGTAAATAAAAAACAAATCTTTCACCTGGATGTATTTTTATATCACTATTAATAGTATAATGAGTTTTACTTCTTCCTACAAATGGTGTATAAGTGGATCTATCTATCAATCTATTTAATTTATCGTCAAAATTATATAAAATGCCATATTCATCAAATTTCATTTTCATTAATTCAGTAACGTTAGAAACAATCGTTGGTAGTTGCTGTAATGTATAATCATAATTAGATGGCATATCATTTATTTTTTCATATTTATTAATGCTAATTTGCATTGTTGATATATATTGCTCCAATGGTGCTCCCACTATTATAGGAGTGTCGTCAGTATTTTGTATTATTATTACACTACTTGACAAATCTGATTCATATTGCTTTGATGTGTTAATTTTTACATTATCATATACCAATATTGTAAGATTATAATTTATATTTGTTATATTAATTATAATATCTACTTTTATCATTTTTAAATTATTTAAACTGCTACCATCAGCTAATAGAAGACCTGATGTATCTATTATAGGTGATCCAGTATATTTAATTTCACCATTAACCATTATACTATATTGATCATTAACATTTAAATTTAATGTATTTATTGATTTATAAAAACATGTTTTTCTTACTGATGCCATTTATAACATCATCTCCTTTCATAATTTTAATTGTCTGGTGGAGCATCAATTGAATCAGTAAGTTTTATATTTGATATAAGATTATTATACTTATAAACTTCACCATTTTTAAAATCTAAAGATTTAATTATTTTTTGTCTACTGTTTTCCATTGTATCAACTAATTTATTTATACCTGATAATATTGTTTCAGCTTCATTTTCATATAAAAAACAATATTTAACATTACTAGGTAATTGGTTTATTGAGAAACCTTCTATTAACTTAGGTCCATTAATTGATGATGCTTGATATGCTATACTAAATTTAGTACCGTTATCTAATATAGAATATAAATATGGTATTTGTTGATTTGCATATGTTGCATAATCTAATGTTAACATCTGCTCTTCTATTGAATTGTCTTTATATACTAGCAATATTCGTTTTTTATTTAATGCTTTAAATTCATCTTCATTTTCAACTAGTTCAGCTTCACAATATATTGTCACTGTATTGTTTGTAGTATCTGCAGCAGTAGTTGATATAAAATTTTGCCCAGATTTATCAATATAGTCTATCAATTCTATTGAATTAACTAATAAGTTTGCATATTTATTAATATCATCAAATGTTGATTTTTTACCTGTATTACCATTATCTCCAACTTTATCACTTGCACATGGTGCCAATAAATCTAAATATTCAGTTAAAGATACAAATAATGGTCTGTCAAATAATTTCATTGAATAAATATCTATAATGTTTGGTTTTACTATAGTATCTTTAGCATTTGTTAAATATGGTCCACCTAAAGAATATTGAACTCCTGGTAATATTGGATTTGACATACTTTTATATAATACAACATTATCTATTCCTAATGATCCTTTATCTTCAACTTCATCATTTATTCGTAATGATAAATAAAACCATTCATTCATATGAAATTCACATTTAACTTTACCAAAGTTATCATAATCTAATGTGTAATCATATGATTTAATTATTTTTGGTTCAGCTCCTTCAGTTGAATAATTAGTTACTTCTTGAGGTGAATATACTCTAGATATCTTACTATCCCTATGAAGCATTTCAATTGTAATATTTTTAGCTTTATATTGCTCTTTAGAAAAATCTCTTAATTTATCAAAATCACTTTGAGATATTATTCCAGCATTAAATTCAAATACATAATCACCAGGTGGTAATTTCTTAAATATTATTCTAGGAGTTTCATTTATATATTTTTGCATATCTAAACTATATTTATAGTAGTTAAATATATTACGTTTACTATAGAAATATGTGTGTATATATGAATTATTTCTATATATCATATTTGAATTAGATGTTGATGATGAACTAACTGATGATGATTTTTTAAGTGCAACATTTTTCATTTCTTCATCATTCATCGCTCTATTATATATTATAAATCTATTTATAGTACCTTTCCATCCATTTACTCCAAGTATTGTATTGCATTCTTTACCATATACCATATCTTCAGATTCAATTTCATTAACTGAATTTGATGTTGATGTATAATATTTAATTGTTTTAGAACCTTTCTTCTTAGTAAATACATATACTTGATTAAGTGTTGAATTATATGGTATTTTATTACCTAAAGAATCAAAAACATCACGGCTTTGATTATACCATATAGTATAAGTACCTTCTGTTTTTATCTCTAAACCATACCATGGTTCAGCATTTTCAAGGCATGTAAATACTTTACTATTACCATTATATGAACCTTTATCTCCTGTGAAATCTATTAATAATGTAAATGTTTTATCTACATCAAATAATTCATTTTTAGTACTGATTACATTTTCATTTTTACCATCGCAAACAAGAGGTTCATTTAATTGATATACTATACTACCATCACCTGAAATATCATATCCTTGAGTATAAGTTATCACATCTTCTGCATCTGATGAATAAAGTGATAAATTTGGTATTGTGACTGAAGCAACTAAATTATTATCTGAAATATTAGTTTTGGAATCAGTTACATAAGCTTTCACTTTCAATCCTTTCTCTAATGGCATAAATGAAAATGTATGGATTTTTCTAGTTTTAAAATCATTTACATTATATAGTCTAAGCATAGTTCTTTCTTTTGAAATTCCATAATACAAATGTTCATAATATTCTACATACACATAGAAATCTACTATAACTAAAGATAATATTTTACCATGCATAACTTTTGAAGTATTAACCTTAGTCATATCATCCGGATCTAATGTAAATAATACTATTTCATTACGATTACCTAATGAAGACACATTAGTACCAGTATTATGTGTAAAACTACCCAAATTCATATCAAATTGTATAGTAAATCCTCTATATCCAATACGTCTAGATGTTTCTCCTGTTATTGTACAATAATTCATTTTAACACTACCATCACTATTTGATATAATATCAACTGGTATATTTTCAGGATGATTTATTGTACAATTATATTTATTATTATCTGCAATTGTCATAGCCTCACTATTTATTTTTGAACAATCTACGTCTAATAACAATCCATCCTTATAAGAATCTCGTTTATATAATTCATAGGCACTTAGACCTAAATGTGTTCCTTTTGGACCTCTTGGTCCCATTTCACCTGTAATACCTTTAAGACCATCAATACCTTGTTTTCCAACAGGACCTTTGTCTCCAACAGGTCCTTTTTCACCTTGAGGTCCTTTTTTTCCTTGAAGTCCTTGTTCACCAGCAGGTCCTTGTTCTCCTTGTTTTCCTTGAGGTCCTATCTTACCTGTTTCACCTTTAGGTCCAACGGGTCCTTGTTTTCCTTGAGGTCCTTGGTCGCCAACTGGTCCTTGGTCACCTTGAGGTCCTTTTTTTCCTTGAGGTCCTTGTTCACCAGCAGGTCCTTGTTCTCCTTGTTTTCCTTGAGGTCCTTGATCACCTGTTTCACCTTTGTCTCCAACAGGTCCTTGTTTTCCTTGAGGTCCTTGATCACCAACAGGTCCTTGGTCACCTTGAGGTCCTTGTTTTCCCTGAGGTCCTTGATCACCTTTAGGTCCTTGGTCACCTTGTTTTCCTTGAGGTCCTATCTTACCTGTTTCACCTTTAGGCCCAGCAGGTCCTTGTTTTCCTTGAGGTCCTTGGTCACCAACGGGTCCTTGGTCACCTTGAGGTCCTTGTTTTCCTTGAGGTCCTTGGTCACCAACAGGTCCTTGGTCACCTTGTTTTCCTTGAGGTCCTATATTACCTGTTTCACCTTTAGGTCCAACAGGTCCTTGTTTTCCAACAGGACCTTGATCACCAACAGGTCCTTGATCACCTTGAGGTCCTTGTTCACCTTGAGGTCCTTGTTCACCAACAGATCCTTGTTCTCCTTGTTCTCCTTTATCACCTTTAGGTCCTCTTATCTTACCTTGGTTATAATATTCTCCTTTATTATACATATATATACATCCATCTTCCTTTACTATATATGCATAACCATCTACTCGTTCACCAGTTAATTTTAAATCAGATAATGTATCTTTAGAACCTCTTATTTTAATTGATAGACCGGCATCACCAGGCATACCTTTATCACCTTTAGGTCCAATAGGTCCTTGATCTCCTTTATCACCTTTAGGTCCTTTATCACCTGTTGCCCCAACAGGTCCTTCTAAACCTATATCTCCTTTATCACCTTTAATTCCAGATATACCAGCTTCACCCCTATTACCTTGAGGTCCTTGTGGTCCTTGATCACCTTGAGGTCCTTGTGGTCCTTTAATTTGTCCTTTATCTATAAAATTTGCACCATCATATGTGAATATATGACCTGTACTATTCAATAAATAAGAATCACCTATTGATATATTATTCATTTTTTCTAGTTCAGTAAGTCTATCTATTGATCCTTTAATCATAAGAGATAAACCATCTTTACCAGGAAAACCTTTTAATCCTTCTTCACCTTGTTCTCCTGTTTCTCCTTTAGGTCCAGTTTTACCTATTTCTCCTTTATCACCTTGATCACCTTTATCTCCAGTATCACCTTGATCACCTTTATCTCCTCTATCTCCACGTTGCCCTTTTTCACCTTGCTCTCCAACTTTACCTATTATATATAAAGCCCAGTCTTCAGCTGAACCATCAAATAATCCATTCTTAACAGCTAGTTCATAAGGTGTTTCACCATCAGCACCATGTTTAGTTTCTGAATAATAAAGATCATTTATAGCTAAAACTAAATTTATTTTAGATAATGTATCTAATTTTTCTAAATAACCCATATTTTGTATTGAACTAACAGGACTATCATACCAAAATTCAGTTTGCGTTATAGAATTAATAACTTCAATTATTGCTTCTATATATGCTGGTATATTTCCTGTCATACCAGGTTTAGGAATCAATGACATTATCAATCTCTCCTTTCATGTATTAATATTTTATTATGATGTTAATTTGACCTTATTATCATTAAAAAATAAGAATATAAAGATGATAACACATTGTTATCATCTTTATATTTATTTTATGAAGGTAAACTGCTAGAAATTAGTTTTACTAAAAATGGTTTAGAAGACGTAAATGTATATAAACCATTAACTTCATTAACAAACAATACTGTTGTCAATGCTAATTCATCCATTAATTCATATATATATGAATCATCTATTAATGCATTAGTCGAAATAATTGAAGAATTATTAGCAATATTCAATGCACCTTGAAAATATTCAGTTTTACCTGTTGATAATATATCCATCCTGTATGTTACACTAAAATTACCGCGAGCACAACCTATCATATCAAAAGTTTTCAATAACCTTTGATTATATGGATCTTTTTCATTATCTAATGTAACAAACTCAGAATAATTATATTCATTAATATATTTAATAGATTGATCCGCATATGCTGTGTATCTATAATCACGTCCCAGTATATCAAATGTAGGTTTATTATCAATACTACCATCATATTGTAATGAATCACTATTAAAGAAAGTTATTCTATTATCATTATTTGTTGTAAATATAAGATCTGTACCTACTAAAGTCATTTTAATATAAATATTTTTGTATGGATCAAAGTATTCATTACTAGAATTATTATCTTGCAACAATGGATTTTCATATGCAACTAATGTTATATTATCATAATATCTTCCATCATAAGTTTTTACATATGGTAAAGTGAATACAACTTTAGTTGGATAAAATGGTAAATCTTTCATATGGAGCACAATTGGTACACCATTATATAAGGTTAAATCTTCATCTAAAATAATACTATCTGACATAGTTCTACCAGATAAAGATGGATTTTCATACCATTTTTCATACGAAAATACAGAATCTGTATTATAGTCATCAATAAGTGATTTACTAATATCTGGTGGTAAATTAGTGAATAAATTATAATTTAAATTATTTATATTATTTACAATGGTTGATTTATCATAAATTCCAATTGTAAATTTTTTATTTGTTAAATCATCTGATGGGTTTATGATACATTTTATTGATATCAAATTATTTTTATAAATATCTGATAAAATTGGATTATATGTTGGTAGGTCTCTGCCTTCTTGACGATCTTCATATTCACAATCATAATAAACTGTTGCAATTTTTTCTTTATTAATATTTAATGTAGCTTTGTTATAAACATTAGCTGAATTTACAATCATTTCTGGATCACTATTATCACATAACAAAGTACAATCATAAAAAGTTGTCTGGTTTTTATTAAATTGTATTACTATTGAAAAATTTGGGTCATGAGAAAATGAACCACTACCCCAATAAGTCCTCATGTAAATATTCATATCATCAGTACTATTAAATGCAAAATAATCATATCCGTAATAATCATGATGATAATGTTGAATTAGAGGTATTTTGTTATTATTATATGATATATAAAATGTTGAGAATGGATTAATTGGTTCACTATAAGTAATTGAACTTATTTCAACTGTATTATCATCACTAATATAATGAGATTTAATATCATTCGCAGATATTGTACCAACAACAGTTTCTGATTTAATAACTCGTTCATATGGTTGAATAGTTGTTCCCTTTGATGGTTCAGCTTCAAAATTTGTAGTTATTGGATATATAGTTGATTCAATTTTTATTGCATTACCTAAATCAGTTTTTGCTTCAAACGATGATGTTAATAATCTTAAGTCAAAATTACCATATGGTAATTTAAAATATTTACCATTATTATATTTAAAAATAAAATTTGTTTTTGATGTTATATTAATATTATCGACAGTAAATTGTCCGTTTGAATCTATTGGAATTTCAATTTTACCATCTTCACTAACCAATTTACATTTATTGAAATTTACAGGTAATAAATTTCTACCATATTTATCTATATCATTTAAATTTTTATATGATAAGCTTTCATATGACGAATTAATTCTTCTTCTTAATCTTTCATTTAATACTTCTAATTTTTCTGATGATTCAGATAAATAACTCATATCTTCAGCGGGAACGCCGATAGCATTTTCCATTGATTTTATAGTGCTATCGGCACATTGAAAAACCTCGTTTATTGCAGGTATAACTTTTTTATTTGTAGTCAATAAATTAGTAAATTCAGTTTCAGTATCAAATTCACCATTATCACCCATTGGTCCTGATGGTCCTGTAACATGTAATGATTCTATCCATGCAGATTCTGATCCTGTAAAACCATTATTTACTGCTAATTGATACGCAGTTTGACCATCAGGTCCTACTGGTCCTTCAGGTCCTTGTGGTCCAGTATTACCTTGTGGTCCTTGTTCACCTTGTGGTCCTGTAGGTCCTTGTGGTCCAGTTTCACCTTTAGGACCTATTTCACCTTGTGGCCCTGTAAGCCCAATAGATCCAGTTTCTCCTTTTTCACCTTGAGGTCCTTCAGGTCCTTGTGGTCCAGTATTACCTTGAGGTCCTTGCTCACCTTGAGGCCCTATAGGTCCTTCAGGTCCAGTTTCCCCTTTAGGTCCTATTTCACCTTGTGGCCCTGTAAGCCCAATAGATCCAGTTTCTCCTTTTTCACCTTGAGGTCCTATAGGTCCTTCAGGTCCAGTTTCACCTTGAGGACCTTTTTCACCTTGTGGTCCTATAGGTCCTTCAGGTCCAGTTTCTCCTTTAGGTCCTATTTCACCTTGTATACCTTGAATACCTTGAAGTCCAGTTTCTCCTTTTTCACCTTGAGGTCCTATAGGTCCTTCAGGTCCAGTTTCACCTTGAGGTCCTTGTTCACCTTGAGGTCCTATAGGTCCTTCAGGTCCTGTTTCTCCTTTAGGTCCTATTTCACCTTGTATACCTTGAATACCTTCAGATCCAGTTTCTCCTTTTTCACCTTGAGGTCCTATAGGTCCTTCAGGTCCAGTTTCACCTTGAGGTCCTTGCTCACCTTGAGGTCCTATAGGTCCTTCAGGTCCAGTTTCACCTTTAGGACCTATTTCACCTTGTATACCTTGAATACCTTGAAGTCCAGTCTCTCCTTTTTCACCTTGTGGTCCTATAGGTCCTTCAGGTCCAGTTTCACCTTGAGGTCCTTGTTCACCTTGAAGTCCAGTTGCACCTTGTGGTCCTGTGTCTCCTTTAGCACCAGTTTCACCTTGTGGTCCTGTGTCTCCTTTAGCACCAGTTTCTCCTTTGTCACCTTTTTCACCTGGATCACCTTTATCACCTTTTATTTCACCAGCGTCTATAAAAGTAGACCCGTTATATACATATAAGTGTCCTGATTCAGCCACCGTATAAGAATCACCTATTTCAAGATTTGAAATATAATTCAAATCATTAACAGTATTAACCATACCTTTAATACTTACAGATGTACCTGCTGGTCCTGTTTCACCTTTTTCACCTTGTGGTCCTTGAGGTCCTTGTTCACCAGTTTCACCTTTATCACCTTGTGGTCCATCTGCACCTGATGGTCCTTGAGGTCCTCTTTCACCTCTATCACCTTTTTCACCTGATGGTCCTTGTGGTCCTTGTTCACCATTTATACCTCTAGGTCCTTGTGGTCCTGTATTACCTTTTTCACCTCTTAATTGACCACAATCAATAAATTTAGATCCATCATATACATACAAATGACCAGTATCATCTGTTAAATACCCTGCATTAACTTGAGGTTCCTTAACGTCACTTATTAATTTATCATAAGTAGAGAATGTTGCGATTATTGATATTGATGTACCGTCTTTACCTGGTTCACCTTGTGCACCTCTAGGTCCTTGTAAACCTTGGTCACCTTTTTCACCTTGTAGACCTTGGTCACCTTTTTCACCTTTATCTCCTTTTTCACCTTTAATACCTTTATCTCCTTTTTCACCTTTAGGTCCTGGATCACCTTTTTCACCTGGGTCACCTTTTTCACCTTGTGGTCCTATTAATGAAAGTAACCAATCACCAACTGATCCTTCAAATCCTGCTTCACATGCTAATTCATAAGCAGATTTACCTTTTTCACCTACAGCTCCACCACCAGTTTCATATATTTCATTTATAGATTCAACTAGTGATTCTTTATTTACTGTTTTTAATAAAGATAAATCACCTATTTTTTTAACACTATTTATAGCTAAATCATACCAATTTTCATTACCAGTTATTGATTTAAGAACATTACATATTTCTTCTAAATACGTTCTAACGTCAACGGTAATTCCTGGTTTATCTTGTAATGACATATAATTCAACTCCTTTCAAAAAGTTTCATATTACTACCTTGTTATTTCTATGAAATAGGTTGTAAAATATAAAAAAATAAAGATAATAGTTATTTTTTAACTATTATCTTTATTGTAAACTATGCTACAAATTTCTTAATTTTCTTACTAGAATCTTGAGTCTTACTCAAGATTCTTTCATCAAATATTGTATTAATAACATTAGGGTCAACTTCTTTTTTACTTTCTACTATTTTCTTACCACCATCAGTTTCTAAATCATTTTCTTTTATTTTAAATCCTTTCTTAGATATTTTTAATCCATCTCTAATACATTTATTCTCTATTGCATAATTATCTTTAAGTATTCTGTAAACTTTATCTACATATTTCGGTGGCACATTAAATCTATTTATAAGATAAACTATTAAAAGCTCATCTATAAATACATTTTCTTCACCAACTTCATCCATTAAATCATTTATAGCTTTTGTTATGGTATTAACCGTATTTAAAATTTCAAATGGTGCTAAATCAACTTGTGTACCATCAATATCATTTATCAATGCTACTTGTTTCTTAAGTGATAATTCACTTATATAATCATTTTCTGGTATATAATCTGTTTTCAATATATCTCTGACTCCTTTAACAATTAAAGGAGCTGCAGCTTTAGCTGTATACTGTATTGCTTTTAACGTATTGTCATTGGTTAAAGCACCAACCACATCATTTAAACATTTTATTGTAGTATTCGCTACATTTTTCAATAAACTCATTATTCATACCCTCCTTATATTTATTCATTTATATAATATATAATTATATTTTTACAATTCTTATGTAAAAACATTAGAATAACTATACTGAAACTAATAAGGAGGTTTTATTATGTCTAGAAATATAGTGGATACGGTTACAGAATTGGATGTAAATCCATTAACAATGATACCATTAGTAAAATTTAAAATAGATGACTCTAGTGATAGTTGTGAAATTTGTTATAAAGCACCATCAACTTTAGATGGTGAAGATGATTATGCTAATAATATTAGTTTAAATAAGGTTAGTGATTTTTTATATCTTTATAATATAACTACTAAAAATATAGTGGAAAAATCATCAATATATATAGATCAAGCTTTTTATGTACCTTCTGATTGCAGTGGTTGTGAATTTGCAATAATGGCGTTTCCACATACTATATATAAATTCTTTAAACTTAACTTTGAAAATAATCCAAGAATAGTAAATGTATGGGATACTTATGTATACAATTTAATAGATTATAAGGCTATGTTTAAAAATTGCTATAATATAGGTTTATATAAAGGATCCATATTCCCATCAAGTATTTTAGATTCAACAGACACTTATGTATATAATCGTAAAAAGGTATTTATGTATGACTATATATTTGCTAATAATTTTAAGGTTGTAACATTACCAGATAGTTACCCAGAATTATTACCAGGTGAAACATTTAATAATTTTGATGATAATAATAAGTTATCTTTAAATTATGCTTTCATGAATACAGAAAAAGCAACTTCAGCACCAATAATTACTAATTTATATTGTGGCACTGTACATGAACTTGGTGGTAATGGAATATTTTTTAATAGTAATATGCCTTATTATGATATTAATTTAAAATTTGATAATGTATATGAATTAAGAAATACATTCGCTAAAACAACAAATACAGAATCAGATAATTATTTAAGTATTACTATAAATAAATGTAAGTCTATGGAAGCTATGTTTAAAGATTCTACTAAATATAAATCAATTTATATACAATTAACAAATACACTATCTAATATGAATAATATATTTAAAAATTTAAGTAATGGGACTACAATAGAATATAATTCTAATAATGAAATATTACTAAGTATGGATGAATTAATAGGTTTATATAGTGGATGTAAAAAATTAGCATCATTATCACCAAACATGAAATTTTCTAATGCACGTATAATTTGTAATGTATTTAAAGATTGTGAATTATTATCTAATAATAAATTTAATACTATAAATACAGAAAATGCAGTTATCTTTTCTGGTGTTTATAATGGGTGTTTAGGATTAACATCTTTTAGTTTAGATTCAACAAATAACGGAAACAATTTCTCATCTGTATGCATATTAAATGAAGCATGGAAAAATTGTTCTAATATAACTGGATTTAATGGATGGTTTAATTTAGGAACATCTGAAAGAGAGTTATATGCAGATTCTACATTTTATGGTTGTAGTAAATTAACTACAATACCTGCAATAAGTAATGAAAAACTAATTGTATCTTCAGTAGAAATGTTTAAGGGAACACAAATTGCTAATACAAATTATAGTTATACTGTAAATAATGAAAATCATACCGGTTCTTATTCAAATATGACAAATAACAAAAACGTATCAGGAATGTTCTTAGAATGCAGTAAATTAACTAATAGTATAAACACTCCATCTGCAGTATTTGCATCTAATATGTATGCTGAATGTAAAGCATTAACTTCTGCATCATTCAATTTTTCTAATGCAAGATATTTAGTTGCATCATTTAAAAATTGTATTGTTTTAAATAATATAGTAAATAATGGTAATTTAAATAAAGTTAAAGATGCTTCAAGTTTATTTGAAGGTTGTAGTGCATTAACTTCAGGTACAGAAAAAATAAATACAACTAATTGTAAAACTCTTGTAGCACTGTATAAAGGTTGTAGAAATTTAGCATCAGCGACTATTAATATTAATAATGCTGAAAATGTTGACAATATATTATATGGTTGCTCTAATTTAAGCAATTTAACTTTAAATTGGGGAAGTTCTACACCACGTATAAGTGTAAGGGGAACAGCATTAAATTCAACTGCCATAAATAATATTATAAATAATTTACCTGATGTAAGTCAATATATTGTAAATAATCCATCAGATATGCTTACTAACCTTACATGGACTGACAACAATAGTTTTAATTTATGTAAAACTTTGTATTATAAAACATTTAAAAGTTCTAATATACAATTAGCACCTGGTGAATATAACTTATCAATCCCTGGTTGGTGTGATGTAAAAACTGATGGTAGTGGGGAATATTCATATTTTACAGATGTAGGTGCTTGTGTAATAAATGCAAGTACAAATGAAGTTGTGAGTAGTATGATGTATAGTAATGGATACGGCGTTAACTCACAAGTAAATATAAGTAAAAGTGATAATTATTATGTAGTAATAAATGCTAATATAAATGAGAGACCAACTGTAACTTTAACATGGAATGCTGTATATCATAAATTAGATATTCGTGATACTCCAGGTTCAAGTAATATATCATCAATCAATATTAGTGTTGCCAATAATAAAGGATGGCAAATTATACACAAAGATACACAGATTATAAAACGTTCAGTAAAAAGAGCTATTTCAACTATAAACGAATATGAAGTTGATTCAATAATAGATTTAACTAAAATAAATAATAATAACATAGATGAAGATAATTTCACTACTGAAGTTTTTAGCATAGATTCTGGTTATTATACATTATTTAGTAAATCAAATAATAATGATAATTTTAAAGTATATAAAGTATTAGAGGATGGTGAATATCCTATAGCAATATCTTATGATAAAGATTACGTATTATGTTTCAATGTAGATAATAGATGTAATATACGTATAAAATACAGAAATGAAAATAAAGACTTAATATTACAAAAATCATAAAGGAGGTTTAATAAACTATGATATCATTAAATGATAAAAAACTAGTTGGTGTTTTTGATATTTTATATCATGATGAGTTAGAATCTAATGGTATAATAACTAATGATTGTTTTACATTTAAATTAGAATTTGATACCACATCAACAATAGATACAAATTATTATGTACTATATGAATACGTAGATGAAAATGGAAAGTATGAACAAAAGTCAATATTTACAAAATCAGGTAATAATACTACAATATATATGCCAAATATATTAGATCCTAATTATACTAATTATGGTAATTACACTTTTAAAGTCTATTTACCTAAATCAGCAACTGGTGTTACAGCATATAATTTTTATTCATCAAATTTATTAGAAGCTGTACAATATTTGGATTTAACACATGTTAAATCATTATCTGGTTTATTTAAAGATTGTAAATACCTAAGTGAGGTTAATAATTTAATAATGAATCCTGATAATATATTGACTGACGCAATCTTTATGTTTAATAATTGTGCAGCATTAAAACATATTTCTCAATTAATCATACCGGATGCTATTGATATAACTAATATTTTTGCTGGTTGTAATAATCTGGAAACTATAGGTTATTTAGATATATCAAGTGCAAAAAATGCATTCTCTGCATTCAGCAATTGTAGTAAATTAAAATCAATAGATACTTTAATTGCAAATAATTTAAAATGTATAGAATACATGTTTAGTAACTGTACAAATTTAGTTAAAGGACCATATTTTAATACATCAAGCGTTGATTCAACTGCTGGATTGTTCGCTGGTTGTAAAAATCTAACTGAGATACCTTTATATGATACAACTAATTGTTTAAAGATGGATTATATGCTACAGAATTGTGTGAAATTAACTGAAATACCTTTATTAGATACAAGTAAAGTTATAAGTGCAAATTATATGTGCGATGCTTGTAGTTCAATAACCACATTACCTGAATTTGATTTAAGAAACTTAAAATTTGCAAAGTGTATGTTTGTTAATTGTACAAAGTTAAAAACTATACCACAATTTGATTTAAGTAATTTAATACTTGGTATGCAAACATTCTGTTATTGTACATCATTAACATCAATACCAGATTTTAATTTAACATCATTAAAAAATGGTAAATGGATGTTTGATCAATGTTGGTCTATAACCACAGTACCTACATTTGATTTACCTAATTTAATAACTGGCTATGGTATGTTCTCAGCTTGTAAAAACTTAATTTCAGTACCATCATTTACAAATACAAACAAACTTAAAGTTATGGATTGTATGTTCTGTAATGATCCTAACTTAACATCAGTTGGATTATTTGATACAAGTGCGGTAGTAACTGCAAAATCAGCGTTTGAAGGTTGTGCTAAATTACCAACTATACCGTTATTTAATTTTTCAAATCTAGTAATTGCATCTGCAATGTTTAAAAGTTGTACAGCACTAGTATTAGAACCTGATAATTATAATTGGGGTAATGTTGAAGATGCATCACAAATGTTTTACTTTGATTCATCTATGGGTCCTATAATTAAAAATGTTTATTTCCCTAAAGCAACAACATGTGAACATATGTTAGATGCTTGTAATAAGATAACAACAGTTCAACAAATAAATCTACCTAAATGTAATAATGTTGGATGGTTATTTTCTACTTGTACTAAATTAGAAACTATTCAAAATATAAATATACCTGTTATAAATAGTGGTGCATATATGTTTAGTAATTGTACATCTTTAGTAAATCTACCATTATTACCAACTTTAACTCTAACAAATGGATCACATATGTTTAATAATTGTACTAAATTACCATTAGATATAAATTCATACAATTTTACTAATGTCAAAAATGCAGATTTTATGTTTTATGGATGTGCAGCAATAACAAGTAATATTAATTTAACATTACCTAATGCAACTACATGTGATGGTTTACTGTCTAATTGCTATGGTATAACTAATATAAAATTACTTAATCTTCCAAAAACAACTAAATGTGCTCATTTACTATATAATTGTACTAACCTTGTTAATATAGATGAATTGAATTGTGATTCATTACTAGTTGCTATTAATGGAGGAGGATCAGTAGTTGGAGGTGCAGACTCTGAGTCAATATTCCATTTATGCGGCAAATTAAAAACTATAGGAACTATTAGATTCAATACAATGACTGATGCATCATATGCATTCTTAGGATTAGATACATTAGAATCAATATCAACTTTATATACACCTAAAATAGTTGATGCAACTGGTATGTTTGAAAGTTGTAGTAAATTGAAATCATTACCTATTTTTGTAACATCAAATATTAAAAAATCAGTTCGTATGTTTAGAAGTTGTACATCATTAGTAATAGATCCTGGTGATTATGTATTTGATTCATTAGAAAATGGTTCTGAAATGTTTATTGATTGTATTTCTATGAATAAGGTAACTTCAATAAAATGTCCTAAAATGACAACTGGATCAAAAATGTTCTATAATTGTACTGGCATACAAACAGTTGGTCATGTAGAATTTCCTATTGCAAATAATTTCACTTTTGGATTTTATGGTTGTAGTTCTTTACAAAAAATTGATTCAATATTTATGCCTAAAGTATGGAGTGCATGGAGAATATTTGAAGGATGTAATAATTTAGTATCAATTCCAATATTTGATACAAGTAATTTTGAAACATGTGATAATTTATTTGCTAATTGTTATAAATTAAATATTGATATAGGTCAGTTTAATTTTTCAAATGCAACAAAGATTGAACAATTATGTTTAAATTGTAGGGCAATAACTACAGTAAGTGGTTTAAATGCACCTAAGGTAACTACTGCAAGCCCAAATATATTTTCTGGATGTACTAGTTTAACTACTGTGGGTGATGTTATATTATCTAATAACCCTAACGCTGCAGGTTTATTTCATGGCTGTACTAGTTTAACTACTGTGGGTAATGTCAGTATACCTAAATCATCACGTGTTGACATATTATATAACTGTACTAATTTACAAACTATAGGATATGTAGATGCTTCAGCTGCAACTGCTGGAACAACTGCCTTATTCAGTGGATTTAATAAATTAACATCTGTTGGTAATATAAAATTATTAGCAGCTGCAGATATATCTAACACATTTAAAGGATGTACTGCATTAACATCAATTGATGGGTTTGTTTGTAATAATGCAACAACTGGAACTGATAATATATTTGCAGATATACCTAAATTAACAACTCTAAATAACATTCAATTAGCTAAAGCAACTAGTTGTACTAATTTATTAAGTAAATGTACTGATGTAACATCAATAGACTTCGTGAATCTTAATTCATTAGCTACTACTGGCGATTTATTTAATGGTGCAGGAAAAATAACTAAAATAGGAACATTATGGATACAAAACGCAACTAATTGTACAAATTTATTTAAATCAATACCAAATTTAACTCAAATATCAGATTTTAATATAAATTCTCTTTCAGATGCAACTGGATTATTTGCTAATTTAACTAAACTTACATCTATAGGTGTACTGCATACAAATTCATTAAAAATAGCAGATAGAATGTTCTATGGATGTACTAAATTAAGTTCATTTACGCCTGGAAGTGCATTTATTACTGCTAAAATAACAAGTGCAATCAGTATGTATGAAAATTGTATTAATCTTCCATTAGTAATTAGTGCATATAATTGGAGTGGTGTTATAAATGCTGAGCATATGTTCTGTAATTGTGATAAAATAGTGACTGTAGATGCATGTAATATACCTAATGCAACTAATACTAAAGGATTATTTAAAGATTCTAATAATATAAATACAATAACAACTATGAATGTTGGTAAATCAACTAACTGTGCTGAAATGTTTTCAGGTTGTGCTAAATTAAATACTTTAACTAATTTAAATGTATCAGCATCTGATTCAGCAAATGAAACTAATATATTTACTGGATGTAAATTATTAAAAACAATAAGATTTAGTGGAACTAAAGCATTCACTACAATAAATTTAAGTAATACAGCATTAGATTCAAATGCATTAACTAATCTTATAACATCATTACCAATAACAACAACTGGTAATTTAAATATAACTGGAACCCCAGCATCATCTACTATAACTGATATTCAAAAAACTGATGCTTTATATAAAGGATATGTAATAACATTATAAAAAAAATAAAACCTTATACCAAAATAGGTATAAGGTTTTATTATTATTTACATTTTTCTAATACTTTAAATAAAACTTTTTCATTTTCTTTATCAAAATACGCTTCTACATCATCACCATTAACTATATTATCAGATAATAACTCAGTAGATAATCCATCCATTAAGTATTTTTGTATAGCTCTAGCTAATGGTCTAGCTCCAAATTTTAAATCAGTTCCTTGTTTTATTAAATATTTCATAACACTTTCATCTAATTTAAGTGTTATATTCTTTTGAGCTAATCTAGATTTTAAATCTTTAGTTAATATACCGATTATATCTCTTATATTATCTTCATTTAAATTATGATATACTATAGTTTCATCTATTCTATTTAAGAACTCAGGTCTAAAACGTTTCTTACAAGCTTCTATTACATTTTCTTTAAGTTTCTTATAGTCTGTTTCATATTCTTTCTTATTATCTTCTATTTTAGCTCCAAATCCTAAAGTCTTTTCTCTTGTTTTATTTATATCAGTACCTAAGTTTGAAGTTAATATAATTATTGTATTTTTAAAATCAATTGTTCTACCTTTAGAATCAGTCAATCTACCATCATCTAGCATTTGTAATAATATATTAAATACATCAGCATGAGCTTTTTCTATTTCATCAAATAATACTATTGAATAAGGTTTTGTTCTAACTGCATTTGTTAATTGACCTCCATCATCATGACCAACATAACCTGGAGGGGCACCAATTAATTTTGCTACGGTGTGTTTTTCCATATATTCTGACATATCTAATCTAATTATATTGTCTTCACTTCCATAGTGTAATTTAGCTAATGCTTTAACAGTTTCTGTTTTACCTACACCAGTACTTCCTAAGAATAAGAAACTAGCTATAGGTTTTTTAGGATCTCTTAATCCTGATTTGTTTCTTCTAATTGCAGTTGCTATTGCAGTAATGGCTTCATCTTGACCTATTATTGATTCATGCATTAATTTTTCCATTTCTAGTAACTTAATTTTTTCATTTTGATTTAATTTAGATATAGGTATTTTAGTCCAATTTGATATAACTTTACATATATCTTCTTCAACTAATATTGGATAATTAATATCTGTATCTGGTTTATACATTTCATTACATAAATTAACTAACTTATTTCTTGCTTTTAATGCTTTAACTATATCAAAATCATTAATTGCTTTTTCTTTTTCATAATAAATACTATTATATTTATTTATTAATTCTACTGTAGATGAATCTGTTTCATTGTGTACATTATTTTTTCTAATTTTTATCATTGATGCTGCTTCATCTAAAACATCTATTGCTTTATCTGGTAAAAATCTATCAGATATATATCTAACAGATAATTTTACTGATGCAGTTAATGCTTCGTCAGTTATTTTTATTTTATGGAATTTTTCATATACTGGTTTTAAACCTTCCATTATTTGTAAAGTTTCATCTTCTGTTGGTTCTTCAATCAATACTGATTGGAATCTTCTAGCTAATGCTGTGTCTTTTTCTATTATCTTTCTATATTCATCAATAGTTGTTGCACCTATAACTTGTATTCTACCATCACTTAAATAAGGTTTCATTATATTAGCTGCATCTATTGATGATTCTCCTGTATTTCCAGCACCTATTACCATATGAATTTCATCAATAAATAAAACTATTTCTTTAACTCCATCACATGCGTCTAGTACTTTTTTAATTCTTTCTTCAAATTCTCCTCTATATTTAGCACCAGCTAATAATGCACCCATATTTAAACTTATTATTACAGTATTAGTAAATTGATCTGGTACATTACCATTTATTAGTCTTAAAGCTAATCCTTCAACTATAGAAGTTTTACCTACACCTGGATCTCCTATTAGTACTGGATTATTTTTAGTTTTTCTTCCTAATATTTGTACAATTCTATCAACTTCTTTTTCTCTACCTATTAAAGGATCTATTTTACCTTCTTCAGCTTTTTTAGTTAAATCAACTCCATAAGTGGTTAATATCTTATTGTATTTAACAGGTCTTCTTTTTACAGATAATGCGTCAACACCTGGTAATTGAATTGTTTTTATTTCTTGTGATAAAGTATATAAATCTTTGTGTTTATCTGTATCTATTATATCTAATATATCTTTTATCATTTCATATTGATCAACTAAATGAGCTACAAATATTTTTTCAACTTCTTCTATCTCATCTATTAAATCTAAAATAGCCAATAAAATTATTTCAGTTGTAATAGTTTCGAATCCTGCTTTCTTTGCTAAATCTTCTGCTGTTGTTAATACTTTATTATAATTTTCTGAGCAAGGATATACATAATCTATAATATAAAGATCTTTTGGACCTTTAGTGTCAGTTAAATATTCATCCATTCCATCTGTAGTTATATAATACTTTTCAAGTATTTGTGAAGTCATATCTCCTGTTGTTGTTAATCCATATAATAATGAGTCTGCTGAAGTTATTTTGTCTTTTAATTTCTTTGAATATGCCTCCGCCGCTATAGTTGCTTTTATAGCATTATCAGATAGTTTCATAAAACATCGCTCCCTTTTTATTTTTTTTATAATATTTCACTATTAATTATGCTTACTATTTCATTATGAATATTATCTATTGTTCGTAATGAGTTCGATTCATCTATACAATTTATAAAGATTGTTTCATTTATATATGCTGTGTTATTTGTTTTATTACGTTTTATATAATTTTTATATAATATTAATGAATTATAAGCTTCTCTTAATATATCTTCTGTTTCATGAATATCTTTTTCTTCTCCTCTTTTATTTATGCATTCTAAACTTTTTTCAGGTGTCATTTCTAAGAAGAAAGATAAATCAGGTTTTGGTATTCCGATTAATTCATATTCTATCATATTTATTGTCTTAACAAATTTATCATATTCATAATTAACCATTCCATGAGTCATAAATAAATAATTACTTGATACATATCTATCGCAAATTATTATATAACCTTCATTATAATAATCCATTAGTGATTTATTATTTTCGTCTTGTTTTAATAAATTTATATATCTATCTTGAGCATATAATAATGCTTTCCTATATCTATCATTAAATTTATTATCATAGATCTTTTTATCTAAATTTATTTCTCCTTTCAAGTATTGTCTTACTATTCGTCCTGATGGGGATTCGTAAACAGGAAAAGCTATTCGTTTACATTTTATACTTTTATGATTTAAATATTCATATAATAAAGTGGATTGTGTTTGTTTTCCTGTCCCATCTAGACCATCAAATACAATTAACTTTCCTTTAATATTTTCCATTTACATCTCCCTTTCTATTTAATACATATTTGTTTAGACAATATTAAAAAGTAATTAAAAGATAAAACTATTTCTAGTTTTATCTTTTAAATTTATATTAATATAATATAATAACTACCACAGAACATATTAAATTCAGTTGAATTATTATTATCAAAACAATTAAGTTCATGCTCCATTTCTGTTAATCTGTGTATCGTTTTTAAATCTGTTTGTAATCCTTTAGGAACAGTCCCTTCAACTTCATCCATTATATACTGACGTTTTTTTAACGAATTAATGCATTTTCTAATTCTTGTATATTCTTTATCATTCAAATTTAAAGTACATACAAGTTCATTCAATTCATTACATACATTTTGTATTTTATAATCAACTTTACGTTTATTTTGTTCCACATAAGCCTGTTCTCTTCTTGTTAATATGATTGGTGCACCATTTAGTGATCTGATAATACATAGTTCAAATGCTTCAAATACATTAAATAAAGCCATATTAAATTTAACATTTGTTGATTCAAATAATGTCGCTTTATCATATATATCTAATCTCATTAAATAAAGTTCAACACTCTTCTTATTATGTGAAAAACATATTAAATTTTTAGAATCACTATAATATGCTATATATTGTAATGATGCCCAATTATCATCATTATATTCATTATTCATAATTATCACATCTCCTTTATTAAAGTGTAAAAGAGATAATAGAAATCAATCTATTATCTCTCTTTATATTAACTTTCTTTACTTAATTTTTCATACATCATCATATACGCTTCATCATTGTCAAGTTCACAATTATTACGTGATACTTTATCATAAGGATTAATTGTTGATTCAGCATATAAATTCATAAGTTCATTAAGTTCATATGGATTCATAATTTCACCTGATTCTATTTTACATTGATTGATGAAATTATGATAATTCTCTTTCTCATCTTCTTGAGGAACATACATTTTGTTAAATTCTTTAGCAATTTCATCACTTGCATTATAATTAGTTATTATAACTAATGCAGGATTATTATTTATAGAAGCATTCTTAACAAATTTAATCATTTCATGATGATTTTTAATCATATCATTTAATAATCTTAAATTGTTAAGTGGAACTATTAGTTCCACATTAAAATCTATTCTATCACAGAAATGATTTACTAATTTTTCTGCAGTAAATATATTATTAACATAAATTGCTCCTTCTAAATCTAATTGCTCAATTATAATAGGTAATTTAATTATAATTATTTTACAACCTGATGATTCAATATACTCGCATTCATATTCATATAATGATTCATCTAGATCTTTTAATTTAATTAGTTTTTCTTCTACTTTACAATACACTGAATCACTATTAGGTATTTCTATTTTAAGTGTATTATTGTATATTGATAGATTACATTCCCCTTTTGATAAAATAATAAAACTAGAATCACCATTATTCCAGTGTAAGAATTTATCATAGTCAATACCTACAACAAATCCCTCTCTTTCACCATTAATAGTTTCATAAATTTCTTTTTTCATTATATTACCTCCTAAAATTTTATTTAAATATTGTTGATATCAATATTTATTTTCATTATTATAATATATAATTGAAATTATAAAATATAGAGAAGTAGTTCTGCTACTTCTCTATATTTTCCCGATCTTCAATTAACTATCAGCAATATTACACACAACAAAAATAATGATCTCTTATAATAAAATAATAATTTTCGGATATTGAATATCAACTTTCTCTTATAAAGTTTTATTATACTTTTTGAAATTTAGCAAAAAAATTTCTATCCGATTTACTTATTGGTTGAGGAAAAATTTATTAATTTCATCTATTTTTTAAAAATTACAGTATTTATAAATAAAAACTAAGAAAATCAATACAACATAGGTAATATACGTTGTATTGATTTATATAATAAAATAACGATAATATTCAAGTGAGGGTGCGAATTCCGCTCTTTCACATCCTCATTAGTATAATAAAAAATTATAAGGGGTTAATATTCAATATAGCATAATACTGAATTATTTGTATGTTCATATAAACTATTAACTGTTCTATTAATGGTTTTTTTTATTTAAAATAAGCTAATAATAAAAAAATATGAAAGAACTAAAATTTTAGTTCTTTCATATAAAAAAATTTAAATCTTAGGAGCCTGCTTTTCTATATTTATGTTATGCAGAAATTAAAAATTATTATAAAAGCATTTTTACAATTATATCATCAAAATATAATATCATATACTAAGCAAATAGTATATGATATTATATAAAAAAATTAGTTGTATTCGTACATATGTTGATTTAATCTTTAATATTTTTTTCGGGGAAGTTATAATAAAAAAGTTTGCATTATATGTACCTATATTTTTGTTTATTAAATAAATATTTATTTGAAAAAAAATAAGCATAATTGATTTAATTATGCTTATTTATCATCAAATATATAATTTTCAAATAAATCTATGGTGTCATAAACTGCTTTCTTTATTACATCTTTATTATATAATATATCAAATAATTTATCTGTTAAGTGTTTAGTCCCTCTGTATACATCTTCATCCATAAGTTCATTTATATAAGTTTCTACAAATCTATTTCTAACATCATTTATTAATTTCATCATATTAAAATCCATAACCATTGCTGTTGGATTGGTTGACTCTTTAGATAAAATCACATTCAATAATTCACCTTTATTAATCTCTTTGGTCAATGGAGCTATTATTTGTAAAATTTCGTATATTATACAATTCATTAGATATTGTATTGATAAAGAAGAAAAATAGATTTCTAACAATTGATTTGCAAATTCCATATTAGAATTCGTTGTGTTAATAACATTAACAAATTCATTTAGGTATGGCTCATCATTTTCTACATCAGTTTTAAGTGTTTTTAAATCAAAAAAATCATCTAAATATTTTTCTCTCAATTTAGGTCCTTCAATACTTATTAAATTTAATGTAAAATAAGATCCTCCTTTATCCATATATCGTTTAATTACATTATTTTTAAATTTAACCATATAATCTTCTCCTTTATATGCTTGCTATAGTTAGATTAGTTTGGAATCTATATGATGGTATTACTATCTCATTGATATATTCTCTCGCTTTAGCTTGATTATTTAATTCATCATCGATTATTCTTAATGTCTTTTTATTCATATTTATTATGGGTATTATTATTTCATTTAAAGATTGTTCACTAGGAATTGTATTACGTTTTATCCAAATATTATCATAAATATATCTAGGATACATATATAATGATATATTTTTAAATAAATTATTTATTTTAGTTTTAGTAACCATAAATCCTATTCTTCCTGGTTGTATTTTCATTTCATTTTCATTTACATAATCTGGTAAAAATCCATGAACTGGAAATTTTAATTGATTTGTTGGATAGTTAAATAAGTTAAGTAAGTCTTCTACAGTGTCGCAATTATATTCTTTTAATATATCTGAACATACATAAGGTTGAGAATCAACCTCTTCATTATATTCTCTTACAAATAATGAATGCATGATCAAATTGTTTAGTTTATTATTCATTTTTATTCCTCCACAGTATCGAAAATTTCATCTAATGCGTTATTTATTTTTATAATGTCATCTTTGTGTTTATATGCAACTAATAGATCATATATTTTTACTAAATAATCTCGTGCTACTGTTGTGTTTGTGCCAGTAATTTTAGCTTCCATCAATTCAGTTCTTGAATCTTCACTTTTAATAGCAAATTTTATATAATTAAGATTTTTATGATCTTTATACACTAATAAAATTTTTGAATTTATACTTATTTTATAAATTGTAATATTCGTAATTTGATTTATTTCTGACCCAATATATGTCGCATCAATATATTTATTATTTTCAAGTAAAGAGTTATATAACTGCTTCATTTTATTATCCATTTGATTTTGCAGTTGGTGATTTTGTTTTAATATTTTTTGTTGTGCTTCAAGTTCATTGTCTTCATTAGTTTTAGAATCAGTATTTTGTTTCATTATTTCATTTGATACATAATCAGCTATTTCTGGATATGGACCATATATAGTTAAATTATCTCCTTCTTTCTCATATAAGTTACCTGTTTTTAAGTGTAAATATAAATTATCTCTTTTCATTGTATTACCTCCTAAAATTTTTAATGATCATTTTGATTTTTAAATTTATCAAGAACTGAAGCTTTATTCGTATTTTCTAAATATTTATCAACCATATCATTTGTTGTTAGTATATTATTATCCTTATCTCTCCATTCTTTAATTTCTTGATCAAAATAAATTCCTTCTTTTTCAATACTTAAATATAGTATAAAAGGATTTATTCCTAATAAAGTTAGTTTATCATTTAATGATAATAGATTATCTGTATTTTTTTCTAGTACTTTTAATATTTCTTCTTTAAATCCTTATAGAGCTTCTGTTAATTCTTCTTTACTCTTTTCTTCAAAAATTAAATCCGCTGGTGTAAACATTCTATTCTCTTTCATTTTATTACCTCCTTAAATATTTGATAATTATATGTAATAATAAAAATAAAAAAATATAAGATATATTTGTATAATATATCTTATATCTTCTAAATTACATTCCTAATAAAATACTTGTTGTTGCTATTCTCATTTCATAATTAAGTTTACGTCCATTTGTAGTAATTATAATATTTTTTAACTTATATCTTTTATAAACATCAACTACATATTTTTCACCATATATTTTATTTATTCTCATAACTTTGCAGAAATTATTAAATACTGGATTATATTTAACATCTTTAGAAGTTATACCTTGACATAGTGTAGCTATTTGTAATATTCTGTGTCTTATTTCTATAAAATTACGTGTTTTACCTCTTTCTATTCCATATATTATATCTGACAATATCATTATTGAAATAGGTTTACATATATCTAAATCATTCATATATTTATTATTTGAAATATTTTCATTTCTGGAACGCATAAAGAAGAAGTCAAATATCATACCTAAAAGAAATTTTCTACATCCAAATATTTGTGATGAATACGTATTTAATTTAATACATAATGCTTCAACTATATCAAGTTGTTCTTTAGGACTTGCTTCAGATATTTTAACACATACTGCTTCAACTAAATCATCATTCATATTTATATCATTATAATCTAGATTAATTATTGCTGGTTCACAACATTGTCTGACATTTGATATTAATACTGAATATTTATCATCATATCTATAAACTGATCCTGTAAATTTTATACAAGTTCCAATTCTGTCAATTAATTCATTTTCTTTATCTTTAACTATAAGATGATCAGAAAGAAACATTGACTCTGAGCATACATTATATAAAACAAATCGTCCATCTTTCTTTCTGTGTTCATCTACATAAGCATACATATCAACTTCTCTATTTTCAGTATATAATTGAACTAAATTAGGTCTTATGAATGATATATCATCTATTATAGGTTTAGTTCTAAGTGATTGGAAGTTTGTTTCTAATTCATTTAAGAATCCACCATTTTCTACTGTTGGTTTTTCTTGTGGTGGTAAAATATTTCTATTGACTTTTTGTTTCTTATTAGCATTTTTATTTCTAGGTATTATTTTATTATTTGTGATTTCATTTTTATTAACAACCTTAGTTTTTGATTGATTTAGTTTTCCATTGTTTTGATTGATTTTAATATTATTATTTTCTATATTTTGATTTGCTTTTATATTACTCATTAATTATTACCTCCTAATATTTAAAATAAAATTTGACATAATAACTTAAAAGTTATTATGTCTATGTAAAATAAAACTAAAACCTCTAGTAGTATTTTGGGCAATCGCTATTAACGATCACATATAGTCAAAGCTATATATGAGGAGGGATTAATGACCACCACCAAACTTATGATAAGTTCAGTTTCTCCCATATCCACATAACTACCGTAAAGCATGAGGTATTCTATGTGTATAGAAATTAATCTATACCTTTCTTACATAACTATAAAGTTATGAATTCGGCTTTACCATCTATATGCTAGAATAGCGTCATATAGATGACCAGCGGGTCCACTCCAACTACAATTTTAGCGGTTCATACATTTCGTGTATTAGTAGTAATCGGTGATTGTTGGAGTCCATTGTTAATCTCCTCAACCTTTCCACATCGCCCGTCTTCCTTCACGCCCGCTTAAGGTAACGTGGACCTATAGATACGTACAGAACTTTGCCACCGTATTATAGGAATTAAATATAAATATTTATATACTTATATGTAGTATTAAAAATAGAATAATATTATTTATTTTATTATTTGTATTGCATATATATAATATATATTTAATTTTTTTTAAGATGCAAAAATAAAATAAATGAGTTCATTTTTCTCATTTATTTTGCAATTTTTTATGTATTTTATGAATGGAACGTACTCTCTCTTCCGATCCCCTTTGTTCTTAGGCTAACGCCCCCCTACCCCCCACGCTCTCGTGGTTGATACTTTTTCTGTTCTTTAGGTTAGTTCAATCATACCTATTATTTTTGTTACACCTTTTGTTGGGCCAATAACGTATTGTACCAAAATATGTGTTTGTGCTTTGCAACCTTACTCTCGGAATCACAGTTTCGCTACCCGCGACAGCTCACCCGCTTGGAAGTTTTTTATATGTTGTGCTAAAATAAAAAATAATTGATAAAAAATTGAATATTTTTGATATTTTTTATTTTTACTATTTATATAAAGAAAAAATCAAAATCAAAACAAATAATCAATTGATAAATAAATATTATAAGGAGGAGAATGCTAATGTTACAATGTGATAATATAAGACATTTAAAAATATTCAGAATGAAATGTTATCTTCCATTCGTAGAAGATAAACCAACTAAAGATTCTATTATTATATGTAATACATTAACACAAGGATATGGAGAAAATGAAATAATAAGACATAAAAGTTTTGATAATAATAGAGCACATTATAGACGTGTATATATGGATAGAAAATTAGTAAAAACTATTAATAAGAAAAAAATAGTTAGAAATTTAACTAATGAAAGAAACTTATCATATGATGATATGAGAAAAACATATCAACTTACAGGAATTACAGAAGGTAATTTAAAAAGTAAAATGAACTTAATGTATGATCTATCACAACAAAATAAAATATTCTTTCAATATACTAATAAATTAAATATTAAAAAACAATCAAAAATGTATATAGAGTATTTAAATTCTTGTATGGAAATACCATTAATGTATAAAAAAAGAACAATGTTTATTTCTATAGATGAAATGAGAATTATGTTTCCTGACACTCCAGTTTCTAAATTATTTACAGATCCTCGCAATATGAGAAATCCATTATCATTATTATATTTATGCTTAAAATATAATCCTGAAGAATTTTATAAATTAGGAGATTTAAATATAATAATATTTTCATCAAAGGGTCCAGTCACAAGAGTTAATCCAAGAGAATTAAAAGAATTAGAATTACATGGTAAAAGACCATTTAATGAATTTAGAAAAATAATGATTAAATTAGCTGGAGGATCAGAAATAAGTGATAATCAATTAGATAGATTAGAAGAAAAGAATATAAATAATGAAGAAGTAAAAACTAATGTTGTGGATACAATAATGAATGAATTTGTATTTGGAGCTAATCAAACTATAAATGAAGAAATTAAAGACAATATTGTAGATATAGTCAATAATACAAATATTGATACAGATAATGTAGATAAAGTTATTAATATAATAAATAATGATGAAAAAATAGTTAAAGATATTAATAAGATAATAAATGTTAAAAAAACCGGTGGGTATCATGCATCAACTAAGAGAGATGAACTTCTTAAAGAAAAACAAATGGATTTAAAGGTAAAAAATAAGACGTTAAAAGAGATAGTAGAAGTGAAAAATGAAGATACAATGATACCAGAGAAGGATATTTCTAATGCAATATTTTCAACTAATAAAAATTTAACTAAAAAGAAATTCTGTAATTATGATAGAGCATACAATGAAGTACTTAAAGACGCAGATACAATGAATATATTAACTGATTTAAATAATAAATCAATTCCAGTATTTGTTAAAAGTATTGATGTGGAAGATAGTTCAGATATATTAAATTATAAAGAAACATATAAAGTTGTATTAGAAGATTCCAATAGGATAAGACATAATTTAACATTTGATATGCCTAAAATATTAGATGATAAATTTATTTATATTGGTGGAAATAAAAAGATTTTAAATAATCAGCAATTACTTTTACCTATTGTAAAAACAGATCCAGATACAGTACAAACAGTAACTAATTATAATAAAATATTTGTAAGAAGATATGGTACTAAAGTATCATCTGAAATAGAAAAATTTAAAAAAGCAATTACATCTGGAGCTATACCTAAATGTAAGTTTAAAAGAGGTAATTATTTAAAACTAAATTCAGATTATTTAACTACAATAGAATATGATAGTTTATCTAAAACTTTTGAAAGAATAGAAGTAGGAAATGTAAAAATATTATTTGATCAACCCCAACTACATCAAGAAATAGATCATAAAAAATTAAAAAATGATAATGTAATTCCTATAGGATATGAAGGTGATAGAGTATTGTTTTTAAATACTGAAAATAATAATATAGTAGGTACAAATAAAACAATAATTGAATATTTATGCAGCAAATCTCCAGAAATAGATGAAGCTATGAAAGAACAAAGTGCAGGTAAAAAATATATGTATACAAGAGCAACTATAATGAAAAAACAAGTTCCTTTAATTTTATTACTTGCATATTTTGAAGGATTAGATAATATATTAAGAAGGGCAAAAGTTAAATATTATTTTTCTGATACTAAACCAAGAGTTAATTCAAGCGAAGGTGTAGTTGAATTTAATAATGGATATTTAGTATATGAAAAGAAACCATTTAATGTTTCATTACTAATGAATGCTTTTGTAGATATACCTACAAAAATGTATAATTATGAAGATTTTAATGAAAAAGAAATATATCCAGATATATTTGAATCAATGTTTAATAGAAGAGGAATTGCAGGTGCATTCGATCATTTCTATGATAACTTTGTTGATCCTATAACATATAGAACTTTAGAAGATTTAAATTTACCAACTGATATAACAGGAATGTTATTATATGCAAATGATCTATTGGTGGATAATCAATTTAAATATGAAACAGATCCATCTATAATGAGAATAAGACGTAATGAAATATTTAATGCAATACTTTATAAAAAAATAGCTACAGCATATGAAAAATATTCAGACACAGTTAATAATTCAAATCCACAAAAAATATCTATACCTAAAGATTCTATAATAAAAGAAATATTGAAACAACAAACTTTAGAAGATTATTCAACTTTAAACCCTATAGTTGAATTAGAAAAAGTTAGAGCTACAAGTCCAAAAGGACCAAGTGGATGTAACTTAGATGATGCATATAAAATGAATAAACGTTCTTTCCATGAAGGTATGACTGGGTTATTTACAATATCTACATCTCCAGATAAAAATGTTGGAGTTGTACGTGAATTAACATTTGAACCAACTATACTATCAGCAAGAGGTTATTTGGATCCACATAATAAAAGCAATTTTAATGAATTGAAAGATATTAATTTATTTGGTGCAGGAGAATTATTGTCACCTTTAGGTGCAACAAGAGATGATGGTATACGTTTAGCAATGGCAACTAAACAAAGTAAGCATATAGTACCAGTAGAAAATGCATGTCCTGTATTAATATCAAATGGCACAGAACAATCAATACAATATGAATTATCAAATGATTTTGCAGTAACTGCAAAAGAAAATGGTAAAGTAATAGAAAGAGATGATAAAACAGGATTAGTTGTAGTACAATATAAATCAGGTAAATATGAAGCAATAGATATTAATCCAAGAACAGTTAAGAATGGTGCAGGTGGATTTTATTTAACAAATAGACTTGTTTGTGATTTAAAAGTAGGTCAAACTGTTAAAGAAAATGATGTACTAGCATCAGATTCTAAATTCTTTACTAATAGTAAAGTAACTGGGAATAGATTTAATATAGGAACTTTATGTAAAGTAGCTATAATGTCATCATATGCAACTTATGAAGATTCAACTGAAGTTACAACTAAAATGGCTAGAGAAATGGCATCATCAATAACAATGAATAAATCAGTTGTATTAGGTGCTAATACTAATGTAGATTATATGGTAAAAATTGGAGATAAAGTTGAAGTTGGAGATGAATTAATAAGGTTTGAACGTTCATTCAATGAAGACTTATATAATAAATTATTAGCAAATATTGGTGAAGATATTCAAGAAGAGATAACTATGTCAAGTAAAGAACAAGTTAAATCTAAATATTCAGGCACAATTACAGATATAAAAATATATTCAACTGTTGAATTGGATCAATTATCACCATCATTAAGAAAAATTGTATCTGATTATTATAATAAAATTAAAAAGCGTAAAAAATTATTAGATAAATATGATAAAGACAATGATATAGTAAAATGTGGTATATTATTTAATGATCCAACTGGACCAATAAATACTCCAGATGGTAAGGTAAAAGGTCATATAGTTAATGAAGGTGTATTGATAGAAATATATGTAACATATTTAGATGAATTGGGTGTAGGAGATAAAATAACTAACTTTACTGCGTTAAAATCTACAATAGGAGATAAAATACCAGAAGGATTAGAACCATATACTCCTGGTGAACCTGATGAAGAAATATCAACGTGTATAGCACCAGCTGCAATTATAGCTAGAATGACACCATCAATAGTTTTAACACTATTGGGTAATAAAGTTTTAGTATATCTAAAACGTAGATTAAAAGAAATATATGATGGAAAAAGATAAATAGTGTCTACCGATTATTTTTAATAATCGGTAGAACTTTCTTATAATTGGTTGAGGGAATACTATAAAAATTTTAGGAGGAATGTGTAAATGAGTAATTATATAATAAAAAGAAATGGTGAACGAAAAGAATTTGATATAAATAAAATTAATACAGCTATATCAAAAGCAATGATAGAAGCTGATAGATATAATGAAGATAATAGTAAAAAATTATCTATAATAATAGCTAAGGAAATAGTTCCTAGTTCAAAAGATTATTCAGTGGAAGAAATTCAAGATATAGTAGAAGAAACACTAATGAAATATGGTGAAGCACAAGCAGCAAAAAAATATATTTTATATAGAAATAAAAGAACTGAATTAAGAAATAAACCATGGAAGATGGATGGACTTCAACAATCAACTTTATCTAATAAATATTTATTAGACGGTGAAAGTTTTAATGATTGGATAAAAAGAGTAAGTCAAGGAAATACAAAAATAGAAAAACTTATAAGAGATAAAAAATTCTTATTTGCAGGAAGAATATTAGCTAATAGAGGATTAATCAAAGAAAAGAAATTAACTTATTCAAATTGCTATGTAATAACACCTCCAGAAGATAATATTGAATCTATATTCGATGCAGCTAAAAAATTAGCTAGAACTTTTAGTTATGGTGGTGGAGCAGGAATAAATATAGGTAATTTAAGACCAGCAGGAGCAAAAGTAAATAATGCAGCCAAATCAACAACAGGTGCAGTATCATTTATGGATTTATTTAATCTTACAACTGATATAATAGCTCAAAAGGGTCGCCGCGGAGCTCTTCTATTGTCATTACCAGTAAATCATCCAGATATTGAAGAATTTATAAATATTAAATTGGATTTAACTAAATTAACTAAAACAAATATTTCTGTAATGATAACTGATGATTTTATGAAAGCAGTTTCAAAAAAAGAGAAATATTATTGTAAATTTTTAGTTAAAGATACAGGAGAAGTAATTATAAAAGAAATAGATGCTTATAAGTTATTTAGAAAATTATGTGAAAACAACTGGAGAACAGCAGAACCAGGAATGTTATTCTGGGATGGAATAGAACAATATAATTTTATGAGTATGGATAAAAGTTTTAAAGTAGCAGGTACGAATCCATGTTTAACAGGAGACACTTTAATACAAACAGTAGAAGGTAAAAAGAAAATAAAAGATTTGGTTGGTACCGAACCATTTGTATATGCGGTAAATACAGCAGGTGAACTTATATTAATTAAAGCTTCAAAAGTATGGTTAACACGTAAAAATGCGGATTTAGTAGAAGTTAAATATGATGACAATACTTTAATATGTACACCAGATCATAAAATATTTACTGATAATAGAGGATGGGTTGATGCCAAAGATTTAAATGAAAATGATAATTTATGTAAATATGAAGACCTTATGCTTGCTGATATTGTGGGAGAAAAACAATATAAAAAATCTAAAGTTATTTCAGTAACTGAATTAGAATATACAGAAGATGTTTATGATATGACAGTTCCAGAAGTTCATAATTTTATAGCAAATGATATTGTAGTACACAATTGTGGCGAAGAACCATTACCTGCAGGAGGTAGCTGTTTATTAGGTTCAATAAATCTATCAGAGTTTGTATGCTGTCCATTTACAGATAATGCTTATTTTGATATTGATAAATTTAATGATGCAGTTAAAACAGCAGTAATTGGATTAGATGAAGTATTAGATGAAGGATTAGAATATCACCCATTAGAAGAACAACGTGAATGCGTTAGAAAATATAGACAAATAGGATTAGGCGTAATGGGTATAGCAGATATGCTAATAAAATTAGGTGTAGTATATGGTAGTGACGAATCATTAGAAATATGTAGTGCAATAGCACATAATATGTTTAATAATGCTTTATATCAATCAGCAATGTTAGCAAAAGAAAATGGTCCATTTCCAGAATATAAAGATATCATGTTAAAATCACCTATATTTAAAAATGCAGATGAAAACGTTATGGATTTAATAAAACAATATGGATTACGTCATTCAGCATTATTAACTATACCACCATGTGGTAGTATATCATTATTATTGGGAGTATCAGGTGGTATAGAACCTATATTCAATTTTTCTTATATAAGAAAAACAGAATCAATTCATGATGGTGAAGTATTTTATAAAGTGTATACACCAATAGTTGAAGAATATATGAGTTTATTTGGCGTATGTAAAGAGGAAGATTTACCAGAGTATTTTATAGCTTCACAAGAAATAGAATATGAAAACAGAATTAAAATGCAATCAGTATGGCAAAAATATATAGATGCGTCAATATCATCAACAATTAATCTTCCAAATGATGCAACTATTGATGATGTATGTGATTTATATATGAAAGCATGGCAATATGGACTTAAAGGTGTAACAGTTTATAGAGATGGATGTGAAAGAGCAGGAGTATTAATTAATGAAGATAAGAAAAAGAAAGAAAAGAAAGAACCAATTAAAGTTCAAGTAAAGGATGACGATGAAGATGAAAAATGGGCTGAAAGTAAATTGGTAAAAAGAAATAAACCTCAAAATGAAGGAGAAACTCCATCAGAAGATAAGATGATTTGCCCAAACTGTAATGAAAAATTGTCATTTACTGGTGGATGTGGAATATGCCTAAATTGTGGATGGAGTAAATGTCAATAAAGGAGAAATAATATGAAATGTTTATTATTAAGCATTAATAATATAGATGAAAAATATATATATGAAATATTAAAAAAAGATATAACACAAAATATGAAAGTATTATGTATACCATTTGCAAGTGATATAAATTGGTTATCAGAAAAAGGTCATATTGAATTAAATGCAGGAGGAGACTTTTATAATAAACATTTTAAACCTTTTAGTAAATATGGAATATCAGAAAATAATTTTTATGTAGCTAAAATCATTGATGATGAATATTTTATTAAACACAAAATAAGTGAATCTGATATAATTTATTTTTCTGGAGGTAAACCAGAAAATATATCATTTTTATTATATTATAAAAATTTGATATATCATTTAATAAACGTTAAAGATAATAAAATATTTATAGGTGAAAGTGCTGGATCAATGGTTTTACAAGATAAATATACAATAACACCTCATGTAGATCCAAACTATAAAATGTTTTGTAAAAAAGAAGGACTAGGAATAATTGATACAACAGATTTATTAGTTCATTATGATATTACAAATAAGAAGCATAGACTAAATTTAAAAATAACAAAGTTTTTTAATTTTGGTAAAAAGAAAGTTATTGCAATATCAGATCATGGAGCAGTTTATATTAGAGATAATAAAATGCAAATATTAGGTGAAGTTTATAATTAAAATTATAGAGACTACTTATATAAGTAGTCTCTATATTATAAGAGGAACATACAAAATTATAATTATATATTATATAGATGAGTAAATATAAAGGAAGGTGATGTAAAATGAGTAAAAAGAAAAAATTTAGTAAACGACCAGATATTCCTGTAGCATCGTCTTATCACTTTTATTCATTAGATCAAGTAGTTGAATGGGGTCTAGTACAATTAGATCCAAAGAAAAAAGAAAAAAGAGATAAACATAGACAAAAAGAAATTGAAAAACTAGAAAAAAAAGGTAAATTAGTTATTAGTATTTATTAATAAATAATTACTATTATAACTAGTTATTAAGTAAAAGATACAAATAAATTAAAAAAATTAGGAGGTAATATTTTATGAGTAAATTTGGAGATTTAAAAAAAGAAATGAGAGAAGAAATAACAAAAGGAGAAAAGAAAAGAAATCATAGTAAAACAGATTTCAATAAATTTGCTAAAGCATTTATAAATGATGTTGATTTCACTACACACAAAGTAAAAGGTGTAGATGAAGCAGGTAAAGTTATAAAAGACGAAGTTAAACCTGTAGAAGAATATAGAAAAACTTTAAAGAAAATATTGACAGATTTTGGTGTAGATAAACAAGAAGCAGAAAAAATAATGAAAGAATATGAAATAAAATCTGTTGATGGACTTTATGAATTCATATCAGAATTAATGTATGAATATATGGATACTGGAAAGAAATTTGCATTTCTACCAAAAGAAGATTTTACTGGTACTATGTGGCTAGATGATGTTGAAGCTGATACAGATTGGCAAGAATATAGAAATCCATCTAAACCAGGTGAATTTATATATTCTAAGAGAGATAAACACAAAGTGCTTAATAGAAAATCAAGTTGCCCAAACTGGCTAAAAACTAAAAAATAAATTTAATAATTATTAAAAATAGAAGGTTGATAATTTATCAACCTTCTATTTATTTTTTATGGAGGTAATATTATGAAAATACAAATAATAAAAACTTTTGAAATTGATCCATTAATAGCAGATGCTATTATACTTTTAAATAAAAAAGGTTATTCGACTAGTTTTAGTTGTAGTGGTCATTCAGAGAAATTCTTTAGCACTACAGATAAATTAGTAACTAAAGTTAAAGGCGGTAATAAAGTATATTATTGTGGAACTTATGTATGTTTTATGAATAACTATTTTGATGATATACCAATAAATTGGATTAGAGGATTATCTGCAACTAATATAAATAGTATTTATAGATTCTTTACTGAAGAAGAATATAACAAATTTACAAAAGATGAATTAATTAGTATAGCTATGCATGAATTAAAATCATGGGTAAATAAATTAACTGATAATGAAGCAGCATTAATTTATGATACAATAGAGATCCAGAAATTTGAATAATAAAATAGAGTTAGTTGAATTTCAACTAACTCTTATTTTTATTTTTTATATTTATTTTGTATATCCAATGATGCTATATATAAACCTGCAGATTTATTAGTTGGATCATATGGTGAATCATATAAATCTGACATATGATAGAAGCTCCATCCTAAGAACCAATCTTCATCTATGAAAGTATTATGCCAAGCATTATACCAATGTTTTTGAGTAGCCTCATCTGCTATAGAACCAACGTCAATGTTTGATGGTTCTGTTACAGCATAATCTACAGCTGGAATACCTAATTCACCCAACATAATAGGTTTATTTAGTGCTATTGATAAATTACGTATATCATTTTTTATAATTCTATTATTAAAATCATTACCATAATTTAGCCAAGTGTATATATCATTATATGTTGCACTTTTAGCTGTTTTAGATAATGGGAAATAAGCTGAAACAGATATAACATCCCAAATTTTAAAATAGTCAGCTGTACATTTAGTATTAAATCCTTGCATATCACCATCTTCTTCAGATTCCCACCAATTAGTTTTAATCATAACATTAGATTCAGGTCTACCTTCTTTTATAGTATCATATATTTCTTGCCACATTAATGGTTGATCATAAAGAATATCCATATTAGTATTTACATAAATACCCCAGAAGAAGAAATCTGTAAATTCATTTAATAACTTAATTACTTCATTTCTCCAATTAGTTATAAATGCTTTCTTATCTGTAGGATTAAATTCTCTTTCATTTACTTCACCTTTATTTATACAAGGACAAGGTTCTAATATTATTTCAACTTTATTTAATAAACCTTGACTTCTCATTGATAACATAAATGATTTAACTAAAGCTAAATCCTCTTTATCTATACTTACTGTAGTTGATGTGTGATCAGGTATTAACATTCTAACTGATAAAGTTAAACAATTTATACCCAATTTACTTATAGCACTTATTAATTCTTGATTACCTTTAGTCCATGTAGATCTATTTCCACCAATTAGTTTTGAGTATTCTACGCATGTTTTATCAGCAGAAGGGTGAACTTCTTCTTCACTAGGATCAGGTTTAATTATATTTTCTTTAATATGAATGCAATATTTTAATGTATTTGATTTTATTTTATTTGAATCTTCAATTTGAATATTAATTTCAATATCGTCTTCTGCAATGAATTCATGCAATACAACATCATTTAAGCTTTGTAAATTAGATAATGTTCTATTGAATTTGCCGTTTACATAAACATTACACCAATCAGTTGTTAATCCTGAAATATTTGCTTTACATAATACTTGATCATACATATTTACATAGTGTTCTAAATCATTCCAATTTATAACTAAATCTCTTGTATCAGGTTCACTTCCTGGGTTAGCATCTGAATTTATTAAAGTAACTTCATATGATAATGTATTTGTATATCTACCATATTCATCTTCTATTTGAATATATAATATTCTATTAACAGTTGCATCTTCACTATATAATACATATTCTTCTAAGTTAGTTGATGAATTAACTGATACAGTTTTATAATATGATCCATTAATATGAATTTTGAATTTTTCTGATTTTAATCCACGTATTGCAGCTACATAACTAACTGTTTCACCACTACGTATTGATATTTCTGTTTCATCAGAATATAAGTAGAATTTATTTTCTTCATCTGGTGAAACATATTGATCAACTATTACTGAGAATACAAGTTCATTAGATCTATTACCTTCAGGATATTCGATTTGTAATATAAAATCTTGAGTTGTTGTTACTTTTTGTTTATATATAATGAATTCCTCACCGTTAGTAAATCCTTGGATAAAACCAACATAAGATCCATTTACATATAAATTACAATATCCATCTAACGATCCTTCTATGATAACAGGGAATCCTAATTCAGTATGTTGAGAGCAATATAATGTAGTTGTATTTGCACTTAATACAAGCTCATCATTTTCAAATACTGATAATACTTCTACAGTAAACTGAACTGAATTTGACTTAGTTCCCTTTTCACTTTCAATCATAATAGTTATCATATGATTATTCATTTCTTTATATATTATTTCTGAAAAAGCAATAAATTCTTTACCGTTTTGTATATTAGGTAAGGAATGACTAAGTTCATCATTAACATATATATTTATAGAATCTGATTGTAATCCAGTTGCTGAAATATAATAATTTGTAACTTTTCCTGCTCTAGTTTTTATTACGTTATTTTTAGCAACTATTGATATATTTTCTTCTTCAGGTTCTGGCTTAGGTTCTGGCTTAGGATCTGGATCTGGATTACCAGGATCAGGTTCTGGTTTAGGGTCAGGATCTATTGGTTTAGATGGTGATTCAATTTTATTTTTAATATCAACCAATGATGTGTTTATATCATTGACAGATTTAGAAATAATCTTCATATTATCATTTATATTTTTAATTTCATTTGTGGTTTCTACTGCATTATCTAATATAGTTTCTACAGTTAGATTTAATGTATCTAATGCCACCACTATATAATCTAATTTTTGACTGTCTTCCATATTTTCATTTTCACCTCCATCAATTTCATCATAGACATTTGTATCATAAAAAGATGAATTTACCGATCTGAGACTTTGTGTAGTTATTAGATCATTAGAATCAATAGAATCATTACTTGTAGTACCACTTGTAGTACCACTTGTAGTGCTACAAGTACATTCACGAATTGAATTAATTCTTGATTCTAAATAACTTATTGAACTATTTATACTTGACATACTGCTTTGTAGTGAATTTACATTACTAGTAGTAGATGATAATTTACTACTTACTTTATTTAATGATTTATTTGTATTTGTTAATTTAGTATTTAAAGAATTTAAAGATGATTTTAAACTATCTATATTACTTGAATTAGATGACGATTTTGTATCTAATGTACTTATATTTTTAGTATGTGTAGTAGTTATAGAAGTTAAGCTTGATATATTCTTTTGCATAACTGCAATAGTTGATTTTATATTTTTAATTTCTTTTTCAATTTTTATAATTCTAGTTAATAATTTATTATCACTATACATAAAATGGTTGCTTGTATTTTTATTACCACTATATGCATTAGTTAATCCGTTTTTTAAGTTTAAATTAGCCACAGTTCATTATTCACCTCCTTTTATTAGCTTGTTTTTAATATTCAAATAATAACCTTTATATGTAATGTATATAGATATAATTATATATTATAATAGTGAATATAAAATAATATTAATAGTAACACACTATTAAAAATAATCTTTTATTGTATTTGATAGTCTGGCCTGTATAGGTGGCGAAGAGGTTGTGAAGTGGTCCTTCATACATAATCCGTTCAAATTAGATCACGTACATATATAGGCAAGCTCGTATATGTATATTCACAGTCTAGCCGAATGGTGGCGAGGAGGTTGTGAGGGAGGTCCTCATACATAATCCGACGAGAATTGTGGTCATACAATAAAAGATTTTATTTTATATTTAAAGTAACACAATATTAAAAATAATCTTTTGTTATATTTGACCAGTCTAGCCGATACGGTGGCAAGGAGGTTATGAAGGGTTCTTCATACATAATCCGTTGTGTCAAATTAAATCACGTACATATATAGGCAAGCTCGTATATGTATACTACTAGTCTAGCCAGTAAGTGGTGGCGAGGAGGTTGTGAGGGGGTCCTCATACATAATCCGTTGAAAATTGTGATTGTATAACAAAAGATTATAATTTTTTACATAAAACAAATAAAAAAAAGGAGGAAAAATATGGGAACTATATTTAAAAAAGATTATAATGAATTGATATATAAATATGATGATAATATAGAATATATAAGACATAAATTATATAGGAAAATAAAGTCAAAATTATATATGAAAATGTCAATAGTAAAATTGATAGAAACTATAATAGATAATTTTGAATCAGAATTTTGTGAAGATAATAAAGAAGTTTTAAAAAGAAAAATAATAAATCATAGTAATAGAGTATATAGGAACATGAAATTAATAGTTGCTAATTTAGAATTAAATGATAAAATATTTCTATCTAAAAGAGATAAATTTGTACTTTCCGTTTCATGTTTATTACACGATATTGGAAAAGTATATAAAGATAAAGATCATAATATTTATAGTACAATTATGGTAGATTATCTATTACGTTTAGACAAACGTTTTGATGAAGATTTAATAAATGATATATTGGATGTAATTTATAATCATAGTAAGAAAACTAAGAAAAAAAGTAAGATATCTATATTATCAAAAATAATGCGTGATGCTGATTTATTTGATGAAGAATGTGGAGATAGTTTATTTTACCTTTTAATTGGAATAAGTGAATTCAAAAAATCAAATTTGAATAAAATTAAAATAAAAGAAGCAAAATTATTATTATATTCTAAAAGAGATCAAAAACACAAAGATGAAATTAAATCTAAAATAAATACACCTGGAGGTTATGAATTATATGAAAAATTATTATCTGAAGCAGCCGAAAAGTTTTATATGTTTCTAGATACAATCGATGATCTAAAGATAGGAAATGAATATTATGATTTAGATTATTTGGAAGAAGACAAATAAAGTATATACGAAAAATAAATCGTATATACTTTATTTTTTTGTTTATGAAAGTGAATATTTTCATCTAAAACATTAGTTTAATAGGATAAAGAAAGGGGGTACAAATATTTTATGAAAGCAAATAAAAATATTAAAGGTAAAATAAGAAAAGCTCCTTTAGCAAATCAAGGTAAATGGTTTGCAAATGTTGCTAAATCTTTTGGATTTGCAACTACTGATATTATAAGAGAAATAGTACCAGCCACATATGAATTTGTGGAAAATACTGGTAACACATATATGGATTTAGTAAATGATATAAGATCAGATGCTATGAGTGAAAAAATGGTTGATAGAGCAATGAGTACTGTATCACCAATGGCAAAACTTGCTAATCAAGGATTAAAAAACGTATTGGAAGATATTAAATCAGGTAAATTCTATAATCAAGAAAGAGAAAATGCAATTACATCTAAGTATGATACAATGATGGATGAAGATATGTTTGGATCATTTGATGATGAAGATTTTGATTTTGGTGATGATTTTTCAGATGATGGAGACATGGAGTTTACTGAAGAAGATAATGAAACAGGTGATACTAAAGTAAAAGTTGTTCAAAATCACATTAATCAATCTCCAAATGTTGCACCAGTTGCTAGAGCTGTTGCCAATAGTAATATTACTGCAGGTGTTGCAACAGTTGAATCAATTCAAGGATTAGCAGCTCAACAAAAAACATTTGAAATTCAAAATAGATTGAATACAACTGAATTCAACACAATACTTTTTGGTACATTATCTGCAATCAATAACAATCTATCTAATATAATAGCATTTAAAACAGAAAATGAAAATAAATTTATAACTGCAGGTATATCATTCTTTGGAGAACAATTAGAATTATCTAAACAAATAATGGAATATCAAAAAGGTGATACTAGAAGTAAAGAAGAAAAAAAAGATGATGATAGAGCTAAGAATACAAAATATAAAGAAAATATCTTCTTATCTGAAGGTGGATTAGATATTGGAGCATATTTTAAAAATATAAAACAAAACGTTCGTGGATTAGATGAATTATCTGATTTCTTCGATATGGGCGATATGGTTTTTGATGATGAAGAGGATGCAGAAAGAATAGTATCACAACCACTTAAATTTATACCACAAATGATCATAAAAAGTTTTATACCAAAAATGGCTCAAGATTCTATTAAATTAATAGATCAATCATTTAAATCAGTTACAGGTGCAATTATGGCAAAATTAAATGCAATGGGTTCTGATGAAGATGATGATTCATTATTTGGTAAAGCTAAAAGTATTATAGGACGTATTTTTGGATATAAGCAAGAAAATAAATCATCAGCCGATCTATCAAATTATGAAAGAGGTCCAGTACCATTTGATGGTATAACACGCAAAACTATTGTAGATGTAATACCAACTTATCTTAGACGTATTGAAAGTGCAATAACATCAACTAATGAAAGAGTTTATGATTATGATACAGGCACATTTAAAGATATAAATGATATGATGAAAGAATCTAAAGAATCAGAAAATAAAGCACAAACGTTAGGTCAAGCAGATATTAGAATATATTTTGATAGAGCATTATCTAAATTAAACATGGCAAAGGAAGATGAAGAATCATTTAGATCAGAATTAATTGAATATTTTACTGCGATGAATAATGAAAGTAAAATGATTAATCCATTTGTTAGATATAATGCAAATGGTGAAGAAATAGATGAATTAGACGATAATTTATTATTTTTAGATCCATCTAATAGAGAATTATTTAGAAAACTTTTAAAAAATCTTGATAAAAATAAATTAATGCAAATGGTTGGAGAAAATATATTTAGTTCTGTAGATCAACGAAATAAATTTTATGATAGAATAACAGAAGACCCAACACTTCATGGGTATAAATATGCACATGATAACGGATATATTGAAAAAGATTATGAAACTGATGCTGATGGAAAACCTGTTAGAAAAAATGTATTTAATATGCTAGATAAATATAATAAAGGTGTTATAGATTATGTAAGAGATATAAGATCTTTATTAGTTAATGGTATAACTGTATTTATAAATCAAGGTCAAAGTGAAAGTTCTACTGAACCAAATAATTTTATAAATAATATGCAAAATAGAATCAGAGAAGAAGAAGAAGAACGCAGAAACGAAGATGAAGAACGTAGAAGACTAAATAATTTAAATAGAAGAGATGAAGATCGTAATAGTATCGAAGATGTTAGTAGTATGAGTCAAGAAGAACTTAGAAGATTGGTTGATTTCCAAGATTCTGATGCAGATACTATTGAAAATAATCGTTGGAATTTTCAATCAGAATTAAGACCTACTGATGGTATATTCAAAAAAATAAAATATGATTTAAGACAAGGTGTTGTAAAATTAACTGATAAACCATCTAAAGCAATAAATGACTTTTTATATAGATTAATATTTGGTGATGAAGAAGATCAAGGTTTCGATTCATATCTTGATTATACAAGAACTAAATTATCTGCATTTCATTCTTGGGTTATAAATAAAGTATATGATCCAGTAAAAGATTCATTAATTGGACCTGAAGGTTTAGTTACTAAAATAAAAGATTCTAAATTCTTTAAAAAAATTACAGATAAAAAAGATGAATGGATAGATAAACTTTTGGGTGAAAAAGATGATACAGGTAAGAGAAAAGGAGGATTATTATCTACTGCTAGAAATAAAACTGTTGACTTTTTTAAATCAATAAAACATTATTTCACTGGTGAATCATATAGAACTACTGATGGTGAATTAGTAGCTGAAGATAATAATGCTGTATTTAAACAAATAAAAACAACAATTAAAGACAAATTTACACAAGCAAAAGGGACTTTATTTGGTGATAAAGATTCAGGTAAAGAAGGATTAGCTTCAAAAATCTATAATAATTTTATGGATGGTGCAGATAAATTAAAACGTACTGTATTTGGTGAAGCAACTTTAGCTGGATGGAAAGATAATGATAAACGTAAAACTATGACTGAATTTGCTGAAGATATTAAAGGTAAATTACCTAAAGTTATAGGTAGAGGTTTGATGATAGGTGCAGGTAAAACAATTTTATTTAGTAAAGCAGGATTATTAGGATCAATATTTCTACCTGGTGGACCAATAGGTGCAGTTATAGCTGGTACTGGTGCTTCATTATTAATGGAATCTGAAAAATTTAAAACTTGGTTATTTGGTGAAAAAGATCCAGATAATTTAGATAGACGTTTAGGTGGAGTTATACCTAAAAATGTACAAGATTTTTATGAAGAAAATAAATCAATATTTAAAATCGGTGGATTAGTAGGTGCTGGATTTGGTTTATTACCATCATTCTTCTTACCTGGTGGACCATTAACTGGTGCTATAATGGGTATAGCTAGTGGATTTATAACTAAATCTGATGCATTCCAAGAATTTTTATATGGTGCTGATTTTAAAGATGGGGATAAAAAACTAATGAATGGTGCTTTAGGTAGAGCATATAGTAATGCAAAAGGTTGGTTTAAAGAAAAAGGAATAGACCCTAAATTAGCTACTTTCTTAGGTGGAGTTGGTGGAGTTGCAGGAACATTTGGTTTATTACCATCATTCTTCTTACCTGCTGGACCAATAGGTGGAGCATTAATAGGTGTAGCTGCTGGTATAGGTGCTAGTTCAAATAAATTCCAAGAATGGTTATTTGGTGAAGAAGGATTTGACGGAAAACGTTCAGGTGGAGTTATAGATAAATTAAAAACTTATTTAGATATAGAAGTATTCGATTCAATAAAAATAACTCTTAAATCATGGAATATGAAAATATCTGATTTCTTATATGATAACATAGCTGAACCATTCTTAAGTGCATTAGATCCAATGAAAGAAATAGTTTCTAATACATTAAATAATATTAAAAATATATTTAAAAGCGGATGGGATAAATTAAATGAAAATGTATTAAATGTATTTAAAGATAATGTAATTAAACCATTTGGAGAATCATTAACTAAATACGTAGTAGATCCATTAAAGAAAATGCTTAATAAATCATTTAGTATATTAGGAAAAGTAGTTGGTGGAATTATATCTGCTCCATTTAAATTATTAGGATTTTTAGGAAATAGAGCTGATAAAAAAGCTGATAAGAAAAATGCTACTGAAGAAGAAAAAGCAAAGAGACAAAAATATCATGACGCTAGAGATGAAAGACAAAGAAGACGTGATGAGCGTAGAGAAAAAGTTCAAGAAGAAATAGATGAAATGAAAAATAAACAATCTAGAGATAGAGAATTCTTTAAACGTGATGGTAGATTTAGAAATCAAGAAGCTAAGGATAAATATGAAAGACAAGAAAAAGAAAAACAACTTTGGTATCAACAACATATAGCAGAATCTGGAGAAGAAACAGCAGAAAGATTAATAAATATAGATAAAGCTATAGAAACTATGCTAGATAAGAGTCCAAAGATGTTTACAAAAGCAGAAGATAGATTATTTAATGAATTACAAGATTTAAAGAAAACACTTGTTGATCAACTTAATTATTGGAAAGATAGAGGTTATGTTGATGTAAGTTATTTAAAACGTGAAAAAACAGAAAAACCTTTTGAAAAACCACAAGATCCATTTATGTTCTATAATAAAGCAAAACAAGAAATGAATCAAACTAATAAAAATGATGCAATTAATAGAATTAAAATGGGTAATCCTAATGCGGATATTAAAGATGCAGCAACAGATGAAGCTAAAAAATATCAAGATCCTAAGATAAATAGTATAGTTGATTTATTAAGAAGAAAAGGTCAATCTCATGATGAAGGTTTAGATAAAGTACCTTATGATGGATATGTAGCAGAATTACATGAAGGAGAAAAAATAGTTCCAGCAAGTAAAACTGATGAAAAAGATACTTCTACTGGTAAAGAAGAAACTGATAAAATGAAATTATTTAGATCTATACGTAAACATACAAGAACTATAGCTGATGAAGTTAAAGGTCAATTGTATGGTGTAGGTTCAAATATTCATCATATAAGAAAAATATTACAAGATGGTGCAGGAATAAAAGATACTGAACTAAAAGATCTACAAGATAGAAATGTTAATGATTATGGTTTCTTTGGAAAAATGTTTAATAAGATTAAAAATACTGCTTTCCATCCATTTGAATCATTACGTGACAAAATAAGTGGACCAGTTGATTGGATAAAAGAAAAAGTTGGAGCAGTAATTGACGGTGTTAAAACTGGTATAAGTAAAGTAGTATCATCTGTTGGTAAAGTTGTTGATGCATTCCTAGAAATACCTTCTAAAGTAATAAATACAACATTAGATGTTGCATCTACAGTAATAAAAGGTAGTGCTGACGTATTATTTAAAGGAATTAATTTAGCATTAAAAGGAACTACAACAGTTGTATCTGATTTATATAAAGGAACTAGATTCTTAGTTACATCTATAGCTAAAAGTTTTGTACCTGCATTAGTTGGTGCTGGTAAATTAGCTGGAAAGGTTCTTCAAGGATTAGGAACAGCTGGAAAATTTGCTATAGAAACAGTAGCAGGTTTAGGTAAAGGTTTATATACTGTAACTAAAGATGTATTAGGATTCGGATATAATTTAAGTAAAGATGTTTTAAAAGGTATGGCTTCAGTAACTAAAGGATTATTTAAAGGTGCATTTAATATAGTTAAAGGAACAGCAAAAGGAATAATAGGTGGAGTTAAAGGTGTATTTAGTGGCGGAGCTAGTATAATTGGTAAAGCATTCGGATTAACTTCAGTTAAAGATAAAACTAAACCTAATGAAGTTAAAATAATTGGTGGTTCATTAGATAATATAGTAAATATAGAATCAGTAAAATCTTTAGATAAACTTAATGAAATAGATAAAATAAATTCTATGGATAGTTTAAAAGAATTAAAAACTGTAGTAAATGAAGTTAAATTTGTATCTAAAGGAAATGTAGGAGTAGAAGAAACTAGATCTAAACAATCAGTAGAAGACAGAATAAAAGATCAAATAAATAATATGAATATTAATGATGAAATTAATAAGGCTAAACCTACTAGTACTACTGATATAGATGAAAAGATAAAAAATCAAATAAATAATATGAATATTAATCAAGCTGAAGATAAAACTAAACAAGAATCTGAAGCTAAGAAACAATACCAAGATCAAATAAAAATGCAAACAGAAGCTTCTAAGAAAGAACGTGAAGATATTGCTAAAGAACAAGAAGCTAAAAAAGATAAAGAACATGCAACTCGTTTAACTTCAGATTATGTACAAGAACAAAAACGTGTTAAGAAAGAACAAAAATTAGACCTTCAATATAAAACTGAAACTATGAAGGATATTGATAGTACAGAAAAAATTGCTGCTAAGCAATATAAATTCTGGGATAATCTATTTGGTAAAAATGGTGTAGTTGAAACTAAACTTAATAGTTTATGGGAATGGATAACGAAATTAGCACCTACATTATTATCTTGGCTTAAAGGTAGTACATTAGGTAGAATATTTACTAATTTATTTGGTGGTACAGGATTCTTCCCTGCATTAAAAACTGCATTAACTACATTAGCACCAACATTTATAGGATTATTAATAGACAATTTAGATAAATCAAAAAGAGATGAAATAGCAGATCAATATAATATAAGTGATCAAGATGCTTATTATGGAATTGGTGATCCTAATAGATATGATGCTGAAGATGGATATATAGAAAATTATGATAGAAAATATGCTAGAGATAAAGTAATAAAAAATGGTGCTAGAGATATTCTTAAAAATAATTCAGTTCAAAATTTAATAAATGCTACAGGAAAAGTATTTAAAAATGCAATGCCATATGTACAAAAAGGATTTGGAAAAGTTAAAGATGTTGCAGGAAAAGGATTTGAAAAAGTTAAGAATGTAATGCCAAGAACTACAAACACACTAGGAAACTTATTTAACAAAATAGGTGGTAAATTTGGAAGACAACAAGTTACTGATATTGCATTGGATACAGCAGAAAGAGGAACTGTAGAATTATTAGATGAAACAGGTAAGACTATATTTAAAGGTGGACAATATTCAATAGTTGATATAGCAGAATCTGGAGCTAAATCAGGTAAAGCAACAGAAATTGTTACTAAATTTGTAAAATTATTGAAATCAGCATTAAAATCAGTTATAAATTTTGTAAGTGATAAATTAGGTGACACAGCAATTAAAAAATCAGCAAGTAAAATAATAAATAAATTGATTGCTAAATTTACAGGGTCAGCAGCTAAAGAGATAGCAGAAAAATGTGGTAAAAAAATAGCTAAATTTATAGCTAAAAAAGGATTAGGTGCTGCGACATATTTCATATTAGATGGTGCAACTGCATTATGGGATATAGGCACAGGTCAAACTAAGAGTGAAACAGCTAATTTATTTGGTATAAAACAAGATCAAGTTAATACAAAGATGAGAATTATATCAGCTGCATTAAAAGCAATAACTAATTTTAGTATAATTGGTGTAATTAATTTAGCAAATGAAATTACTTCAGAATTATTTAATATAAACTTCTTACGTTCTGTAGCATGTGCTATATATGATGCAGTATCTAGCTCAGATGATTCAAAAGAATTAGATAAAAATCAATCAGAATTAGAGCAAGAATTAGAAAAATACAATAAAGAAAATGGTACTACTCTTACTAAAGAAGCTTATTTAGATAAAATAAATCCATCAGTATTTAGTAAAATAATGGATAATAATTGGGTTAAAAACTTTACAACTATTTTTGACAAAGGTGATGCAGCAAACGCTTTAGGTAAAAATAAAGATGATGTTACATTATGGGATAGAATTAAATTTGGATTTGGTCATACAGGAAATACAATATTAAATCTATTTAGAAGTAAAGAAAATAAATTAACTGATTCTCAAGCATTAATAGGTAAGACTCAACTTCTTGGAGATACTGGTCTTCCAGTATTAGATGAAAAAGGAAATCCTGTTTATAAAGAAGATGTTGAGGCTGGTAGAGTTACAGCAGATGGTAAGGTATTAAAAGAAGGCTCAACAGAATCTACAGGAACAAGTAGTATGCAACAAACACAAACATCATTAAAAGATTACGGTTTTGCAACTAATAATGATGATTATAATAATATAAATGATACACAAGCACAACAGTTATTGAAAGCTATGTATCCTGAGATGAACTTTGATGATGGTGGAGCAGGTTATGGTGATGGGCCTTATCCAATGACAGAAACTGATTATCAAGATATAGTTGCTAATTTTGATAATAAATCTGTTGATGCTCAAACTTGGTTACAAAATAAGACTAATGATAATAAAACATTACTTTCAACAATAGGTGCAGGTTTCGACTTAGTTAAACAAACATTCTTCAGATGGTATACAGGAGAAGATGATCAAGTAGCTAAAATGTTTAACAAAGAACCATCTAAAGTTAATATGCATGAAAGAAGAATTTGGAAAACATTTAATGCATTCAATTGGTTATCTAATTTATTTAAATCGGATGAAAATAAACTTACAACTGAAGAAGAATTTAAACAACTTAATGAGTATTTTGGTAATGTACAATCTGGTGTAGGTGCATGGTTATCAGCTAGACTTTCAGATGTTAATAATCTAATGGGAAGTGTACAAAATGGATTTAATAATATAGTAAATACATTAACTAATTCTACTGATAATATTAATCTTCCAGGTTCTTCTACACAAAATCCTAAAATTCCTAAAACTAAAAATTTTAGTTTAAAAGATACAATCAAAAAGGGGATAAAAGCAGGAACTAATTTTATAATGAATTCAACTCCAGTAGGAAAAGTTGTTAAATTTGCTAAAGGTTTATTTGGTTATGACCAAGGTACACCATGGGTTCCAGATACACAAGTTGCATTAATACATGAAGGTGAAATGGTTGTACCAGCAGATAAAAACCCATTAAACCCAGATAATCAAACTGAATTCGTAAATAAAAAAATTAACGATGAGAAAAAAGAAGTTAAAGCACAAATTGAGTCTGATAAAGATAAACTAAATAAAGCAAAAATAGGAACTGAAATTAATTTAGATACTAAAAAAGAAGTTGAAGCACAAATTGAGTCTGATAAAGATAAACTAAATAAAGCAAAACTAGGAAAGGAAATTAATTTAGATAGTAAAAAAGAACAAACTAAATCTTCTAAACCTAAAGAAGGTAAACAAGAAGTAAAAGAACCTACATCATTCACATCAACAGCTGTTAATATAAATTTATCTAAAGATTCAAAAATAAACTTTAATTTAGATAAAAATGCTAATTTAACTATTTCAGGATTAGATAAAGCATTTGAAAATATAATGAAGGAATACAGTAATAAATTCGAAAACTTTGAAGAAGATGAAGAAACTAAAAAAGACACTAAAAAAGAAAAAGACACTAAAAAAGAAAAAGATACTAAAAAAGAAAAAGATACTAAAAAAGAAGAAAAGAAAGAAAAAGTAATAGAAAAAGAAAAGAAAGAAAAAACCACAACTAAAGTTGTTACTGATGAGGATGGTAAGACTACAGTTTCTATTTCAGGAGATGATGTCGAAGATGATACACTATCTAGTGATAATAATGATACTTCTTCTTCTGATACAAGTACAGACACATCAGGTTATGATAATAGTAGTGATTCAAATGTAAGTTCAGATACGAGCGTTGACACATCATCTGATGAATATTCTAGTTCTGATTATTACAATAAACCATCAGATACTTCATATTATGATACTTCAAATGATAATGATAAAAAATATTTACCAAAAGTTTTAACTAAACGTGAAAAAATGAAAAATGCACTTGATATTCGTCGTCCTAAAACAAAAGATGGTAAAGTAATAACAGGAGATCCACTTGCACAAAACGGCTACTATACTTCTTATTATTTAGATAAAGAAAAAATAACAAGTAAAGATCCTGTTACACAAAATGGATTAGTGACATCAGAATATCTAAAGAAAGAAAAAGAAGCTAAAAGAAAGAAACAAGATGAAGAATATCTTAAAGGAGATTTTGCAGGTGCAAAAATCCAAAGAGATATTAACTGGGTTAAAGATAAATTTAATAAATTTGTCAATATACCTACAGTTAAAAAGGGAATAGGGTTATTTAGTGATATTGCTAATAGTGGAGTAGAATCACATTTAGATACTTACAAATTTAATACTAATGCACCTAAGACAACTACAACTGAAACTAAACAACCTGAAACTAAACAACAGACAACACAACCTAAAATAACTAAACCTAAAGAACAAAAATACACATCTTTATCAGATATAGCAAAAGGTGTAGGTGGTTTATTTGGATTATTATCACAACCAAGTGGTAGAGGTGGTCAATATAGTCCTGATAAAACTGGTAAAATTGACAGATCAACAAAATCTGATATTAAATCACTAAAAGCTACAAGTAATCAAATTAAGAAATCATTCACTAATTGGATTACTGGTGAAGATGATGAAGTAAAAATGATGTATGGAATAACTGATAAAGATAAAAGTCCTAATATGCTTCAACGTTTAGGTTATAATATATCTAAAACAGGTACTAATTTATTAAGTAATATAACAGGTAAAGAAATATCATATGGAGCTGGTGGAGCAATACAACATGAGATGACTCAAAAGTTTAATAAAACTGATAAGGATAGAGATCCAGAAAGAAGAAGTGTTAAGACAGATAATAAAGGATTAGTAAATACAGTTAAAAAATTTGGTGATTTCTTACTTAAATTTAATAAAACAGATAAAGATAAAACATCAGATAGAATTAAATCAACTAGAAAAACTAACAAAGATGATGAATTAAGTTTATTAGAAGTATTTAAAGGATTTGGTAAGAATGATAATGATAGAATAGCAGAAAGAAGATCTGTTAAGACAGATAATAAAGGATTAGTAAATACAGTTAAAAAATTTGGTGATACTTTAAACTTATTTAATAAAACAGATAAAGATAAAACATCAGATAGAATTAAATCAACTAGAAAAGATACTAAATCAGATACATTAAATTTATTAGATGTATTTAAAGGATTTGGTAAAAATGACAATGACAGATTAGCAGAAAGAAGATCTGTTAAGACAGACAATAAAGGAATAGTAAATACAATTAAAAAACTAGGAGATAATTTAAATCTATTTAATAAAACAGATAAAGATAAAACATCAGATAGAATTAAATCAACTAGAAAAGATAACAACGATGGAGGATTAGGTTTATTAAAAGATGTATTCCAAGGACTTAATAAATCTAATAAAGATCCAGAAAGACAAACAGTCAAAACTAAATATAATTTAAGTAAAACATTTGGTAATGTTACTAATACTTTACGTCAAATGAATAAGTCTTTACGAGGTTCAGATAGATTAAATGAAAATAATATTAAATCTGAAGAAACTGAAATTAAGAAAACTGTAAAGAAAATAGGTAATAAATTAACAAGTGGAGTTCATAATGTAACTAAAGTATTCAATCAATTTAGTTCTAGTTTAAATAAAACTTCTAAAGATATAGATAAGAATTTTGATACTAAAGAAACTAATGCATTTAAAACTTCAATACAAAATGCAGGAAATAAATTTAGTAAAACTATGAGAGGAATGGGAGATTCATTAAATAATATTAAAAATAATGCTATTAAAGGTATATCTGGATTCTTTGGTCATCAAGTTAATGAAACTAATAAGGTACAAAAAGAGTATGAGAAAAAAACAGGCATTAAGAGCACTCATAAGACTAAAGTTAATAGAAATAAAATCTATAATCCTAATAGAGATAGATCAACAATCACACCAACTAATAAGCCAAGAAATAATAACAATACACGCAAGAGAAAAACAACTCCTAAGAAGAAAACTACACCTAAGAAACAATCATTATGGCAAAAAATTACAGGTGGAGTAAAATCATTCTTTGGTTTTGGTGGAAATGATACTAAACCATTAAATCAACAAGTTAAAGCTAAAAATTATGTATTTAGTGATTTAGATTATCTTTATACTGAAGATAATAAAGGTGGTTCTTTAGAAGGGTTAAAAGATATAGGTAATACTCATAATTATGCTTATTATTCTCAATTAGATGATAGATGGGCTGAAACTAAAATAGGTGGTAAAAATACACTTGCATTAGCAGGTTGTGGACCAACATCTGCAGCAATGGTATTAACTCAATTAACAGGACAAAGAATAACTCCAGATACAATGTCTCAATTTGGAACTGATTATCTAAAAGGATTTACTTCACATGATTATTTCCCTGAAATAGCTTCTAAATTCAAATTAAATTATGATGAATTAAAGAATAATGATGTAGCTAAACTTAAAGAAGCATTAAAGAAAAAAGAAGGAGTTGTATTATCAGGAATTAGTAGATCATCAGTAATGACAACACCATTCACTAAAGAAGGTCATATAGTTGTAGCAACAGGAATAAAAGGAGACAAAATACAAATTAATGATCCAAGAGGACCAGGATATAGTGGAGAATATAATTTAAATGATGTATTAAGAGCTATGAAAGGTGGATTTGCATTAGGTGTTACTGAAGATACAATGAAACTTCAATTACCAAGCTCAGGTAAATATACAGATAAAAAACCAAAACCAAAAGAAAAATACAAACCAAGAGATCCAAAAGCTAAGAGAGAATATGAAAAAGAAACTTTATTAGAAAAACTTAAATCATCTAAAGCAACAAGAACTGTAGCAAAAGTTATTAAATCAGTCAAAGAAAGTAAACTAGTAAAGAAAGCTAAAGATATTACAGAAAAGGTAAAAGAAAGTACTCCAGTTAAGAAAATTAAAAATGTTTTTGATAAGGCTAAGAAAAAGGCATTAGAATTAAAAGATAAATTAACAAATAATCCAATAACTAATAAAGTTAAAGATGTTTATAATAAAACTAAAAATAAAGTAAAAGATGTAGTAGATAAAGGTAAAGAAATTGGTAAAAATATAATAAATAAAGGTAAAGAAATTGGTGGAAACTTATTTAATAAAGCTAAAGACATTTTAGGATTTGGTGGAGATTATACAAGACCATTAAACGCACAAGTTAAAGCTAAAAATTATGTATTTAGTGATGAAGATAATAAAGTTGATTCTAAAAATAGTTCTAGATCTAATGGTAGATTAAGAAATATAGGTGATACTCATAACTTTGCTTATTATTCTCAATTGGATAGTAAATGGAGTGGTGATAAATCTATAGGTGGTAGTACTATAGGTAGTTCAGGATGTGGACCAACTGCAGCAGCAATGGTTGTAACACAATTAACTGGTCAAAGAATAACTCCAGATACAATGGCTAAATTAGGTGAAGATTATTTGCCTGGATATTCTTCTTCAGGATATTTCCCTCAAATAGCTTCTAAATTTAAATTAAATTATTCAGAAATACAATCTGATGAAAAAGATCAATTAAGAGAAACATTAAAACATAAGAAACCTGTAATAATATCAGGATTTAATCGTTCAGATTCACTAGCTTCACCATATACAAGTAAAGGTCATATAATAGTGGCAACAGGAATAAAAGGTGATAGAGTACAAGTAAATGATCCAAGAGGACCTGGCTATAGTGGAGATTATGCATTAGAAGATATAATGAAAGGATTAAATAAAGGTATTGTATTATCAGGAACTAGAGAAACAATGAAAACAGGAATACCAAGTTCTGGAATATATGGAAAACAAGCAACAATGTTAGATGAATATCAAATGAGTGGCGATTTACCAGAAATTGGTCCAGATGATTCATTAGGTGAAGAAGGTAAAATAAAACTATGGGAAAAAGTTATAGGTTATGCTAGAGCATTTATTCATAAAATGAATTATGTATATGGTAGTGGAGCAATTAATAATAATGGATTAACAACTGACTGTTCACATTTTACAGCACACGTTCTTAATCGTGCAGCTGGACTTAATTTATCACCAAGCTCATCATCTCAAAAGCATGCCGGAACAGAAACTACAAAACCACAAGCAGGTGACTTAGTTGTATGGAATGGACACGTTGGTTTAGTGTCAGATTCAAATGGTAATATGATAGATGCAGGTAGCGGTAGAGTTGCTAATGAAAAGAGTTATACTAGCAATAAATATTGGAGAGCTAAAAGTAAACAATGGAGAACATTTAGACGTGTATTGAAAAACCCAAATGAATTAGTAGATCCAAAAGTAGATAATTATAATAAGAGTATAGGATTTAACGGAGTAGTAAGTTCTCAAGGTGGTCAATCACTTGACGGAACAGGTTCTGATAATAGTGATAGTACGAATACAGGACAAGATAATTCAGCAACAACAGGATCAACAGCACCATCAACATCAGAATTAGGTGTATTTGATCAATTATCAAATGCAATGTCAAATATAATCGGATCAATGTATAATGGTAAACAAGTAGATTTATTTGCTTCTAGTGGAAATACTGATAATAGTAATGCACCATCTGATGGAACAGGAGGTACAGCTCCAGTAACAGGTAAAGGAGAATTCCCTAAATACGCTTTAAATGAGGCACAAAAACAAGGATTTGCTAGATTAATTGATGGCGAACAATCAGGAACAAAAGCTAGATATGCTGAAGCTTCTATAGCTGCCAATTTAACTGATGTTTTTGGTAATGAATATGCAACAGTTGATAATCTATTAAAAAGAGCACTTACTGGAGGACGTATTGGTAAATTCAGTTTCCCTAGAGGATGGTTTGCTGGACCTAGTATAAGAAATTATCATAATACATCTAAGAAACCATCACAAACATCATTAGATGCGGTTCAACAATGTATAATAGAAGGTAAACGTACATTGCCTCGTTATGTTGATGAACATGATTGCTTTAGTGATATATCTTCAGTTACTAATGATGGTAAACCAATAAATAAAAAAGATAGAAGTGCATATATTCCACATAAAACAAAGATACACAATAGATATAATTCTTCAGGAACATTCTATACATTCCCAGATAGTAGTTCAGATCCATTCTTCTATACTAACGATGCAAATAGAAAAAAATGGGGTGATGATTGTTACAGTATTGGAGGTTCTTCAGCTGGAGCAGGATTTGGCGATGAAGATTTTATAATAGATGATAATTATAATGATTTAGATCATGATTTTGATTACTACTTCGATTCAGCAGGAATGGCTGGAACTTCAACTGCATCAAGTGGTGTTCCAACTACTTTAAATAATTATGCATATTATTCACAAGTAGATGATCAATGGGGTAGTGTAGGTGGAACTTCAATAGCTAAAGCAGGTTGTGGTCCAACTTCATTAGCAATAATCGGAACTCAATTAACAGGTAAAATTATAACTCCAAAAACGATGGCTACTGCAGCTAAGGCAGCAGGACAATGGAGTTCAAGTGGTGCATCATGGGGTTTATTCCCATGGTTTGCTAAGAAATTTGGTATGAAATATAAATCAATAGCACGAAATGATATAAGTGCAGCTAAGAGTGAATTGAAAGCAGGGCATCCAATAGCAGTATCAGGTAGAGCCACAGATAGAGGTACAGATACAGCATACACACCAAGTGGGCATATAGTACCATTTGTAGGAATTGACAGTAGTAGTGGAAATATAATAGTAAATGATCCTAGAGGTGTATCTAGAGCACATGCATATACAGATGAAGGATTAGCTAAAGGTTCAGAACACAATATGAGAGCAGGTTGGGCATTTATACCACCAGCAACAGTACCAAGTGACTTTACAACAAGTGGAAATTATACAGGTTCTAGTGGATCAGTTACAAATACTATATCACCAGGTAGCTCAGATGGCGGGCAATCAGGAGGTTCAACCGATGGAACTCAAGAAGCATCAGCACCAGCAATACCTGAACTAGGTGTATTCGATCAATTATCAAGTGCAATGTCAAATATAATTGCATCAATGTACAACGGTAAACAAGTAGATTTAAATGCTTCTAGTGGAACTACTGATAATAGTAATACAGATAATAGTACTGATAATAGTAATGATACAAATCCAGATGTTTCAAATATAACTGATAAGAAAAAAGCTATATGGACTTTCTTTACAGGTAAAGGATATAGTAAAGAGGCAACAGCAGGTATAATGGGTAACATGCATACAGAAACTGGTGGAACTTATGACCCAGCTATTATTCAAAATAATGGTAAAGGACCTGCAGCAGGTTTAATACAATGGGAAAACATCAATACTAAATCTGCAAGATGGAAAGAAATGTCAGACTATGCAGCATCTAAAGGTAAAAAATGGACAGATATGCAATCTCAACTTGAGTTTATTGATATGGAATTAGCAGGTAAGAGTAAAGACAATTACACTAATTATATGCTTAAGAAATCTGCTGGCGGATATGAAGAATATAAAAAAATGAATGATGTTTCAAAAGCAGTTGTTGCATTTGAAAAAGCAGCTGAACGTGCAGGAGTTAAAGCTTATAATAAGAGAATTAAATGTGGTCAAGATAACTATAATCAATTTGCTAATGCAGGATCAGGACCAGTCGATTTAACAAATTATACATCAAATACACAATTAGGAATATCTAATAATTATCCATATTACTCTCAAGCAGATGAGCAATGGAATACTGAATCATATGGTGGAAATACATTAGAAGAATCAGGATGTGGACCAACTACTTTAGCAATGATAGCATCAAGATTAACAGGAAAAGAAATAACTCCAGATATTATAGCATCAGCAGCATATAAAGCAGGTGTATGGGGTGAAAGTGCTAGTTGGGATATATTCCCTTGGTTTGCAAAACAATTAGGATTAGAATATTCAAAAATAAACGAAAATGATTTAGAAGGATTAAATAAATTAATTAATTCAGGAGAAGAGGTAGTGGCATCAGGTATAGTAAATGGAAAAGATGCAACACATTCACCATTTACTAAAGATGGTCATATAGTGTCAATAAATAAAAAAGGCTCAAAAGGATATATGATAAATGACCCTAGAGGTAAAAAATATTCAGGCTTATATTCTGCAAAAGATATAATAAACAACTCTTCATTATTAAGAGGAGCATGGGGTTATAAAGCAAAAGGAAATATACTATCTAATTTAGCAAAATCAGATATTAATCCAGAAAATCAAGAAAAAGGAACTGTTATTAACTTATATGATAATGCAGGATTAGGAACTAAATTTAAAAAAGAAAAGAATATTAATGTATCTACTCCAGGATTTATTGATAAGAGTAAAAATATTATTGATGATAAATTAAAAGTATATACACCAAAAAATAAACAACATATTACAGTAAGTACACCAATAAGTAAGCCTATAACAGACTTGAATATGGAAATACTAAATAAATTGAAAAATAATTTAAATAAACATGATAATTATAATGACACTTCATATAATAATAGTAACTCATATGTTAGTGCTTGCTTAGAAAAATTAGATGTAGTTGTTAAAGAATTAGAATCAATATCAGAAAGTAGTAGACAAACAGCATCTAATACAGCTCAACAAATACAAGTATATTCAGCAAATGAAAGTGTAGAAAATATAAAAAATAAATCTAAAAACGATAAAGTAAATAAGTTAGAATCAATGAACAATAAACCAGAAGATTCAAGAGTAAAAGTATTGGCTACAGATGAATATAGACTAGCTAGAATGATAGCTTCATTTAAGAAATAAAATTTGAGAGGGAGAGAGGATTTACCTCTCTCCCTCTTTATAAAAAAGGAGTGTGAATAATTATGCCAAACACAGATAAAGATAATAAAAAAAATAATAAAAATAAAAATAATAATACAAATAATAATGAAAATAATAACACAGAAGATGTAAGTGTTACCAAAGATTATGATTTATCAAATAAAGACTTACAAGAGATAATGAATAGGCAGATGTCATCAGTATCTCCAGATAGTATAAACAATAGATTGTTGGGACTGCCATATCAATTTTTAGATACTGCAGATATGCGTATAGATAAAGATAATGATATGGGTAGATTATTTTGTTATAATATGTTTACTGAAGCCCCAATAGTAACTATATTACCAGGTACAACTAAATTTTTACCTGATTATAAAAAATCTGAAAAAACAATTTTTCAAAATTTATGGAAAGGTATGGAAGAAGGAGATTCAAATGCAGAATCTGCATTAAAAAATTTAATAGATGATAATAGTGAATCACGATATTTTGATTTTGAAGCAGATTATGGTAACTATATAAAATATGTAAATTTAATGTGTAGAGTTACTGCAATATTACTAGGAATAGGTGATGATACACCTCCAGGAATTAGCACACCATATAAAAAATTTGACTGGGGTAATTATAAGTATTTTAATAATTATAAATTATCTTCAGGGGATTCTCCTAATATATTTGATAAGATTACAACTGAAATATCAGATACATTATTATCAGCAGTAGATGATTCTATTTCAGGTACACATCAATATTTAAGTATATATGTGGATCCATCATCATCATTCAATGAATCTACTTCAAATGAAGTTGCTAAGTCTGCATTGGAAGGTAAATTTGATGAAATGCAAAGTAAAATAAAAGAATATGCATTTTTTGCAAACTCAAATGCATTGGGTAATCAATTAAGCACAATACAAGGTTGGATAACTAACTTTATGGATGGTATAGCAAGTTTAGGTTCAGAAGATGGTTTTCTTAATGCATTATTAGGAAAAGGTAAACAGCAAATAGTTAATGGTTCGAATCTTATATTCCCAGAAATATGGCAAGATTCTTCATATGAAAAATCTTATACTATAAACACTACATTCATATCACCTTATGGTGATAAAGAATCGATATATCTAAATTGTCTAGTCCCAATGTTACATTTATTAGCATTGACTTTACCTAAACAAACTACAGCTAATACTTATACTGCACCTTTTTTAGTAAAAATGTTTTCTAAAGGTTGGTTTTCTTGTGACATGGGTATAGTTGAATCAATACAAATAGATAAAGGTTCTGATCAATCATGGTCAGTTGATGGTTTACCAACTCAAGTTAAAGTTACTTTAACTGTAAAAGATTTATATAGTCAATTAATGTTGTCACCATCTAATTCACCATCTCTATTCTTCTCAAATCAAGGTATGATAGATTTTCTAGGAGCTACTTGTGGTGTAGATTTATCAAGACCAAGTATAGAATTAAAAATAAAAATAGCAATGGCGATATTCTTTAATAGAATAACTGATATCCCATCTAACTGGTATAGATCATTAACAGGTAGTATTAATAACCGTATTAGAAGTTTATTAAACTAATAACTATATTGTAAGAAGAAAGGATGTATAAAATAATGCCAACTAAAAAAGATTTAAAAAAATATATAGAAAAATATGGTGATATACCAAAAGATTATTTAGAACGAATCCTTTTTATGCTGGAATATTTTAATATTACAGATAAGCATTTGAGTAATATAAAGAAAAAAATAAAATCTTATAAAGAAAGTAATTGGATATCTATAGATTTAGTTATTCACTTTATACCTAAAGCAACACCTAGAGCTAGAACTTCTAAGTTTGCTAAACATTTTTATGTATCAGATGCAGCTAGTAATAGTAAATTAATGCAGGATTTTGTTATGAAAAATTTACAAGAATATCCGTTGATAACTACGGCATGTAAATTCTATTGTAAAACATATTTCCCAACACCAGTATCACAAATGAGTAAAGAAGACATTATTTTATCAGAATTAAATATAATACATGACTTATCTAAACCGGACTGGGATAATTTGGGAAAAACCTATTCTGATATGATTCAGAAACATTTAATATTAGATGATTCAACAATTTTTGATGGTAGAGTATTGAAATTCTATTCAATACGTCCAAGGGTTGAAATTCATATAGAATATATGGATAAATATGATTCTAAGTATAATAAGAAGAGAATTGAATCCAGAAAACAATACAAAGATAGTATTGAGAAAATAGAAGAAAAAGGAACGATATAAACCAAGAATAGGGGGAACATTAATTGAACAGTTATGATATTTATGATTCAGAAAATATATCTAAGAAGCTCCAAAGAAATTTACAAAAAACTAAAAAGAAATATGATACTTATGATATATTGTGTACAATTTATGATGATTTAGATTATATATATGAAGATGCTAGTATTTCAGTTGAATTATCTAGAACAGAATTGTCGGTAATATCAACTAAAAAGAAAAATGGAAAAATGAATGATATAAAAGATTTTATAAATAATAGATTGAGTGAATTGGTTGATGAAGATGATATTCACTTATTATTTCAAATAATTGCTAATAAAAATAATATTTCTATTTTATGTAAAAGAAAGATAGAACACTGATTTTTTATCAGTGTTCTATCTTATTTATTTTTTGTTTAACATATTAGTTGTCATCTTTTTAATATCATTATATTTATAATCTTCTAATTTAAGAGTATACATAGTTTCCATTAGTGTATATTTTGCTATAGTATCAGCTAATATGAAATCCATGTCGATGCATTCAACTTCATCTGTAGCTAATTTGTCTATATCATTGATTGATTCAGTTATTACTTTATATTCATAATCATTTTCATATATATTTAAATCGTCAGTTACATCATCAAATTCATTTATATCTACACTTTCAAATACTTCTGACATTTCATTTAAATTAGAATCTAATATATCTAATAAATCATTAAATGTATTAAAATAATTCATTTTATATGCAGGTGTACTAGGTATAGCTTTAAATGATTCAAGAATAGCACTAACATTAGATTTATTAGTTTCTACTGCTTTTTTAAGTGTGTTAACTTCATATTCATTGTGCATATCATTCATTATATTAGTTAATGATTCTAATACATGTTTCATTTTATATGGTAAATCTAAGCCTTCTAATCCAGCATCTTTTTTATTCATTATAGGTATTAGAACTGTTGATCCCATATATTTTTCACATACTTCATTAGCCATATTTAAATTTGATTGATCATGGAGATTCAATTTATTATCTATTATATTTACACATTCTTCTAATATAGTGTCAACAGATTCTTTTATAGTTTTTTGTTTAGATTTTAATTCTTTTTTCTTTTCACTAATTGCTTTAGAATAAGTTGTTTTTAACCAATTTAAATGTTCTTGATATTGTTTCTTTTCCTTACCTTTTGTAGAATTTATTTTATTAGTAATAAATCTTTTGGCGATAGGTAGATCGTGCTGTACATATTCAATTTCTTTAACAGTTTTACAACTGTTGACCATTTTTAATAAATTTTTATGCGTTTTATTTATATCTGATGATCCTTTTATCATATTTGACATAATTCTTCCCATATTTCTAAAAGTAAATCTATATGCATCTTTAGATACTTTAGCTTCTTCAACTATATCAACATCGTCGAATAATTCATCATCTAAATCAAAAAATTCACAATCTTCATTTACAACATTTTTATCCATTTTATCTTTATCAAATTCAGTATCTATTTTTTTAGTATTGTTGTTTGAACCTTCTTTAGTGCAAGAAGATTTGTCACAGTCTTTACCTTCTTTAGTACAAGAAGATTTACTGCAAATGCAAGGAGATTTACCACATTCAGGGCATTTTTTATTGGAAGAAGATTCATTGCAAATGCAAGGAGATTTACCACATTCAGGGCATTTTTTATTGGAAGAAGATTTGTCACAGTCTTTACCTTCTTTAACACAAGAAGATTTATCGCATCCAGAACCTTCTTTAGTGCAAGAAGATTCATCGCAAATGCAAGGAGATTTACCGCATTCAGGGCATTTTTTATTAGAAGAAGATTCATTGCAAATGCAAGGAGATTTACCGCATTCAGGGCATTTTTTATTGGATTTCTTTTTATCTTCTTTATCTAATTTTTTATCATCATCTTTATCTCCTGATTTTAAATAACCTACTATTACATTTTTATTTGCTTCTTCCAATATTTCAAGATCATTATTTATTTCATCAATTATATCAGCACATTCTTCAATTATTTCATTTAATAATATTTCATCAATTTCACTATATGGCTCATATGATTCTTTTACTGAAGATTTCTTTTTAATATCTTTTATCTCTTTTAATCTTTTTTCGGCAATTTTAATATATATTTTATTGTATTTCACTATATTTTTTAATTGTAGATCAAATTTAAGATTGTCACAAGCCATATTTACTATTGGACCTAAATATGGTACACATAAAACACCAAATCTACCGAAATTCTTTAATAATTTTTTACATTTACCTTCATCTATTTCACTACGTTTTTTAAGTTCATTTTCTGCAAATTCAATTGTTTCTTTTGTATCAGTTATATCTCTTTCAAGTGCAGAAGGTGTTTTATACAATTTTACTAGTCCTTTATAACACAAAATGGAAAATTTTTCATCTACTTTCAGTACACCATTCTTTATAGTTAATCCTGCTTTTTTAGCACTTTCTATAAGTCCCTCTTCAACCACCATAAAGTCATTAATAGATTTCTGTATTGTTCTAAAATCGTGTTTTAAATCATTTAAATCATGTTTAGTTATAGCATTATTAGCTAAATCAAAAAATTTATTTTCACAAGACATGAATGCTTCAGTTATCGCATCTACATTATTTATACCTATATCAGTTGCTCTATCTAATTCATCAATGAAATTATTAAATACATCTTTCATTTCATCATTGTAAATGTTATCAGAATATTCATTAGCATTATCGTCAATTAATAAATTTTCTAATGATATTTCATTTAAAATATTATAAACATCTTCTTGATTATTTATTTTAGATAAATCTAAAGCATCATAACCTGATTCCAACACTCCTTTATAGTTAGTTCTTAATAAGCTATTAAATAAAGTGCCCTCTTCTATATTCACATTAGATATAAATATTTTATTTAAAGCTTCTGTAACTGTTTTTTCATCTTTAACTTCTGGATCATCACTTAATTGATTTTCTATTTCTTCCATTAATTCTTCATGATCAGCTTCTCTTTTCTTTTCGTCTTTAACAACATCAAGAATTTTATCTTTTATTTTATTAGATATTTGGTCAATACCTATAGAATCTTTATTATAATCTAAATTATTCTTTTCATCATTAGTCATATTAAATATTTTAATATCGTTTAAATCTTTTTCTTTGTCATTACATTCTTTAATTTTTCTATCAGCAATTTCAGCTGCACTTTCTTCACAAATATCCATAATTGATTTTAATAAAGGTGATTTAGTTCTATTATATCCATCAACTAGATATTTATAACCACCTTTTTCATCTAAAAATTTATGAACACTTTCTGTTATAATAGATGAATTAAATTCTTTAAAATCATCATCTAGATATAAAGCATTATAATATATATCAGCCATTACATTTTCAAACACGCCATCTAATATATTATTTCTCATATCTTTTAATACTGCTGCTTTATTATTATTATTTATAGCATTTTGTATACGAGTTTCTCTATATGATTTTTCACCTTCAGATAATTCAGGTTTTTGAGTTTCTGGTCCTTGAATTATTTTAGCTGTAACTTGTTCTTCAACAACCTCATTTTTATCAGGAAGATCAAAAACCTTTTTACCATATTTATTAAATTTGGCGTTCATTCCTGTTGAATGTTTTTCAACATTACGATTTGCACCGTCAAATAAATTCATATTCATTAACTCCTTTCTATCTCAATATTATAGAATTTTTATTATATTGTTTTTTATTCTAAATCTATAGTTATATTATGAATATCTATATTTAAAAATTCTGGAATATATGCAATACGGTCATCTTTAGATAATGAGTCTATATCAGATTTAGAATTTTCCACACATTGTACGAATGTATTATATCCGTTTATACTAATAAATTTTATATATTTTATATCATCAAATTCATTTTCTAATGATTGAATTAAATTAGAAATATAAATTCCATTCATACCATTATCATTAACTTCTTCAAAATAATCTTTAATAAATATTTTCATTTCCTCTATAGTTTCAGCTGCAGAATATGAATTAAATAGTGATACTTTGAAATGAATATCACAATTTACAGAATTCAATAATTCTTCAGTACCATCTACAGTAAAGTTATTAGAACGTCCATACGTATTAAAGAATTTCATATCAACTGAATAGTTATTAGTTTTATCATATATGATAGAAGTCATATGGCTATATTGATTAGTCAGTTGCTTAATTAAATACATGAACTTGTCATCATTATCTTTAATTTCTTCTGCGTTGATTAATGGAACATCTTTTATTAAAGTAAAATATTTAGCTTCATTTAAACGAGTATATTTCATATTAGAACGTAATACATTTAAAGGTTCTACTAAAGTTATTTTATCTTCATAAGTTGTGTAACTATTTGTAAGAGTATACTCTTTTAATTCTTCCATATAAGAGAATTTGTGATCAATTACCATATCATCATATTTAAAGAAAGAATATAATGAAATATCCAAATCAACCATATTTATCATAGTTACAATATCTTTACCTGTATTCATTTCTTTAAGATTACTAACACGTATTTTTTCATATACGTTTACATAATCATCAGTTTCTAGTTTAGTTTCAAATGTATATCTTCTACTTGATACATTATATTCTTTTAATTCAGCGAATGTATAACCTATTTCTTTACCAGATTTATCTTTTATTGTCATTAATACTCTTATTCTACCAGTATCAGATCCATCAACATTCACTAATGGACTATTTATATCTTCATCTGTGGCACTCATTACGAATTTTAAAGTATATGTGCTTTCACCTTTTAATGCATTCCTAGATATATAAATATAGTTACATATAAATTGCACCAATGATGTATTATTTATATAATCATATTCTAATGCAACTTTATCATTACGTGAGTTTAAATAATAACCAACAACACCACCTTTAGATACTGTCATTAAAAATGGATTTGTATAGATATATTCTTCATATAATTTATAATCATCATAAATTTTATTACCAGTAATACGAACTTCATTTCTACTATCTGCATTATATATGAATATATTCCCTGGTTTTAATATATGGCGTCCAGTTTGTGAGTATTCTAAATCATATTCTTCTGGATAAATTTTAGCATTTAATGTGTTAGTTTTATAAATGTAATCATTTTCATCACGAATTATTGCAAATGCACTAAATAGTCTATACATAACATCATCACGTTTTTTAATAAATATAACACGTTGATTATATTTATATTCAAATGAATTGAAATGACGCATTAAATCTGCTTCAGTTGTATATGATGTAACTGTAGCAAAATTATCTGTATTTATTCTCTTTAATTGCTCTAGTGTTGGTTTAGAACGTCCATCTTCTGATGGTGTTTGAGGTATAGCCAATAGTGGAACAGACGCATTGTAATCATATATACTGTCAGATGCTATATATACACTTACATCATCACCTGTATATAAATCAAAATTTGCTTTTGCACCATCAGTTGTCCAATATTTTATTAATATTTCTGAATTGTATTCTGGTTTAAAGTAATTTTCTTTAGTTGAAAATGATAATTCAATAACACCTTCATCTTTAAAACTATAAAAACAAAATGGTGTTTTTAAAGGTCTTGAATTTACTAATCGTTTACTTAATTGAACATATTCTTTTGAAGCATTAGTTTTATAAAATACTTCAAAATTAGCTAATTCACCACTATAAGTAAAATCAATAGTTGGTACATTAAGTACACTATTGTCAATTATTGTAGTTGTAGCTTCACCATAATCCACTTGACGTACAACTACAGCTAATGCTAAATATTTGGTTCTAGCATAATTTATTCGTTTAACTCTAATAAAAGGATTTACCACATTACTTAATGAATTTTTAAATGTTTTATCATATGAAGCAGTAAATATATAATCTCCCTTATATGGTTTTACAGTTATTTTAATATTATAATCTAATTTAAATCTATATCCCTCTAATTGTACATAAGTATTTTCATCTATGACATAAGTTTTAAAATTATTATTATTTGATTTAGAATAACGTAAAATATCTTGTTCATTAATTAAAAGTACTGTAGTCATTTTTGCAGGTTTTGCAAACACATCTTCATTACCAAAAATTGCAGCATGATTATATATTGTAGATGGAAATTGTGCTGTATTAGGAAAAATTTCATTCATTAATATTGGTACTGTATTAAACATATCTTCTGCTGCATTTGCATATAAATCAGTTATATAACCAATAGTACCTAAATTATATCCATTAACTAATTCTTTATCAAAATATTTTGGAGCTATATTATTTATAGCAAAATCTTTTATATCATAATTAGATGTATATTTTTTTGACAATTTTATCACTCCTTTCTATTTTAAGTAGGTCTAAACTTCAATTTATAAACAAGATTTCCTTTAGCATTTTTACCTGAAATTACAAAAGGAGCACCAGCCCAAGTTTGACCCATACCTAAATTTTTATCTTCATATGTTTTTAAATATTGTGCATTAGCATAATTAGATGATAATGCATTAAATTCAGCTAAATGTGTTGGATCTAAATCACGTTTAAAACTATATACATATTTTATATTTAATTCTGGCATTTTAGTCATTGTGTCTTTATCCCATGAGAATGTACTAGATGAAGTATTTGTAGGAAATACCCCAGTAAATTTACTCCAGAATAATATAGTTTCACCATCTGGACCTAATAAGAAGTAATATAGAGCAACTGCATAATCTAATACTTTAGTTTGTTTATATTTAGATTTAGGTGAAAATTCACCCCTGGAAACTTTTGATATATAATCAACCCATGCTTTATTCATTTTATAAATATCTACATTATAATCATCAATATAATTTATTGATATTTCTCCTGCAGCTTTAGATTCAATATCATTTCTACCATAGAATATTTTATAACCAGTATAAGTTTCACCAGCTTCTAGAGTTTTTATATATTCATCTGATACTTCGAATGATTTTGGATTATTTGAAATCATAGGATTGAATTGATGTTTATTAGTTGCATATTTAGTTAGATATTTAAGTAAGTATGGCTGATTCTTATATAAAAATAAATAAAATGGATCTGAACTTGCTTGAGTTTGTAATTCAGAACTTGACTTCATTATATTTAAATCAGGTCGTGTGAAAAATATTTTAGTGTGTGTTTTCATTAAATGGTAATCTGGAAAAGCCATATTCCATCTATTAAATTGTGTAAACATTTGTGTTATAACACTATCTGTATTATTTGATCTATCTGGATTACCAATACTCATATTTTTACGTATTTTTATCATCATATCTGAAATATTATCATCATTATCACTAATATAAACTCCACCTTTACCACTACCATTATTACTTTTCATTCTACGATCTAAAGTAGTATTATCTTCATCACCATATTTAACTATAGTTTCTTTATTCATATTTTTATTTTCTTTATAATTATTTTGCTTTTTTTCTTTTTTGACAGGTAAATCTTTTACTTTTTCAGCTTTCTTTTTAGTATTAGCTTCATAGTCTTTAGTTATTTTAAAATAACTAGTTGATGATGTTTTTTTATAATCATTTTGTGCAATCCATGTATTAGTACCTTCGATTCTATACCACTTTTGACCATTTTTAGTTGTAGTTAATTTATCAACAATAGCTTTATCTCCGTTTTTCATATATCCTACTATTTTATAACTTATATTAGGACCTGAACGAATATGAAGTCTGGCGTTACCAGTTGTTACTTGTATTTGTTTACGCATCAACCAACACCTCCTTTATTAATTTTTCATATGATATTATTCTATTGTTTCCCTTCTTAAAGTTTTACTAATAACAAGCCATATAAATAATTTAGAAAACAATAAATTAAATTAAGAATAAAAAATAAAGGAGTTGAAATAAATGGGAGTATTAAAAGATATAAGCGGTGCTATAAAAGATATATCTAGTATAATAAATCCTGCTGAAATTGGTAATGCAATTAGAGATGCGAGATCAACATCTTTATCTCGTAAAGGAGCAGAAGGAACACTACAATTTCCTAATTTAGTATCAAGAGCAAATGATATAGATGTTGCTATTATGATTAATAAAGCATTAGAACGTCAATATGCTGTTTTTACACAAATTACAATATCAATGAATCCATATTTAGATTTATCTAAAGACGGTGATGTAAATTCATATTTAAGACGTTTTCATCAAAACAGTAAAAAAGGATTTTTAAATACTATAGGTGATTTAACATTAGAAGATAATGCTTCAGTATTAATGAATGATGATGAATCATTAGAAGCATTATTTATTGTAGCTGAAGGATCAAGTTCAAAAGTAATTAAAGATAATAATGATAACCTTTATTGTACAATGGATTATATAAATGAAAATTGTTTAAATGATTTATATACTCCAAAAGACCCTAAGGTTAATTTTAAAAATCCAAATTTAACTAATTTCTTTAATAATAGATTATTTGATGAAGCAGAGATAGTTACTGAAGCTAAAGGTAAAAATAAACAATATAAAAATGATTATGATTTAAAACTTAAACAATTTAATCATAAAAAATCAATTGATAGTGCAAATACCTTATTTAATAAGGAAAAATTTATACATCAAAAAAATCAAGATGCGTTGAATTATAATTTAAAAGATTTACAATTTCAACAAAAACAAGCACAAGATGACTATAATAATGAATTTAAAGAAAGACAATTCCAATATCAACAAGATCAAGATACTATAAATAATCAATTTAGAGAACAACAACGTCAAGATCAAATAACAAGAGATATTGATAATATGGAATTACGTCAACGTGAAATGAATATTAATAATATGGGTAACACAAGTGTTAAAATGAGTGACAGTGATTGTAAAAAAGCAAATGAATTAGTTCCAACAACATTAGCTGTAACTTTAAATGTTAAAGATGAAGGTAATTTTGGTGGTTCTATTAATTTTGTATTAGGAATAAAAACTGTAATGCACCCTATAACTTCAGATGAAATGATTAGAAACCTTGTATTAGCATGTAAAAATAGTTCTAGTTTCTTTAAATTCATAAAATGGACTACAGGAGAAATTAAATTTGTAAAAGACTTACTTTTAAATATAACTGATATAAGAACAGATGTTTTGAATACTATGTCTAAAAAAGAATCAGGTTGGTTTACTGCTTTAAAAAAAAGAAGACTTACATCTGGATTTAAAAGAATGGTAACTAGAAAAGGATTATTACCTAATGCATCAGTTACTGTAACTATGGATGAAGTACAAATAATACGTAGTCAATACGGGTATGATTTAACTGACCCTAAATTAGTTATTAAAATAATGCAAGAGTATTTCTTATTATCATTTGTAATAGTTGATTCATCTCAAGAATTAGCTATGTTTTTATTTGATGGTGAAAATCATTTCCAAACAATGTCTTTCACAGGATTAGAAAGAGAAAATAATAATAAAAATGATTTTAAAGAAATATATAAAATGATAAATAGTGGTAGAATATAGAGAAAGGAGGATGAATGTTTATGTTATTAAAAAATCCTTGTTTTAGAATAATAGAAGAAAATTGTGCTGATTATAGAGAAAGAGAAGAATTATATCAAGTTTTAGAAACTAATGCTCAACAAATTGGTGAAAGAATGATATCAAATTTATATGGGAATACATTGATGAAATCTGATATAGATTTTGGTGATATACCTGCATCTAAAGGTAATATAGAAAATTGCAGTGCATATCCTGTAATAACTTCAACACTATCAGTATTATCATCATTGGCTAGACAATCAAAAACTAATATACCTGAAGTAATTACAATTGAAAAATCAATAACTTATATAAAAACACAAAGACATAATTTTGAAAAAGCATTTAGAATGCAATCAGATGCATTGATAATGTATTATAATGCATTAGTCTATTCATGTATAGAGGCAACTTCAATAGTGTTAAGTAATTATGTTGATTATATTAAAAACCCTAATAATATAAAAATGACAGTTAAAAAGAAATCGCAAAGTCATTTGACTAATAAAATATGTATGCAAAATTTAAATTCATTTAATAAGAGTTGTAAAGATGGTAGTTTTAATAAGTTATCACAACAATTACTTTCAGGTAATATATCAAAAAATATAGAACCTACTATATCTACAGAATCAGTAGGTGCTATAGCTATGGGTGTTGGTATAGCTATGAGTATAATACCATTATTACGAACTGTAATATATTATTTTTATTATTCAAGAATGAAAATGTCTAATTTCCTAGAACAACAATCATATTTTCTTCAATTAAATGAAGCAAATATAAATTCTTCAATATTTGATGCTAAAAAGAAAAAAGAAGTTTTATCTAATCAAAAAAACTTAATTAAAAAATTTGAAGATTTATCAGATAAAATAAGAATTAATGATAAATTGACAACAAATAAAGTTGATAGTCAATTAAAAAATGAAAATAAGAATTATACACTAAGTAATATTCAAAATGATATTACTGGCGGACTTATATAAGGAGGTGATGAATCTATTATGGATATAAAAAGTTTGATTAAAGATACTAGAGAGATATTGAGTTTAAACAAATACAATGATGATCAAGTTATATTATCAGATAGTGATAATGATGTATTATTAGAAAATGCATTATATGATTATAGACAAAAATCATTAGAAATATTCGGTCAAAAATATATTAATGATATATTACTTGAAGAGATGATATTTGATGATTCTAATATAGAAAATTTAGAAATTATTGAAGAATCTGTTATCGAATCATTAAAAAATTTAAAAAATAGTGTTGCTGAAAATATTAAAAAATTGTGGAAAAAATTTAAAGAATGGATTACAAATATAATAAACTCAATAAAAAAATTATTTGTGAAAGAAAAAGAAATAAAATTTGAAGTAAAAGTACCAGAAGTAAAAGTAAATCATGAAGGAATAAAAAATGCAATGGATGAAGCTGATAAAGTGATGAAGAAAGTAGAAGCTAATGATAAAAAAATTAAAAAAATTGCATATTCAAATGATTTAAAACAGATAAAATTAAAAGAAAATAAGAAATTTGTGTATGATAGTTTTAAAGAAAAAGGTAATAAAATAAAATTCACTTCTTATTTATATAAATTAGATGGAGATAAATTTATGGATTTTGCTGAAAAAATAGGTCAAGAAGGTGAAAAATTAGTTTATGCTGATGATGATGCATATGATTCACCATCATTCCATAATGTTAAAGGTCAAGATGTTAGAAATGCAGTTATGAAAATATTACCTGGATCTCATACAACATCTAATCTAAATGAACATCTTAGATCATATATAGCTTCTTTTGTACGTGATAAAGAAAAGAAAGAACACATGCTAGGAGATTATGATGTTGATGAATTATATAATATAGCTTTTGATAGTCAAAATATAGTTTCAAATGTAGTTGGAATTAGAACATATTATGATAAATGGTTTTCAAAAACTATTAATGAAGTCAATCAAAGTGATGATGATAAGAAAATAAAACGTATTAGTGATGTTTGTAAAGAAAGTATGAAATATGTAACTATGATTATTAAAATATTTGTGAGTGAATATAGAGCTGCAGCTATTACATGTAGAAGAATTTTATTAGCTGGTGTTAGATAAAAAATATATATAAGAGAAGGAGGTGTAATAACCACAATGAATATTCGAGATATTATTGAAGAATCATTTGATGATTTGAAAAATAAAAAATATTATAATACTGAAGAATATTTTTTAGAATCTGAATTGGATGAAGTTATTTCTGAATCATATATTGATGATGCGATTAATGATTTTAGAAAAGATATGATTAAATTAGAAAGTGATTTTTATATAAATAGTATAATACTAGAAGAATTAACTTATGAATCAGATAATTATGAATTAATTGAAGAATCTATTATTGATTCAGGTAAGTCTTTTGTGTCTAATGTAATTGAAAAAGTTAAAGAATTATGGAGAAAATTTAAATCTTGGATACGTAAAATAATAGATTCAATCAAAAGCTTCTTTTCAAAAGAACAAATAGCAGAAGATACAAAATCTGAATCTAAAGAATCTGAAAGTAACAATAAACAATCAGAAACTAAAAACGTTGAAACTAAAAACGATGCGTCTAATCAATCAAATACCGATTCGAAAACAAAAAAATATAATAATACAAAAACTAAAGCTGAAGCTATGAAAGGAACACATAGATCAGTATTAAGTGCAAAAGAACATAATGCTAAACAATATGATATAACAGATACTAAATTAAACATTAATTATCATTTAAAGAAAGCTACAACAGTACGTTTTAATTCATATATGTATAATATAAAATTTGCAGAATTTAAAGAATCAATACTAGATATAATCTCAATAGGTGAATCAATCATGGGTCAATATAAATGGAGATATAATTCAGAAGGAAATGAAATGGTTGATGATAGAAAGAAAAGAATTGCTAAATTTAAAGAATATATCGAAAAGAAAGTAGGACACTCAGCAGGTAGTGATATATACACACCTTGGAAAGTATATATTAAAAGTTTGGTAAGAAATGATAAAATAGAAAATCATGGGGTTGAGGATTTTAAATTAGAAACAATAAAAAGTATTGCATTTGATTCTTCTGATTATATGAAACAAATAAAAGATTTAGAAAAACGAGTTGACAAAGTTTTCTCAAATTGTATTAATGAAATGACTCAATTTGAAAAAGAGATGAATAAACTAGATGAAAAAGAAGCTAATCGATTTGTAACTGCATATAAAGATACGATAACTACTACAATTAAATTTGCAACTTCAGGAATTAAAATATTTACAGCAGAATATAGATCTGCTTCTAGAGTATGTAGAAAAATAATTAAAGCATTGATGAAAAATTAATATAATGAACACTTATAAAAACAACCTAATAGTAAAAAGATAAAAGATAAATATTAAACAATAAAATAAAAATAATGAAGAAAATAAGGAGGTTTATAATAATTATGGATATAAGAGAATTATTAGAACAAAGAAAGAGAGAATTATATGGTGAAACTTCATCAGACTCTGAAGTTACACTAGAAAATTTTGGTGATGTATCAGGTGAAATGGGTACAGACATTGAATATTTAGGAGATTTGACTGTAGACGATGAAACTGAAACTTCAATGGAAAGCAATGAATATTTTACAGATGCAGAATTAAGAGACATAGAACTTGAAGCATCTCAAATAGAAGATCCAGATGCATATATCAGTCAAGTGATAGAAGAAAGTACTACTGATATACTAGAATTTGTTGGAGAATCATATATAAACGACTTAATTTTAGAAGATGCTTTATTTGATTGTGAAACAGCTGAAGATTTAGAAATTATTGAAGAATCTGTTAAAGAAAAAGCTGTAAATTATAAAAATTCAGCTATATCAAAAGTTAAAGGTTTATGGGCTAAATTTAAAGCTTGGGTTAAAAACCTTTACCAAGTTATAAAAAATCAATTTACATCAGGTGAAAATTTAGTTAAAAAATATAAAGGACAAATATTAAGTGAATATAAAAAAAGAGGATCTAAAATAAAAGTAAAAACTTATAATTACAAATTTAATACTAGTTCTATACAAACTGCAGTTTCATCATTAGAAGTTGCATTTGAAGAATTAGTTGGAAAAAATAAAAAACTTGATAAAGAAGAAACATCTAAAACATTTGCTGCTAATAGTGGTGCTAAATCAACTAAAGGTAAAGATCTTAGAGCATATGCTGCAAAATGTGTTAGAGATGGTGAAAAGAAAGAATATACACTTTCTCAACTTGATATAAACAGTATTATAGATATAGCAGGAAATGCTAAATCAGCAATAAAACCTTTAAAAGAATTCCAAAAAGCTGAAGAAGATTTCTTTAAGCAAAGAATAAATGAAATTAAGAATACAAGCTTTACTGAAAAAGTATATGAAGATAAACCTTATATAACAGGTGAAAATAAGAGCAAAGACGAAGGAAAAGCAATAATTTCTTCTCAAGTTAGTGCAGCTAAAAGAGGTATGAGTATAGGTTCTACTTTAATTAAATCTTATATTTCTGAATTAAAATCTGCTAATAGAGCTTGTTTAGCAATAGTTAGAAAATTATTAAATCAATCTTCTACAGGCGGAGCAACTGAAACAAAACTTCATAAAAAATTGAATAAAGAACAATAAATAAAAAAAGATACCTTCAAATAATATATTTTTGAAGGTATCTTTAATAAAATTATTTGATAAAAAGGTGGTGAATATAAATAATGTCAATTTCAGAAAATTTATATAATTCAAATTTAGAGCTTAAAAAAATTATTCATCATAATAAAACATATGAAATTCCATTAAATGATATAATAAATGATGTTAAAGCTGTTATAATTGAAAAATACAATACAATAGATTTATCTGATGCTTCAGAAGATAATATTAATTCATTAATAGAAAGCATTATAATTAAACAAGAACAAATTAGAGATACAATTGTAAATGAATCATTTAAACCAGGTAAAGCATATAAACATACAAATGGTGAAAAATTATTAATTCATGATTATGTTGATACGTATTATTATGGTAAATGTTTATTAGCTGAAACTGATAAAGCTGACTATAAAGTGGTCGGCGATAAAGAAGAAAATTCAAGTAATTTTAAAGAAATTCCAATGTGTGATTTTATCAAATGTGAAAAAGATATAGATGTAGATAGGGTTTTTATTCCAGATGATGAAGATGATTCATTTACTAGTACCGAGGAATGTTTAGATTATGAATTATACTTATTAGATAAGACTTATTGTGATATAGAAAATATAATATATGAATCTTATAAATGTTTGTATCAAGATGAAGAAAACTATATACAATCATTGGTAGATAATATAGTATTAGAAGCAGATAATGAAAACCGAATTAAAAAAACTGGTGTTGTTAAAGGTGTTGCTAAAGCAGGTGCATCTGTTGTTAAAGGTGCAACTAAAATGTGGGAAACGTTATTAAATTTTCTTAGAAAAATAAAAGAAATGTTTTTATCTAAACATAAAAAAATAACTGAACGTGATGCTGAATGGTTAAAAAATAATCGTGATGCTTTATTAAATATGAATACAAATGGTGTAGAAATAAATATACACTCTGATTATGATCGTTCATATGAACAAGGTAAAACTCATTTTATTAATTTTAAAACTGTAATAAATAATCAATATAATAATTTTAAAGATTATGATTCATTTAGAAAATCTTTAAAAAAATTTTGTGATCAAAATGATGATTTAAAATCAGGGTTAACAAATTTATATAGAACTGGTAAAACTAATTCTCAATATTCTATACAAACAATAGCTGGTGGTGGTGTTAAAAAAGTAATAGGACCATTAGTAAATTTCTGTGAATCATTTATAAATGCATATAATGATATTAATAAAGAATTAAAAGAATCAGAAAATTTTATTATGAGATTAAAACGTGAAAGTGATGCCAGAAATGTTAGTGTTAAAGAAGGATATTGCTATATAGAAGAGTCTTATTATTCTGATATGGATTTAGCACTATTTTATGATTTTAATACAGTACTAGAAGCAGATGAAAATGATAATAATAATAATAATAAAACTGAGACTTCAGTTAATCAAAAGGCTGACAATAATGATAATAAGAAAATAGAAGTTAAACAGCGAGATGATATAAAAAATACTACAGATAAAATGTCTGACAATCAATTAAGTTTTTATAATAAGGTATGTAGAGATAAGAATACTGGTATAACTACATTTATGTCAGCAATGGAGAAAAAATATTTTGAATCAATTAAAATATTAAGAGGGTTACTTAATGCGAATAATAAAAAAGAGGAGAAAAAATAATGCGTTGTGCTAGACTAGATGTGGAAAGAAAGTATGTATAAATATATAAGAAATGAAGAATAAGCATTAGATGCTTATTCTTCATTTGTATTTTGATTATTATTACTATTATATAAAAATTCTGTATTTGTATACGCTTCATTAGTCATAAATAAATCTTCTGATTCATAATCATTCCAATCACTAAATCTATCTTCATCTCCAAATTCATTAACTTTATCATTTTGTTTTTTAAAATTACATATAGTGGATGAATCTAATTCTTTACCCATTTTAGTTAAAGTTGTTAATACTTTTGATATTCTATAAGTACCACCATATGCTTCATTTAACTTTGTGTTTTGAAATATTAGTTTAAAACATTTATTTGGTGCTAATAATTCAACATCAACGTCTTTTAATACAACATTAACATCATATTCATTTTCAATTAATCTCATCTTTCTACTGTTTTTAGCATATTTATTATTAAATTTTTGGATTTGAATATTAGTTTGTGATTTACCTCTTTGCTTTAAATCTCCATCTATATATGATACTGAACCACTTTTAGAATTAATTAATACTGTTTTATTACCATACACTGCATTAGCAACAACTGATTTATTTTTAATATCAGTAGATTCTGTATTTGTAAATATATTATTTTTTTCTTCTTCTTCATCAATCATTTGACCTGCAACTAAGTTGTAGTCAGATTTTTGACTAAAGATATAAATATTTGTTATCTGTTTTTCTTTTGGACGCCATGCAGTACAATATGCACTTTTATCTATAAAATAAATAGTATTAAAATCCATAAAAAATAGTAAACCTTTATTATAAATACCTTTAATTTCTTGTAAATAATTGAATGTTTCAATAACATTCATTACGGGACATAGTAAATTTGATATTTTTGATTTATTATTAGATGGAGTCATTAATACATTTTTATTTAGTCCAGTATATCTTAATACATATGCAATGATATCATTCATTTTACCTGATTCTACACATAAATTTAAATCTTTATTTCCTGAGTTAATATAATCTTCAATAAATAATGCAAAGTCATATACATCTCTCATATCCATAGGGTTACGAGATTCTTTATCAGTTTTATTTAATTCTTTAGTCATATCTACAATATCTTGTTCCATTATTGGATTTTCATCTATTATATGAGTACAGAATGTTTTATTAAAAAATGTATCAAAATATAAAAATTTATTTTTAGTATTATAATAGTTTTTATTTATTTTTATTATAAATTTAACTGTATCTTTTTCTTGAATCACTTGTTTGTATTCAAGTTGAGTCAATGCTATTGATACATTTAATACAGGAGTGTATAAAGAATCATAATCGTATTCTAGTAATATCTCAGATACGAATGCTGGTTCAACATCAATAGTTTTATCTTTTAATACTATTGAAAATTTATCTACTTTATATTTAACATATTCAACTTTGGTCATTAAATCTTGTAGTTCCATAATATCACCTCTTTATTCGGTTGTTTTTATATTTCAAAAAAATAAATGGTGTGCTTTCACACACCATTTATTCATTAAAGTTGTTTCATTTTAACTAATGCGTCATAACGCTTACAAGTCTTTTTAATTATTTTTGATACAACTTCAGCGTCATCTTCATCTAATTCTTGACACATACCTCCACTTACCATTATTATGTCTATATAACCAACATTTTTCATATCAGCTTCTTTTAATACTTCTTTGAATTTTTTGAATTTAGTTTTCTTACATTTAAATTCACAAAATTCTTTTTGTTCGGCATTACTAACCAATATTATTTTGTCATATATTGTGAATTCTTTTTTGGTCATATCTTCTAAGACTGTATCTTTAAATTTTTGTATCATCTTTTGATCATCAATTCTGATAATCACTTTTTGTATAAACATATAGTTGTTTAAAAACTCACTTTTCTTAAATTTTCTAAAACCTTTCATAAAATATTACCTCCTAAAATTTTTAATTTAAAATAATTTTATTTTACTATTTTTATATTTACAACAACTTAGAATTTCTAATAAGTTTAAAGGTTGATATACAAAATATTCATCATTTAATTCTTTAAGTTCTTTGTTATCAAACTTATCTTTTAATTGAATGATTATATTATGCTTTTCAACTTCTTTTATTTTTTTATATTGAGTATCTAAGTCAGTGCAAATATAATTTTGAAATACTTGTTCTTGCACATTATCTTTTAATATCTTAGATAATATAAATATATTGTTTACTTTATCTGATATTAAACCAATGTCTTTACCTTTTTGAATACCTTTAATTATAGTTTTAAAACCCATACCCTTTATCTTATTTAAAGAACGTAATTCATTCCCCATTATAGATAACATAAAAGGTATTATATTATAATTAATATCATATTCACCAGGTAACATTTTTTCTTCAATGCTCATCATATCTATTACATTTCCTTTATATAATATATAACTGTTTTTTTGTTTAGGACGCAAGACATAATAATCCTTCAAACAATATTGATAATCATATCTATCAGTTGATACAATGAAGTTATTTTTACTTTTGTTTTCATTCTGTGAGTCTATAATCATAGGGATTAATGAAGGCTCAATATTACCACTTTCGATTAAATAAACACCGTCGATATATTCTAGTATAGTTTTAAGTAAAGATAAAGAATCTTCTATAATATTTCTTAAACCTATATTAACATTACTTTTAAACATTTCTTGATAATTATATCTATAATCTGGTTTTACATCATTATTTATATAATTTACATCAAATGGATAACCCATAAATATATAAACTTTACAATAAACTTTTTTAGATGCAAAATATAATCTATAATGTGATGCTAGATTAAATACATAACTTATAAATTCTAATATTCTTTCATTCTTTTTAATTCTCAATTCATTATCTATATTAGCATGAATTATTCGTCTAAGTAATGGTTCAAGATTTATATATAAATAATTATCTTTAGATAAATCTATATTAGAATTCGAAATAAATTTATTTAATATCTCGAATTTTATTTTGTACATATTAAAGAAAACTTCCATAAACTGTATCACCTCTTGTTATATAGTTAATATGGAAATTATTCTATATTAATTCTTAACTTATTATCATAATTATAGTCAAAGCGTTTTTGTCTTTTTTCCAATGCATTTTGTAATGCACTTATAGAACCATAATCTTCATTTAATAATAAATCAACCAGTGCATCAGCCTCTTCATCACTTAAAGAAATACCTTTACCCATTATCTCTTTACTTATATTCATATTTCTAATATCTATGCTTGGTTGATTATCATTCCATGATATTCTAGCAACTGATTTAGACCAATCACTTGATGGTGATTCCTTTACGGAACCTAGAAATTCTATGACCTCATAATTATAATCATCTTTATTTACTCTTGCCATATTATTACCTCCTTTATTATAAAGTTTTGTTTAAAAAAATTAAGAGAATAGAATTCACTATTCTCTTAATTTTTAGTCTACCATTTTCTACTTAATTTTGCTAAAGTTTTTGATGCACTATCATTGTCTGATTCGAATGAACCATTAGTTCTTAATGTCTTCCAAACTATCATTACAGATTCACCTTTTATACGTTTTGCTTCTGTGATATTTAATTGGTGTTTTCCAGGTTTTGCTAATAACATTAAACCTAATACCTTAAATATATCTAGTAAGCAAACAACTTGATTTCCTTGTAGGTGTAATTTTACTTCTTTTGTCATTGGTTTTAATAATGCAGTCAATTGTTGGTCTGGATAATATAAACCACTATCCATTTGTCTCTTTAAGAAATCAGCAACATCTCTATTGTTGTTGCTTGTTCTTATACATTTTGAGTGTTTGTTTATAAATACTCCGACCATAACTTCTGGTCTTTTTTCATTTCCTGCTACAGAACATTTTACGAATACATCATTTATTCCTTGTTTTTTGAATAAGTTATAAACGAAACTTTCAACCTCACTACTTGTTATACTGTAAATTACTCCTATTGGGTCTAAAGACACTGCCTTACTTAATAACCCATTTTCAATATTTGTATTTGTATTATTATTCATATATATTACCTCCAAATTTTATTTTATTTAAATATACGTTTAAATGTATATTTATTTTTATTCATCTTTATAATATATAATTATTTTTTTATGGATTTCATATTTATTTGTTAGCATATCTAATTAACATTGCAGATATTTGTTCAATATTTCTATCCCAATGACCATCAGTACAGTAAGTTGTTTTCATTTTACTAGGAGTATTCATTCCTTTTGCAAAATAATTTTTTGTAATAAGATTACACCAATAATCTAAGCAATCTGCAAGTGTATCAAATTTTTTAGCACAATTAAATGGATCCCAGTCATATGCTGCTATACCAAACATATTATTTTTAGCTTTACCTATATGAGATTCACCTAAATGAGATTCATTAACTGCACAAGCGATCATTATTATTGCATTAATTCCATATTCTTTTTCACAAATTAAAAATGTTAATTCCATACCTTTAACACGAGGATAATTTGCAACCATCTTTTTAATATCAGATAAATCAGCATTTGAAGGCTTATCCATTGTCGTACAAAAATCACCTTCACGTTTTTTAGTATATTCTTTATATTCTTTTTCAGTTAATACAGCTTTCTTTTTTATAAAACCTTTATCTATTTTATAATAATCATCAACTGATTTAAGAATTTTAACTTTTTCATACGCATCTAATTGTCCGACAACCTTTTTATTTTCTCCAGTTGAATCATAAATATTAAAATATCTAGCATCTGCAACTATCATTTCAGTAGCTACTACACTCTTTTTAGATTTTTCTACATTTTTAACTTGTACTTCTGTTTGTGTAACATTATTTTTTTCATGTGAATGTTTTATAAGTTCATCCACTTCCATCGGTCTTGAAGATCTATTTCTTGAACGTATTTCTTCTATTTTTTGATGTCCATGTGTACCACTGAAAGCATCGGGTACAGCATATACCATTGAAGAAGTACCAATTGCCATAAACATAACAATTGATAATATTTTTAGCATTAACTTGTTTTTCATACTCAATCGCCTCCGAAAATTATTATTTAATTATATGTTCAGTATATAGATAATATGTAATAAATAAGATAAGTTAGGACATCCTAACTTATCTTATTTAAAAAATCTTCTATACTTGAGTCATTTTCAGTTTCTTCAATTATTATTTTCTTCCCTTTATTATCCCAAAATTTATCTAAAGGGATTAAGAAGAATTCATTAACACTAGTTTCTTTTTTACTCATTAAATATAAATTATCATTTACATAGACAAAATCACCTAGCATAGTTTTATTTGATGGAAAATATACTGAATCATTATTATCAGAAAGATTTTTCTTTAACCTAAAATAATCAATATCTGATAAGTTTGTATCAATTCCATATTTCTGTTTCATTCTTTTTAATTGATTCATTATTTCAGTTAATTCATTTTTATTAAAAAATAAATCTAATTTATCTTGTGATGAAATATAATCTTCATATGATTCTTTTACAATACTATTACCAATAGTTATACCAAAAAGGTCGTCTATTTCTTCCATAAGTTCTCTTTTTTTCTCATCAACTGTAAATTCATTTATATTATTTGATAATTGTTGATAGTTATTTTCTTCTACATATACAAAGTCTTTATCTAAAAATTTTAATATTTCATTTGATTCTAATACTTCCACTGGTTCATTTATATTAAATTCATTAAAAGCTTTTTTAATATTAGATGCTAAGATATATCTTTTAGATAATGGACAATTATTGAAATTTTCTATAACTGAAAATACATCATATCTATCATTCATATCATATTCTCTACTTAAAGGTAATCCATACATTATTCATCACCACCTTCAATTTTATGAAAATCTTCTACTGATATTTTTGAATTGAAAAGCTCATCTGATACATTTTTAAGTAATGCATTTATACCATTATTTTTATTCCAATTTAAATATGAGCCTATATTATTATTTGGATCATTACTTAATGATACATCATTATTAGTTCCGAATTTTATAATGGTTGTGTTATCATCATATTTTAAATTTTCAGTAATAATTTGCATTACAGTATTTTTTCTTTTAAGTTGTATACTATCATCTATTGTTATTGAAGATATATCATCCATCATTCCAAATATTCCTCGTTGAAGATTATTGTTTATAGCAAATGTTATATTATGAGCATATTCATTTACTGGTTCTAGATTTTTACTATATCTATTTATTTTTAAATCTAATTCTGGAATAGCTACACGACACATCCAAGCTTCTATTTCTTTAACAGCATCTATATTTTTAAAGTCAGAATAATTATTAGTGTATTTAATACCATTTAAATAACTCGTTAGTGCTTGTAAATCACCTTTCATTGCTTTAGCATCATCAATATCATCTACTCTTGAAATACCTTTTAGGAAATGTTGTTTAAAAGCATTCACATCTCTCTTATATTGCTCTTTAGATTTTACATCATCATATTTAGATGATATTATTGAGTTTAATAAAGGAAAACATACATAAGATTCAGTCACATTAAATTTTTCAGTTACTGATTCATAATCATTTAATTTTAATATATCCACATCTGACGCATAACTTTCATTTACAGCCTTATTAACTTCTTTATTCATTTTAGATTTAGAAGATGAACTTATGTTTTTACTTTTTATATCCTCATCTAATATTATCTTAGGTATTTTTTCGTAATCACCATATTTCTCTACATATTCTTTACTTATTCTAAAAAATTCAAATAAGTTATAGTAGTTTTTATTAGTTAATTTTATATAATGATTTATTTTTTGAGTGTGCATTACTTTGTCTTTTAATTTTTCTTTTTCTTTATCTACATCTTGTATTTTATGATGCAGATTAGGATTATCCCCACCATCTTTAACTTCTATTTCAAGTCCTAATGACATTATATAAAAATCAGGGATGTAAAAATGTTTCTCACCTTCATATACATAATAATATGTGTGTGGTGATGGTGAAACTATATCAGATGGATCCCAATCAAAAAATAAATCCATTGTTTTTAAGAAGTCTAATTCATAAGAACCAACATATGGTTTATCAACACCTTTAAAATTATATACACCTGATATACTTCTATTCATCAACATTTTACGTTGATGATCAGGATCATTCAATAAATTAACTTTACCATACACACCGATCATTCTTTTATCAACAATTTCTTTATATTTTATTTTACATGCAGGATCATTACAAAATCTATTATATTTTTTAGTCTTTTCATTAAAAGTTGTAGGTTGTTTACACATTACACAGTTACCATGTTCTCTACCAGTTTTCAAATAATAATAAAAATGTGCAGTAGACATATCTGGTGGTATTTGTGCAGAATGTTCTTCTTCTAAATGTGAATACAAACCTTCTAATGAAGAATACTTTTCTTTACATATTTTACATACAAACATATATAAATTAACCTCCTTATTTAGTATTTTTTTCTAATTTTAATAAATTGTTGCCGAGGTTTATTAGAATTAAAATGATATATTTTTTTGTAAGCTTCACATAATATTAAGTAAATAAAAATAAATTATTGAGGGAGGTTTTGTAAATATGTCTGTACCAAAGGATGTCGGATATGGTCTAGATGATTTCCAACGTATGAAAGTTTATACTGAAGCCGAATCAATAGCTAGATATATATTAAATATTCTATTAATGAGACCTGGCAATTATCCTGGTTTACCTCATATAGGGTTAAATGTTAGACAATTATTGTATGATAATTTAGAAACATTTGATGCCACAGCATTAAAAGAACAAATATATACCCAATGTGGTGAAATAATGCCTAATATAATAAGTAATGATATTTTTGCTGGGGTTATAGAATATAATGGTATAACATTTCTTTTAATAAGAATACCTGTTGAAGTAGATTCAACTTCAAAAGTAATAAATTATGCATTTTATGAAAATGAATTACGAGAAATAAAATTTGACTTTGAAATTGAAGATGATAGTGAAAAATAAAGGAGGTAATGAACAATGAATGAAAAAAAGAATAATGAAAAAATAAATTTATCTGCATTAATAGATCAGGTTCAAGGAGAAGTTGATGAACTTGAAGGAAAAAGTCAAGAAGAAATAATTAAAGATGAATTTGATTCTGATGATGCTGAAGATGATACAATAGAAACACCAAAAATAAATAATCTTGATGATGAAGATGATGAAATAAAAGGTATAATTGTAGATAAAAAGAAATTATTAGGAGAAGAAGATGATGACAAACCTAATCCTTTAGATTTCAGCAAACTTAGCCCAGAAACTATGGAACACGTAAATGAGACATTAGAAGAAGTTGACAAAATGATAGACATTTACGAAGAAGACATGGGTGAAGAAGTTGCTGAATATATGAAGAAGCAAGAAGCTTTACAAAAAGGTGAAGAAATTGAAGAAGAAGATGATGACATAATAGATAAAGATACTGATGAAAATAGCTTCAAAGAAAAATATGACGAAGCTATAGTTATTATAGATAAAACAGGTATGGGTTCAGTAATTGATTTTACTGAAGATGAAAGAGAGAAACTAGAAAAAGTTAAAAAAATAAAACTTGAAGAAGTTGAAACTATAGAAATACCTAAATTCAAAACTAAGAAAGCTAAAAAAGGCTCAGCTAAAAAGATAATAAATAAAATAAATACAGTTAGAAGTACTCCAATAGTATTACCAGTATCAGGATTAACTATGGATGTAACTGGTTGCTCAACTTATGAACTTTTAACTTTAATAAATAACAATCAAGATGATGTAGTTGGGACTCAAAGAAGTAGATGGTCTTTATTACATTCTAAAGTATTAAATACTTCTATAGGTAAATTAGATTTTAATCAATTCTTAGATAATGTAGCTCAAATGGAATATAATATAATAGTATATGGTGTGCTTTGTGCAACTTATCCAGAACTAGATAAATTCCCACTTACTTGCCCAAAATGTGGTCAATCATTTGATCATGAATATACAATAAGAGGGTTATTAAGAGCAGAAGAAATATCTGATAAAATGATGGAAGCCATTCAACATACTGTAGATTGCTCTCATACTGTTGAAGATGCTAAAAAATGTCATGAAGAATCAATATTAACAATAAATGAAACAATAAAATTACCAAGATCTGGTTATTATTTTACTATAGGTGTACAAACAGCATATGATTTTATAGAAAATTCTATGACAGTTATAGAAGATATAGATGACAAATATGCTCAATCTGCAATATTAGCATCAGCTGTTAAAGCAGTTTATGTAGAAGATCCAGATGATGGTGAATATTACCAATTAGAAGATCAAATGGATATCATAGAAGTTATATACAGTTTACTTGATACTGACTTATTAGTATTAGGACAAAAAATAGGTAAATTAGTTGACGGAATGAGCTATAACTTTGGTTTAATGGATGTTACTTGTGGTAATAGAACTTGTAGACGTCATGTAAATACAATACCTGTTGAACTTGAAGATATACTTTTTCACAAGTACCGTCAAGTAATGAATACCAATATAGAATAGAACGTTTAATGTCTTTTGAAGATGAAATGGTTGAATTATTTGGTGGTGTAGTTGGTTCACAAATATTACATGATAGACCATATAAAGAAGCATTGGCTATAAAAGATGCTAGAATTAAAAGGAAAATAAAAGAGAATGAAGAAATGGAAAAACAACATGAAGAACAAATAAAAGCTCAGGAAAGATCACTAAGAAACCGTTAATAATACTATACATCCACTTTACAATAATAAAAATTGAAAAGGTGGGGTATTTATATGAGAACAGTAATTGAAGTATTCAATCAGCTAACTCATACAGAATTAGCTGATTGTAATACTTTTAGAAATATTTTAGATAATCATTATAATAAATTTAAAATGATATATAAACATATAAAAGATCTTGAACTTGACGATATATTAAAAATAACTTGTGCAGATTCATCAGAAGGATTGGTTGTATGTATAGTTCCTAAAAGGAAATCAGTTCTATATGATTTTGTAGAAGATGTTGATAATGAATATGGTTTTGATGTTAGTTTTAGTTATAATGATGGAAAGTTAGTAATGAAAATATTTGATGGAGATATAAGTGAGGTAGATATTTATGAAGGTAAGTTTGGTTTCTATTAAGAAATTAATCGCAATAAATAACCTTAAAAAAGTCACGAATCCTATTGTTTTTGATAGAGGAGGTATTCCAACAGCAGATGGACTATTATCTACTGAATTATGTGGTTTAACAACTTCTGAAAGAAAAGAAACTTATACCTATATTGATTTACATGGCAACTTTCTTCATCCCAAAACATACAAAGATTTCAAACGTTTAGACAGAAGAATTGATAATATAATAGCAGGCACTAAAAATTATATTATTGATGAAGAAGGTAATATAGTTGAAGATGAAGAAAATGGTCAAACAGGTTTAGACTTTTTATATAAAAATTGGAATAAAATAAAATTTAAAAGAAATAATTCAAATGCTCGTAATGAACGTATAAACATGATGGAGTCTTATCCAAGAGATGTACATTTTACACATTATTGGATTGTGGCACCTGCATTTTATAGGGACGTTAATTTTAAAAACTATGAAGGTGGAAAACTATCACATAATGAATTAACAGATAAATATGCAAAATTATTGAAAATGGCTAATATGTTAGAATCTGTTAATTTTGATTTTATGATGTATAATACACAGTATATGATACAACAAAGTTTAGTTGATATATATGACTTTCTTAAAGGTAAACAAGAAAAGAAAACTGGAGCAATAAGGAAAAGTTTATTAGGTAAATCAGTAGATTACGGTGCCCGTTCAGTTATAACTGCACCTAGATTTAATTTTAATTATAAAAATATGACTAGCTTTAAATATACTGGTGTGCCAATTGCTCAAGCATGCTCATTATTTTTTCCATTCCTTATGTATTATTTAAAAAGATGGTTTGCTGAAAAAGATAATGAATTAAATGGATATTATGATGGTAAAAAAATATATAATCTAAGAGATTATTATGATGAAAAGAAATTAAAAGATCAAATTGATAAGTTTATGTTCAGCTATACTGAAAGATTTGATTTAGTTGCTATACCATTTGAAGATAAAGATGGTAATAAAGCATATTTAAAATTTGAAGGTATTGATAAAGATGGTAATAAAGTTGAAAGGGATTTAACTTGGTGTGATATTATATACCAATCAATTTATGATGCAACTTTAGATAAACATGTTTGGATAACTAGATATCCGTTAATAGATTATTTTGGCACATTTCCAACTAGAATATCAATTTTAACTACAATTGATACTGACTATATGAAGATAGGGAATACTGAGTATAAAACTTACCCACATATAGATTTAAGTTATAGTAAAAGTAAAATATCAACATATTTTCTAGATACAATTACAATATCTAATGTATATTTAGCAGGATTGGGTGGAGATTATGATGGTGATCAAGTAACTATTAAATCAGTATTTTCACAAGAAGCTAATGCTGAATGTGAAAAAATAATGCACAGTGTATCTAGTATACTTAATATATGTGGCGATAATGTGCGTAAAACAACAAATGAAGGTATACAAACAATTTATATGTTAACAAGATTTGCAGAAGAATAATTAATAATGTATATGAACTAAAAATGTTCATATACATTATTATTTTATTTTTCTTCGAATTCATCTATACCTATTAAACAATCTGGTTCTTCAATAGGTTCAACTATTTTGTGTTCAGCTCTAGCACTTACTGGTGCTGGTTCATATGCATCACCAAAATCTGGCTCATCATAATATATTGTTTCCATAGGATCTTCTGGACATATGCGTATATTTTTAACTGATTTAGTATTACTTTTCTTTGCACTTATTCTAGTTAATGCTATTAAATCATGTTTGTTATTTCCACAAACTGGACATTTATGACCAATATCAGAAGCATTTTCTATTCTATTTTTATCATGGAAAGTATCAACCATATCTAAAGAACTATAACAAACATAATCATTTGCTTGATCATTCCATATGTGTACATCTAATCCAGCATTTATATATTTCATAGCAACTTTTTCATCTACAACTATTGGATTTAAAATTGGTCCATTTACTGGATAACCTGGTATTCTACCATAACTTAAAATTTTTATTTTAACATCTGCCATTGTAATCTACTCCTTTATTATTTTTTCTTTTTATTATTTACGACAGAATCTTCTTTTGTAGGTGGTTTTTCATCTACTTTAGGAGTTTCTACTTTAGGTTCTTCCTTTTTAGGAGCTTCTTGTTTAGGAGCTTCTACTTTAGGTTCTTCCTTTTTAGGAGCTTCTTGTTTAGGAGCTTCTACTTTAGGTTCTTCCTTTTTAGGAGCTTCTTGTTCAGGAGCTTCTACTTTAGGTTCTTCCTTTTTAACCGGTCCATTTTTAAATTCATTGATTAGTTCATCAACTTTTTCAGGAGTTAATACTATAGTATCTTCTATGTTATAATCAATAACATTTCTTTCAACTGCTCTAAGTTCAATACCATAGAATAGAAGTACTTTTATTATATCTTCATCCATCAATCTTGGTATTAATAATGGACCTCTTATATTACCAAAAGTTGGTATATCTCCTTCTGTAGTTATTATTGCATTTATTTTATACATACCGTTTATTTTATCAACTTTAGCCATTTGATTTTTACCTCCTTATAAATCAAAATCTGGGATATAGTTTTCTAAAATTCTTTTTAGTTTTATATTCATATCTGATTCATTTGTATATTCTGGTAGATCATTTATTATTTTTTCAAGTGCTTCAGCTTCAACATCATCTAAATCCACTGAGTCTAATTCATAATCATCTACACCATCAATATAACTTTCTTTTATAGCTTCCATATTAACATTTTCTAATATTATATCATTGATACTATTTTCATTTTCACGTTTAGCTAAATCAGCTTTTAATTGTGATAACATTATACATACCTCCTTATATTTAAATACATAATTATACAGATGTTGAATCTATGGTTTTACGTTTATAAATCTATCATATATTTTTCTTAATGAGAATAAGAATAGAGGGATTTTAGTAAAATTCTCCCAACTATAATCAAAAAATAATAGTTTATTTAATTCTTCAATATTAATTTCTAATGGGCTTGAGTATTTATCATGCATATAATTGATTATTACTTTATCTATTTCATTTAATGGTTTATTTGGACATTCATCATGAACAAATTTATCAGTTATTGTAATTCTTTCAGTCTGATTATTTAATACACGACAATAATCACATTCTGGTACTAATGGTGGTTTATGTGTGCATGGTGGATTATCGAATTTTCCTGTGTGTAATGCTGTTGTAAAAGGTTCATGTATATAACAAATCTCACCATGTTTAAATCTAACACTAACTACATCTTTATCACCATAATATTTAAATACGGAATACATATTTTCAATATTAGTTATAGAAAAAGCATAACGTTTTATAAGATCTGGTCTTTTTAATTCCATCATATGATATATTGATTTATCATATTCAAATAAAAAGTCATCTGTTTCATCTTCATTATTTACCATTATAGTTAAATGATCATTTCTATTATTGAATAAACTATTTTTTTGTAAGAAAGATGATAGATATCTATCATATATTCTAAAACCAGCCTTATTAGTATATATGAATGAGTTATACTTATCTTTAAAGAAATATAGCACATAACGTTTAGCTATATCTGTATATATAAATTGTAATTGTTTTAATGCATTCAATATATCATTTTCAATTATAGATTTATCTTGTGTTCCTATATTAGTATTTACACATGTATATTCTTCAGAAACTTGTTTACGTATTCTTTCAAGTTCTTCACTATGAATATATTTTACTTTAAATTCACATTTATAATAATTATTACTCTTTATGGTATCATAATCAACACTAGTTATCATAAAGATAAAATCTTTACCTACATAAGATAGAATAAAGAAATCATTAGGTGTTGGTTTAATTGTATTAGGTAAAATATATAATTCACCTTCATATTCTGTTTGTAAACCAGCTTCACCATCTTCTAATCTTAATTGAATAGGATCTATACCATATACTGGAAAATCTTTAATTTCACTAAATCTTAAAGGTGATTCAGGTCCAAGTAAATGCTCAATATTTGAGAAACCTAAATCAACCATAGATTCATTTTGTATAATATTAAAATAAGTTACATAAGAAGCAGATTTATCTGTAAATCTAGTAACCTGAGAATTTAATCTATCTTCAAATTTAAATATATTATTATTTATAAAATCTTGTTCATTGAAATTAAAACCGCCCATTATATTCACCTCCTAAGGAAATATTATTAATAATTTGTTAAATTTAAAAAAAACTCAAAAACAAATCCATAATATACAGATTAAATGTGGTGTATAGTATTCTATATCGGTTAAAAAATATAATATATGAAGATTCTGATATCTTCATATATTATATTTTCTTTTTAATTAAACTTATTTCATTTTTAGTAACACCATAATCTTTTGATTTGGTGTTATAGTATAAAGTTATATTATTAACCCAAGGTGCAATTTCAGTCTTGAGTTTCTTATAAAATTTTGGTGGTCTATCTGAATCTGAAAATATATTAATATCTACATTACAAGTTATACCCATTGATAATATATATTTTAATACGGATATAAAACCTGCACCACAAGCTGCAACATAAAACATATTTGTATCTTCTTTATCAAATATATGATAATATATTCCCAATGCATCAAATGCACCTTCGCAAATATTTATTATAATTATATTTTTAGAAAATATATCTATTTTATTTGGCATAAAATAGAATTTTCTTGTATTGTCTAATCTACCCATTACATTGTAAATATACCATCGTAATCCTTCAGATTTTGTATTTCTAAAATTTATATACTCATTCCTTGCAGATAGAAAACCAACATAGTCATTTTGAAGTTTATATGCAAATTCACCACTACAATTAACATGTTTGATATTATTGTCTTTTAATAAATTAGCAAAATTATATATTACTTTTTTATCAGCGAGTTCTTGCATATCTAATTTTAATCCTAAACGTTTTTCGATATATTCATGTTTACGTAAACTTCTATCATTAACTATTACTTTAGGTATTGTTAATTTTACTTTTGATTTATCATATAACTTACTTTCACCTCTTGTTTTTACTGATGATGTATTATATGAATAAACTGCATTATTTATTTCTTTATCATATGATCCTAATAATCTTAGAGTACGTTGATCTAATATTCCACCAATGCCACATCTAAGACAATTAAATCCAATTGGTTTATTATCATTTAAATTCATGAATACACCAAAATGTGTAGAATCATGATGTTTTACGCTGTCCCCACAAAATGGACAGCGTAACATTATTATGTCTCTTGTATAATCTTTATTCGCATATGGAAGTGCAAGTAGTTCTTCTTGTAATACTAATTTTAAATTATCCATAATTATATTTGGTTTAGATACGTTAACATTTCTTCACATACTACATCAGGTATAGTTTCTATTTGTTCACCTAATAAGTATGGAGCATCATATTCAACATAACTAAATGCTGTATTTAATACAGTTGATATTATATTTAATATCATACTATTATCTTCTTTTAAATCCATTATATATGCGAATTTATTGTTTATTAATTCTTGATATAAAGTTGAAGTTTCAACTTTCATTATGAATTTCTTGTTTTGTATTGTTCTTGTATTTAATTTATTCTTTATATTACCACTTAATATAAATGGTAAGAATAAATATCCTTGTGATTGTAATCTTCTTTTTAATATTATTAATAGTTTGACATATTGATCTCTAGTTAACATATTCAAATCTCTAAATCCATTAAAATATCTTGCATAATAATATTTAACTAGATTGACTTGGAATTTGTCAAACTTATAAAAATCTTTATAAAATTGAACCTCATCATTTGAAACTAAAATATTTGTTAATGCTTCAATTCTTTTTATTACAGTCTCTTTATTACAATCAGATAATATTGTTAAAGATTCATCTATCTTATTAAATAACATTTCAAATTTATCTAGTTCAGATAACCCTTCAACATTCTTTTCATCATTTAATTTTTTAGGTAAATATTTATATTTACCTCTATTTTGATATCTAAGATTATTGTCTATAACAACAGATAACATATTGATTATATTTTGATTGAATACAAATTTATGAATTACATCTGTTACAACAATTTTCTTAAATACTTTATCTGCATGAACTAAGTAATTATCATCACCTAGCATATTTCTTTGCTCCCATGCACCTTTGTTTGATTCAAAGTTTTGATGAATTTTCTTTAATGTGTAATTACTTAATTTATTTATCATATCTATACCAGGTTCTGTAAATATTTCAAATAATGGCATGAAATATTTATATAATGATTTTTCCACATTATTACTAATATAAAGATAATGATTTAATAACGGTAATAATAAATTTATCCCTATTGAGATTCTAAATATGATCTTACCATGATCATTATTAAACTCCATGCTTTCATCATATTTTTTATCTCCATCCTTTTTAAGATTTACTATATAATTATCTTCAACCATTTCTTTTATTTTTTCTACTATATTTGGTGTGAAGAAAAATTCATAAACCATTTTAATAAATGCATTAGGTTTTATAGTTTTACTTTTATCATCTATTATTGTTTTTATTTTTAAGTAGTTAAGAAGTATTTCTTTATCCGTATCATAAAAGTTTATGAAGTAATTACTATATCTACATATTTTATCTAAATTATTTGAATATTTAGTTTCAGATATTATGAATGAAGATATAGTTTTTGAACCGAAATCATGATTAAATATTCTTTCAAATGGAATTATAACTAGTTTATTATCAGGTATTAAGAATACCTCATTTTCATTTGATGGTCTCCAATCATCTACAAGTATAATATCACTTTTATTAATCATATAAGCATACCTCCCCCATAAATACTAATTAAAACAAACTTATTAAACATTTTGTACCTCCTCAATATATCTATCTTATGTTTCATTTATATAATATATAATTATCTTTTTTTAATTTTATTTACTTTTTTCACATTTGATTTACCTCCTGTGGTTATACTTTTCTTAGAGTTTATTTTATTTACTTTATTAACATTTGATTTATTTTTAACTGTTGACTTTTTAGGTTTAATTAAGTTTACAGAATTAGGGGAATTTGTATGATCCATCTTATTTTTAGTACGCTTATAAGGTTTATTTGCTTTAGCTTCTCGTTCTTTTTCTTCTTTTAATTTTATTTTAGCCTTCTTAATCTCAGCCATTATTTGATCATGATGTCTTATACTATTAAAAAATTCCTTCTTATTATATCTTTTAGCAGTTGATTTTAAATATAATTTAGTTAAATGATCTTTATTTTCAACTAGATATTTACATGCGTAATATATTGATTTTTCAAAATTGACAGTATTATTTGGATTTTTAACTAATGGTGGCATTTTAAATATTTCTTTTTGAAGTTTTTTATCTAAATCATCAATAAACACACCATTTAAATTGTATGCATATGCATACGTATATATAAAACTAGGACAGTTAGAAAAGAATTTTAAATCATAATTAGTTATGACTTCATCAGCTATATCAGTTTTATCTTTAGGGGTAAATTCTAATACAACATCATAACTATTATCTCTTTCACTCTCACTAGGTATTATTAAATGATACAAATAAATATCACCATTTTTATATCCAATACATTGTATTTCTTTTTCACTTATTAATTTATTATATCTTTTATTTAAATCATCCAATATCATTTGTTTACCTGGGATAACAGCTCCTTTACCCATAGGATTATCTAAATATTGTTTAATGTTCATTTTTCACACAACCTCCCAATTTTTGTATGATGTTATAACATATAATTTTTTGTTAAACAAATAATTTATTTGTATTTATTAAAAAAATAAAAGCTAGGAAATTAATCCTAGCTTTTATTTAATTATTTAGAAGAGTTTATGTTATTAAAACTTCTTCCTTCTCTAACTGCAATATCAGCTATGAATCTTGCAGTTTGATGTTTATCATTTAAAGATATATTTCTTTTTATATGATTTTCATATTGTGATAATTTATAGTTTTCATGAATATATCTTTCTTGTTCATCATAACTTAGTGATTTAATATAATTATAAGTTTCATTGTATATATCTTTTTTATTATCTGATGATTTTGTTGTATTTTCTTTTTTAGCTGATGTTGATTTTTCATATCCTCCTAATACACCATAAGCTATTGAACCTCCAACTATTATTGAACTCCATAATACTATACTTAACATTTAAAATCCCCCTTAAATTTTATTTATTTTCTTTTATTTCACTATTATGATATATACTTAAAAAATAAAGAATTACACTTGGAATAACCAAGTGTAATTCTATTATAATACTTAACATTTATCTTCTAGGTGAAAATAATGTCTTATCAACTCCTATTTATTTAATTCTGAATATCTTGATATAGAAACCATTTGATTACTTGATAATAATAATGCAACCATATTACCAACAGATTTTAATATTTCAACATCAGTCATACAAGAGTTTATAATATCTTTACTATAAGTTTCTTTATATAAATCATAAGCACAATCATTTGCTATACATTTTTTAATAATGTCTATTATATATTGTATCTCTTTATCTGTTGTAATAGGTTGTTTATTTGCAAATATTCTTAATATAACACCTATAAATGCATCTATGATACAAACATAAATAAATTCTTCAACGCTTGATAAACTGTCTTCTTCTTTACCTTTAGCTAAAAGTTGATCACAAGCTTTAATAATTGCTAGATTTTGACCAACATTATATCCATATTTATAAGCAGATTCACAAGCTTTAACTGCATCTTCAACTAAATCATAGTTTGCTTGTTTAGCTATTTCTGAATTTCCACCTACATGAATATATCCCATTTTACATTTAAGTTTTGAAACTCTTTCTTTTGCATTTATTAAATCATTAGTTAGTGTTTCAAATTCTAATGAATTGGATAGTATTTCATTATATTTGCTAACTGCATCTTTCATTAATAATTGAATTCTTTCTTCATCTTTATTAATAAATCCAGATATAAAAGTATATTTATCTGATATTTCCATTGTTTCTACTCCACCAATACATTCTTGTAATTTAGGAAGCATTTCTTTTTGATCTTCTGCTTCTAAAAATTCTTTAGCCATCATATCATTTATTACAGTACATCCACAAAGTGCACCAAAATCATTATATAAATCATATGAATGATTATTTATTAAAGAAGTTTTTAAGAATATCGCAGCTGTTGTTTTAAGAACGTTATATTGTTGAACTAATATTATACTTAATTTTTCAATAAGTTTATTAGTGTAAGCAGGTGCTATAACCACTAATTTTTTCTTCATTGCTGTTGCTATATTAATTATAGGTGCAATTAATTTATCATAATAATCAACATCAATTCTATGATTAAACATTAGTATTACTGGATTAGTTTGAAGTGAAGTTCCATCATCTGTATTTATAAATATTCTATCTATATAAGTCATAAAATTCATTTTATAACCATTAATTATTTCTAGTTTAGTTTGATTAGTTTTAGAAGTTGCAAAAGATATTGCTGGATTACCAGTTTCTTGATAAATTTGCTGTATCATTTCTGGTATAACTTTATCACCATTTGTTGAAATATAAGCTAAATGCTTAATTTCTTCAAAATCTCCATCCCTATTTATTTCAATGGCATTGTCTTTAATCACTTTAACTATTTTATCAACAATTTCATTTATTGCTTTTAATAGATCTCTTGGGCTTAATCTCATTAATACATCATTCTGTTCTATTGTTCTAAGCATCTCATCAGATGCAACTATTGAAGTTGTAGAACCATCACCAACTTTAACTACAACTTGGTGAGCTATTGATTTTAATAATTTTAATATTGCTCTATCAGTTGGGTTTTCAGGACTTACGTATTTAAGTAATTGCCATCCATCTTTAGTTACATGATTAGTTCCATATTCTTCTATAAAAGTAGTTGCACCAAAAGGTCCAAGAGTATTTTGTAATATATACGCAGCATCTTGAAATACACCACGCACTAACTCTCTAAATTCATCCTTAGGTATAACATTCCATCTATGAGTAGTTATATCTCTAATATCTTCAGTTCCTACTTCCATTCCATCAAATTTATTTTCCATTATAATATTACCTCCAATTTTTTATTTTCTATATTTAATTGTTTTAAATACCATTTTTTATAATTCTATAGTATACCAAATTGCATTAACTGTTATAGTTCCAATTATAGCACATAGTATAAAACTATGTATTGACTCATCTAATATATAATAGTTAAACACGACTAAATATTGTGTTATAAGTATGCTAATTACTATACTTTTTATCATTTTAGTTAGATATTTCATAATTCCTCCTTAGTTTGTATAATAACTCTTATCCATAGTTAAAGGTGTGAATGAAGCTATTTTAAATAAGCCATCAGCCATTTTAGTATCATACTCACCTTTAATTTGTAAGATACCATCTATAACTTCATAATTATACCCATATTGAGCTATTAATATCTCTGTAAATTTTTGTTTTTTCTTATTTATAATTGTCTCCACTTTATCTATATCAGATAATATGAAACTAGTAGGTTGCTCAATTGTATCTAATATATCATCAAATTTTCCAGCAACATAAAATACATTCTTTTCAGTGTAATATTTTTCTTTTATATCATATTCGATTTTTTCATCATATTCTTCAGAAAAAATATAAATCTTTTTTGTAAATTTTTGTGGTGATAATACATATACTGCATTACCCATTACCATAGTTGGTAATTCCATATATATTGTATCAAAAGCATCATATAATGCTTTATAAATTTTATCTGTATTAAAATCCTGTAATTTTATATAATCTAAAATATTTTTACATGGTCTTTCAATACAAAATCTTTGTATATTTTTAAAATCCATATTATTTATTTTATCTAAATCTATTAATCCTTTTAAATCATCTTCATATTGTCTTTTTATTAATTCAAGTATTCCTGCTGAAGGACACTTAATAACATCTTCATATTCTATAAGTATAATCTCATCTCTCATAGTAAAAGGATTATTATTCTTTTTCTTTTCTGGCATTAATATCACCTCTATATTAAAAAAGAAGATACTGAAATATTCAATATCTTCTTTTTATTTAATTATTATTATTCGCTTGATACTTTAATTCCTACAGGTTCGACCATTATAATACTGGATGATTTAATTGCTACTAAATGATCAAGTGTGCTACCAGGATCAACAATATATTCACGAGTTTTAAATTTTAATATTTTAGCAACTGAGTTTATTATTCTATCTATAAATTCATCATATTCACACTCATGATAAACTTGAATTTTTTCTCCTGTAATTAAAGTTAATTCATAAATATATTTCTTTTCTTTCTTCATTTTTTAATTACCTCCACGTTTTTAATTAATCTAAGAAATTATCTATATCACTCATATTAGTGATATTATTAACTGATGGTGTTGATTGGGAAGTAGATGATGAATCACTATTAAAACTTACATTAGTTCTAGGTGCATAACCACCACCTCCACTAGAATTTAATTCAACTCCTAATTTCCCACCAATTTGTGCTAAATCTCCACAAAGTTTATCTCTGTAGAATTTATCTCTAAATCTTATATCATGAGTATAAGCACCTGATAGTGCTTTAACAGAAGCCTTTAATATTTCTATAAAAGCATCTAATTCACATTCTACAGTTGCTGTAGAAGTATAACTACCTGTTTCTGCATCATAATCTTGTATAGTTATTTCTGAACTGTTTATAAATTCATAGTATAATGAATCTTGAGGTTTTTTAGTTTCTGGATCTAATCCTTTATGAATACCTATATAAGTTGCTTTAACTTCAGGATTATAACCTATTTGAACTAAATTTACACCTCCAACTAATACAGCAATTGAACTTTTTTGATTATTTTCTATTGCTGGATATATTATCTCTTTTGTCTTTTTAATCAATATTATTGCTTTTTCTAAACTTAAAGAAGTTGCAATCATTTGATTGTAATCATAAATTTGTGATTGTGTTTGTTTACTTTCTGGTAAAGCTGGATGAATTTTTAAAGATATCATTTCATTCCAGTATCCACATACAAGAGTTGACGGACAGAATCCATTTTTATTCATGAATCTATATCCTCTTGTATTAACATTTATTTCATTTTTATTTTGTTTATTATAATTCATAAAAATTTATTACCTCCTTATTTCAATTTTATGACTAATTCTTCCAATTCACTATTAATATATATTAATTCAACTTCATGATCATCATACTTGTTATTTGTTTTATTTTCCCAGATAAATCCTATACCAACTTCATTAGGATTACCACCTTTAACATCACAATCGTTGATTTCTAAAACCACAGGTTTCACAAATAATTTTTTTATATCTTTTAATTTCATATTCACTCGTCTCCTTAATATAATAATCTCATATCTAATTTTTAGTTATAATACATATTATTTTTAATTTAATTCAATTATTATATGCTCATGACTATTATCTAATTTAATAGATTTAATTTCACGATTATCATATAAATCATCTTCGACACCTTTATACCAGATAAGTATTTTCCTATCTGGTATTTTTAATAATATTGAGTCATCAATATATTTAACTATATCTTTTAATTTCATATTTTTTCCTCCTTAATCATCGCCTAATAATCTTTCAGCGAAGTGTTTTATTTTTTTAAAATCATTACCAATAGATATAACTTCATATCTTTGATCATCATAGTATATATAAATTATATTATCAGTTATTTCATCATTAACTATAAAATCAACTGAGTGTAATCCAAAATCATCTGCGAGTTTATTTTCAATTGTTGGATTATCATTAAGAAAACTTAACGTTGTTTTATTTAATAAAACTTTTTCAACTATAGTAGATTTAGGAACACGTTTTGTATCTAGTCCACTAAATAAATCAATTTTAGTATCTTGTTTTTCTTCTTCTTTTTTAGGACGTTTAAAAGCAAAGTTGTTTGAATACATTTCATTTATATCATAATATTTATCAGGTATTTTATGAAGACTTCCATCCTCATCCATAATCATTTTATGACCATTTATATTAACTATTTTGCCCAATTGATCACCTCCAATATTTCAAAACGTTCTATAACAGGATTGAATTTAAATTTTACTGATACTTCATTATCAAACGTTACTAAAATAGTGTATTGTTCAAGTTGTTTGATATCTACAATATCGTTTTTTATATTATAGTTTAACGTAAAGAATGATCTTATTATATTATCACTCATAATTATCCCACCCTAATTATTTTATTTTAAACATAGCAGACTCTACTTTTAAAAGTTCTAATAAATCACGATATTTATTTTTCTTTTGAGCATATAATTCTTTTCCATATTTTGTATGAACATGATCAGATTCTTTTTCAATCTTATGAAGCAATTCATCTAAATGCTTTATTATATCTTGTATATCTTTATTACGATTCACTTTTAAACAATATTTAACTACAGTTAACATTCCGATCTCATCTAGTATATCCGCATCCATTACAACTTGTTGTTCTATAGTTAAATCTAATGATTTTATACTTTTAGCTGAATGATATAAGATACAATCAAGTATTCTTTTTTGTTTACTTTCCTCTATCGGAGTATAACTTAAAAATACTTGAGCTATATCATAGCTAACTAAATCATGACGGGATTCAGTTATTGTTTTACTCACATCATGAAGTAATAAAGATATCATAACAATACTTCTATCTGCTAATTCTTTCTTCAAAATTTTATCGGCTATTTTCATAGTTCTAAGTGTATGCTGTACAATTCTAGTCTTTAATTTATCATCTTTATCGGTTTTATCTAGAAATATAATAGCAAAATTATATAAATTCATCATAACCGATTTGCTATCATCATATTTAAGATTTAAATCTCTAACGACTTCTGTACCCTTCATTCATTTCCCCTCCTTATAACTATTTTTTTAATATTAAATCTAATAATTTGTTAATAATGTGATTAAAAGATAAATAAATAGAGATATGGTATAATCCATATCTCTATTTATATTAATTTTCATTTTCTTCTTGTTTTTCTTCATTTTTAATTTTAACAGGTTTTTCTTCTTCAACATAAGGATTATCCTTATCTAATACTGAGCAACACACTAATATTTCAATATCAGTTGTATCAAACACCAATTCTATTGTTTCTTTCACTTTAGCCCAATTTAATCCATCATTACCTATGCATAATTTAGGCATAGCTATTTTTTTAACATCCATAACAGCCATATCATCTTTCAATTGAATAAGAGCATCAAATAATTCTTCATAAGTAACTTGATCCGTAACTTTATTTTTAACTATAAGATTATAAATATATCTGTTATCTTTTAATGGTTTAAATCCTATACATTTTATATCTGGGTCTTTAGCTTTTTTGTATGCTCTTTTAACTGTACTTATCATAGTTGGGTATTTGTTTTTTAGTTTTGCTGGCAATCCTTTTATTGCTAAGAAATCTCTTGATACTGTATATACTAATGAATATTCATTAGGTACAAGTAATATATTTTGTTTTTTTTCATTAAATATCATTTATTTACCCCCTTAAAAAATTGTAATATAAACCTCAACATTATGCTTTGCAACTATATCAGCTATATCGTATCCTCTTAATTCATATTCACTAAATGCAATTTCTTTGACATTAACACTTTCACAATACGTTAATATATGATCTACAGAATCTCTTAATATATCCATATCATCATTTCTGTATATAAATAAATAACGCCCAGCCATTTTATTTAATTTTATTGGGTTTATATTTGAAGGTGTAACAACTTCAAGTGCCCTTCTTAAATCAAACATACATCTTACAAAATATAAATCATGATCTCTATCTATATTTTGTCTACTGTCTACACCTATACTGATTGCCATATCTTTCGTCTTTGACATTTTTTTTCGTAAAATGGTTATATTCGCCATTATTAATCATCCTCCTATTAATATATATTGGATCAATTCGATTATATTGTGCCACAATCTCTTTAACTGATTGTTCTAGTAGTTTTTTCATATAGTTTAATCTCCTTTATCTTTTGTATTTTGTAAATTATATATCAATTATATTTGACATATAAGTTTTACTCGCTTTAGATTCAGTTTGTATTAAATTCATATTTAATGATTTTAATATAGGATGGAACTTACTTATATTTCCGTTTACGACTTCATCATAATCTATATAATTCAATATCCATTTTGGTATTTTTTCTACATTTCTTGGTATAGCTATTACATATATTCCTTTTTTTCTAATTCTTTCATTATTATTATTAAAAATACCATCCATTATATTATTATAAATTTCAGGTTCAATATTTTTCAAATCTTCTATATCATCTTCTGTATTCATTTTAACTTTAACTATATCTATTATATCTGGTAATTGTATATCTTGATTAGGATAACAACAATTCCATGCTAAAACTGCCATTACACCCATATTAGTTAATGGATCTGCATAAGCTTCTAATTCTTTTACTTTACAAGGTATCAAGAATTCTTTTTCACCATCTATTAATGTCTGTTTTACATAATTTTCAAAATTTTGTACCTCATGAATTACATCTGGTATAGAAATATTTTTACATTCAAGAACTTTTTCTTTTGCTAATTGTTCAAAGAATTTTTGTGCAGACGTATTACAACTTGATTTCATAAAATCAAGTCCTTTTGTATCAACTTTAACATACTCTGATCCTTCTCTTAATAGTGTTTTACTCATATAACGTTTTTTCTTATTACTTAATATCATTCTTTCAAATAAGAATTCATTTTTAATATTTATTCTCCATGCAATATCATCTGGTATATTCGCAACTTTACAATATTTTGCTAAATGTTCTTTATATAATTCAGATATTGAATAACAAGCTATATTAACCATATTATACAACATTTTCTTTTCATCTCTTACATATAATTGTGGTATTGTATTTATTATATTATCTTTTAACCAGTCTATCCATACACCTAAATCAACCATATTTGAATCTGTATCAACTGTTACTATTGATTTTCTAGGATCATAACGTAAACGTCCAATTCTATTATATGCAAAATAATTATAGAAAACAAATTCTCTATAATATGTCCATAATAATTTTATACTTGATTTAGATTCATCAGATAAAGTATTCTTGTCACTATCTATATTAGGATTTAGAAATGCATCTGTTTCTAGTAATATATCAGTTATTAATAAACGAATTTTTCTAACTTTATTAAATTCATATATATTATTCTTATAATAAATTCTATTTAATTGATCTTGTGATAAGTTTATTAACACTTTAAATATCGGATATTCATATTCTGATTTAAATTCAAAGAATCTACCTTTTAAATATTCTAATACTGTATCATGATCTTTATTATCTAGGAATTTAGATTTTATTTTATGCTTTTCACTTATTATATTATTTATATAAAACATACAATCTTCTAAATCTATAAATTTTACATTATTACCCATGAAGTTTTCTATTGCAGTCATAGTTGTTGATATTAGTGATTGACCACTTGCTGTTGTACTTACTGCCGTATATAAATTATAGAAATTACTTGTTGGTGCACCACCTGCACCGTACCATGAATTCGCTGACAGCTTTTCAATTCCTTGATCTCTATCACATACTGCATATTCATATGAATCTGGATCTAATATTTTTAATTTATCTTTAATTGATTTACGATTTGATAAAAATGTCTCTAACATCATTGCAGCCGGATTAACAGCTTCATGACGATTCTTAAAAAAAACGGCGTGACCGCCGCAAATTAATTTTTTATTATATATCCAATCTATAAGAGTTAATAAATCAACCTTTATAGATTTATGCACATAATTATTATCAACAATACCTTCAGGAACCTGTATATTTTCATCTATAATTTTATTTAAAAATACATCTATTTCTTTTTTTGATATTTCTGGATAGGCAGCTTTTAATAATCTTACATAAACTTCTTTCCATTCTCTTATGAATTTATATTCTTTGTTAACTTGACTCATTAACTCACCTCCTCCATTATTCAATTATAATTTTTAATTTATCTTTATTTATATATTTTGATTTTTTATTTGTATTTGCATCTATGTCTCTAGTAAAAAATGGTGCATCATCAATTGATCCAAATTCATCATAATCACACTCATCATCTGTATATGATGCAAATCCAAATAATTCATATTTATCATCATCGTCAATTAATCCATCTGCAAAATTATATAATGCTTTGTGGGCTAAATTTTCAACTTCAGATTTTTCTTCAGGTATTATAAAATTATCTATAGTTATAGTATTTGTATCAAAGATTAAATAATCATATAAATCTTCAATTTCACCATCATAATCTAAATCACGTCTTTCAATATAATCCTTTACATAATTTTTAAATTCGCTCCATAATTCAAGATCTAATTTTAATACTGATTTTCCATATTCCATAATTATCTTCTCCTTATTATATTTTTTTGTTTTTGCTTATTTAAAAATAAATAAAGGGATAAAATATCCCTTTATTTATTATACTAAACTTTTCTTAAAGAAATCATCTAAATAACTTGGTGCTGTTTTTAGATAAGTATCTATAGTTGTTAATTGACGTTTCAATTGTTGATATGATAATGAAACTGTTATACTTGGGTGTTTTTCTAATGCTGATTTAACAGTTAACATTCTATAAGTCACATCATATTTTCTAAAGTCTGGTCTTTCTAATACATTGTCTATTTTTCTTATTAATGGGTATAATAATAATGATGCATGAACGAAATCAACGTCAATATTTGATATTAACAATAATTCATTAAATCTTTGTACAAGATCATCTATTGTTAATATTGGTTTTTCACCTTCTTCTATACCTCTGTCATTATTATTTAATAAATGCATTATAGAATATAATGGTTTAGTTAACTCATTATTTTCTACTTGTAATATAAATAAAGGCATCTTATCATCTAAATCTGAAATATTCATAACAAATTTATTATGATCTTTATTATTTTTATTCATATACTTTAATTTCTTATAAAAGTCTGGAGTTAAGAACATTTCTTTTCTTTCTAGTTCATTTATTAAATATACTTCATCTTTGTTCTTTATATTTTGTAATACGAAACTGAAAGTATATGCATTATAATCATCTTCTTCAAAGTTTTCTAAAGTTAATAAGTGATTTTTATTTATTAAAATTCTATAATCATCTAAATTAATATCTGAATCATTATTTAATAATATTTCATTTGCTGATAGTATAAAGAATTTATCAAATATTTTATCAAATATTAATTGTTTAGATATTGTCTTTAATAAGTGTTTTGTTGATAGAACATTTTGAGATACTGGACGTGTTATTTTAGTAGCTGCATATCCACCAATACTTATATCTTTATTTACTTTATATAATAATTCACCATAACATTTTTTACATATTCTATTATGTCCAGCTGCACATTTAGTAGGATCACGAACTATTATTTTTTCACCTATTAACCAATCTTCATCACCTTTTAATATTTTATATTTTCTATCATATCTTGTACGATAGTATCTGCCATGAAGTCTACTTAAATACTCTTTAGAAGTTACATGCAATTCAACACCATGAACAGTACCACAATCATCAATATCTGCTAATTTAATATCTGTAGTTAATAATTTTACAAGTTGAGCAAAATGTCCAGCTAACCCCATTACAGTTGCATTTGCAATAAGTGCTTTACGACCTCCAGTTGCATCAAGGTAATAATTTGTCACGTTTCTAAATCCACCAACAAGTAAGTTTGAATTAATAGGTTTTGGAATCGTATTACCTGATAAGTCAGGTTTATACCCACCATTGATTGTCATTTCCCTAAGTTGATCTGGTTTAATACCTGCACCTGCAATTAATATTGGTTTAAGACAATTATCTTCAGTTTTTAATATTTGAATTTCTTCTTTCATTAAGTCATTTAAATATTGTTCAATTTCATGAGGTTGCTTATTCTCATCAACCCTTGTTCTTATGATTTCATTAAATCTTGGATTTTTATTTGCTACATTTATAAATGTCTCAAGATTTAATCCCATTCCCATAATCTCATTAAAGTCAGTGCTTATTTTTGTTAATCTATAAAGTAAATCATGAATCGCTTTATTTAATTGCTTTATATTTACTTTAAATAAGAATTGATCAATAACCCTTTTATTTATGAAATTTTTTATAAGTTTATTGTCAATATTATATGCATCAACTAAGTCATCTTTAGTTAACACATATCCTGTATCCAGATCCACAAAAGTTCTCCAGAAAATCATATTAGTTATCATATGTCGTATTTCCATTTCATATACGTCAGTATCTGTTTTAGAAAACATATAAAATACTTTAAATGAACGTATCTCTTTATACTCAAATCCCTTTTTCATAAAGTTATACGCATCATTATAAACTTTCTTGAACAATTTTTTGTCATTTAATAATTCATCTAATATGAAGATATGACCATCATATATTGAATGCATATCTTCCACAACTTCGTCTAAATAATTTAAATACTCACTTTCATTAAATACAAAATTTGTATTATTCATTTATCAACTCTCCTTTTTTCATAATATAAATTTGTTATTTATATCATATTTTTCTATTCCTTTATATAATATATAATTATAATTTCATTGGATCATACAAAAAATAAAACTCCATATGGAGTTTTATTTTGTAATATTATTTAGATTCATCTTTTTTCATTTCTAAGTAATTGATTCTACTGTTTATTTCAAATGTATTTACTGTAGGATCTTTAGATAATATTTTTAATGCTTCGATAGCTTTATCAAATCCAATTTGTTCAGCTGCATATAAATCTGCAGCACATTCATTTGATAAAGTTCTTATAGGTGCATTTAACCAAAATAATGGGTTATTAAATATTTCGTTTGTTAGATGTCCTATTTCATGTTGAATTACGAAATCTTCAATACCTAATTTTGAAACTTTTGTTTCTTTAACTATAGAGAAAATCATTTCTCCAGTTAAATTTGAATATGAACATAAACCATATCTAAATCCTGAAGCCAATACAGAAATATTATCAGTTGTAATTTTTATTTTATTTCCATCTATAATCATTTCTTCTTCAGCTTTAAGATTATCTATATAAGTATCTATTCTCCCTGTAGCTTTTTGTACTTTTATTGTAGCATATATAACCTTTACTAAATAAACTAACTTTTTAAACATAACATCAATCCCCTTTTTTTAATTATATTTTCTTTATTTCACTATTATGATATATAATTAAAAATTTGTAGATTACGGTTCATAGTAAATAAGGAACATACAAAAATAAAAGGATATATGAGAATTAATTCTCATATATCCATATTACATAGTTATTCTTCATCAGTCCAATCTTCATAAGGGTCATGATTGTTTTTCAATTCCCATTGCATGTGATTGTTTCTTGCTGTTCTAACTGCATCACTATTTGATACATTATTATATGCACTTGCACCATCTGTAACAAAGAAGAATGACATACCATATTTATCACATATCTTTCTAACTTCTTTACACAAACGTCTTGCCTTAGTTTGATCATTTTTATTCATAATTTTCTTTGTAATTTTCTTAGCATCCATTTTATTAGTCATTAATAATTACCTCCTTTATATTGTTACCATTATATATTAATGAACAATTATTGAAATCATTAATTATTGACATTTTATTTATATTTAGGTTATTTTTTAATACTGTTATATCATCTTTATATACATTTAAATATGATTTTCTAATCCATATCCCAGTTATTTTATAATCTTTAACTAATGCTTCACCATTAACAGTATTAGTTAAAATTATTTCTTTAGGAGAAGTTATTTTTCCAGATGGTGTATAATCAAGTTTATCTATATATCGTTTACCATTTGTGTCATCAACATAAGAACCAAGATCATATAATGAAGCCATAATACATTTACCTTGTACATATACACCATATGGTCCTATATATTGTTTATTCCATCCACAGCATATAGTTATATCACTATTAATCAACGTGTTAATTCTATCAGATAAATTATAATAATCATTAAATGCACATAGTCCATGAGTGAAAGTATAATTATTGAATCCATCAAGTACGTTTAATTCATCTTCACATATTATAGAATCATCATGATCCTTATTTATTAATTCTTTTAACATAACTCCAATTAATGTGTCATATCTAATATCATCATTAATTGTGTATTTAGTTAGAGATACATTATCTCTAGTAATTTTATAAATATGATTATTATCATTTAATATATTATTTAAATCTTCTAATGCTGTATTTATATCATAATATATACCTGAATGGATTGGGTCAAAATCTTTATTAAGAACACGCAATTCAACTTTGTTGTTTTTAAGATTATCTGAATTTATTGCATATAAATTTTTTAGTTTTAAGTTTTTACTATATTCACATTTTGTTGATTGTGACACATATTCATTATCAATATTTTTTAAACTTTCAAGATTATTTAATAGTGATGATAATGGCACATTCATTGATAAACTATAGTTTAATACAGATTTAACATTTTTCTTTAAATAATTAATAATTCTTTTATTGTTTTTACAACTCATTTTAATTATTACATTAAGATAATATTTTACTGTATCAGATGAGAAACAATTGAAAAGCTCAACTGTAATTCTACTATTAGCTAATAATAATTTATTGTCAATTAAATAATCAATTAAATTAATATCTTTATTTAATGCATCATTATGTTCATTCAACTGATCATCATAATATTCTACTGTTATTGTAAGACGTTCAGATTCAATTTGTTCTGTGATGTATTTAAGTTGTCTAAGATTTTTATACTGCATAAATTTTTCTTTAGATATAATATCTTCAGTTATTTCCAAATCATTTGATTTATTTTTTGTATCCTTTTTTAGAGTACGTTTTATTTCATTCTCTAAAGATTCCATCGATAATATCGGTGGAATATCCATTAAAGATTTACCAGTTATCATTTGATATTTTAATACCAAACTCATATTATTTTTTAATTTTTCTTTTATTGTAGTCATAGACATAATATTACCTCCAATATATAAATTATTCTTCATAATTATAATATATAATTGTAAAAAGATGTATATACAATATTGTATATACATCTTCTCTTATATCACTTAGTATTACGTTTAACTATACCTTTATATAATAGTATTACTAATACAACTGACATTGCTAAAGTTGCAGGATTACATATATATTCTATAAATAAATCACAGAATGCTTGCCAGCTAACTATATTACTTGGAGAAGCACCAATAGCCAATAATAATATTAATGTTAAAGCTACAGCAAAAACAGTTTTCCATTTAAATCTAGTTGCTCCTTTACATAAATTTATCATGAATCTATTGAAGTCAAATTCTTCCTCTTCTTCTTCAACTACTCTTCTAGTAACGGTTTTAGTTTTCTTGAATTGAGGATGATTTGGACATTGTTCTTGATAATAACTACAGATATCTCTATTTTCACAATCACAGCATTCACATTCACGACCACAGTTATAATGACGTTTAACGGCATTACCTACTCTATACTGTCTAGTTTCATTTGCTATATCTCTTATCATTTGAACATTTTTGTTATGTTTATTAGCTATATAACTAACGTCTTTTTCAAGTTCATTGTTTTCGTGTACGAGAACTTTGTTTTCCATAGTTACATCTTCTAATTCATCAACAAGTCCATGCATATTCTTTAGGGCGTTGCGATATTCTTTACCGTTCATATTTATTCCTCCCTCCATTAATAATTACTGTGATGTTCAGTTTATTTAAATAACTAGAAATAAAAAATAGATAAAGGTTTAGAATAACCTTTATCTATTTATTAGGTATTTTATCAAAATCTATTTCATTTATAGAAACACATTTCTTTTTAAATACTTTTAATCTTTTTTTATACATTTCAACCACTTTTGGAAATCCAGTATCTACTAATTCTATATAAAAAGTATAAGCATCTGGTGCATATTCTCTTAAACGACCACTAACTTGTTTAGCAGTTACAGAAGATGAATATGGTTCAGTCATTATAACGAATCTTAATCCTGGAATATCAGAACCAGTACCTAAACTTAAATTTGTACCTGATATTATATCTTTAGTAAAAGCTTCAGCTTTTTCTTCATCTGATACATGAGAATTCCAAGCCATATATTTTTTATATGGTCTAAATTCTTCGAGATATTCTTTAATTTTAAATGATGAATCAATTTTACTTGATAATATTAAAATCTTACCTTCTTTGTCTCCAAAGAAATCTATTAAATATTCTATAACATCCATAATTCTTCCTTTATCTAATTCATAATCAATATATGCATTTCTATTAAATCCTTTAGGACCTTTTATATTTATTTTATCTGATAAAGAAGGTTTAGAATCAAATTTAACTGCTAAATATACAATATGCTTTCTTACATCTTTAGATACTTCTTTTCCAAATTTAGCAATATTTTTAAAACACTGATTAAATACTTTATTTTCGTCATATTCACTTCTTTCAAAAGTTGCAGTTAAATAAAAAGTTTTAAATACATTAGTATGAAAATCTATTTTAAGTACAGATTTAAATTCAATATGTGCTTCATCAAATACTTTTAATCCTATTCCTAGATGAATAAATACATCATTTAAATTTTCCCACCCATTTTTCTTACACCATGATTTTAATGTACCATGATTAATAAAAAATACTTTATATGGTATTTTACTCATTTTCATTAATTTATTTATTTGCTTAGAACCAGTTATGTCACACATAGCTAGTTCACTTATATTTGTAAATTTTTTAAATGAATTAATCCATTGATTTTTTATTCTATCTTGATGTGTTATAATTATTGAATTCACTTGTAAAAAAGTTGAAGCTGCTATAGTTACATACGTTTTACCTATACTAGTATCTAAATTTAATAATTGTTGACTATAACGTTTAGTATATCCAAAATCATTTTCACCTATTAAATAAGCTATTGATTTTACTTGAATTTCATCTCTTGGTTCAGCTATTAATTTATAAGATGCTTTCCGATAATCATTATATTTTCTATCCATTTCTATTGGTCTATTGAATAATCGTTCTAAAAATCCAATATCCATTCCTCTAGGTAAATATAATATTCTATTTTCTTCATCATAATCAAAACCTTTAGGTTCATATCTAAAATATGAATCATTCCAAACTGACAATGATTTTTCTAAATTAATTTGATCTCCTAAATTGTAATCATGAACTTCAATACAAGTTTGTTTTACAATTAATTTTTGCATCGAATCACCTCTTAAGTGTAAGTTAAATATTTTATACAAAATAATATTTTTCTGTATTTTATTATAATGGAACATACAAATAAGTAAAAAAGGAGGGGGTGATACTTGTGGATATATCAAGTTTGAGTCAATATTTTGTTTTAGTAATAATTGGCGTATGTTGTTGCATAGGTTATATTATTAAAACAAGTTTAGATTTTATACCTAATAAATATATTCCACTAATACTTGCAATTGTTGGTGTTATTACCAATTGTGTTTTATCAAAAGGATTTAGTATTGATATATTATTAGGTGGGATGATGAGTGCTTTAGCATCAACCGGTTGTCATCAAATGTTTAAAAATTTAATAACTTTTGGTGATAAGATTATAGAAGAAGAGGAGGACGATGATAATGAAAACTAGTAGACATTTTAAATTATTGGAAAATAAAAAAGAAATTGAAACTTGGGTAAAACAACAAGCTAATTCTTGTTCTAGAACTATAAGAAGAGTTCAAGTTCATCACACTTATTTACCATCTTATAAACAATGGCCAGAAAATGCTTTAACTAGACAAGAAAATATGAGATCATTTCATATTAATGAAAGAAGAATGGGTGATATAGCACAACATTTAACAATATTCCCTGATGGAACAGTTGCTACAGGAAGATCTATGAATAGAACTCCTTGTGGAATAACTGGTGGTAATACAGGAGCAATATGTATTGAAATATATGGTAATTTTGATAAAGGTGAAGATATTATGACTGCAAAACAAAGAGAAACAGTTATAATGACATATGCTCTACTTTGTAAATATTTTAATTTACCTGTTAATACAACAGGAGTTAGACCACATTGTTGGTATACAGCAGGTGGTACTTATTTAGGAAATTATAGTGCTAGTAGATCAGCTAAAACATGTCCAGGAACTAACTTTATGGGATTTGGTAATACTAAATCTGCATTTGTAAATAAATTTTATCCATTAATAAAAGAATATATGAAATCAGGGAAACTAGGTAAAGTTGATACTAAACCTAAAGCACCAACTAAAGTTAATATAGCAGATTATAAGGCTAAGACAACTGATGAATTAAATGTGAGAAAAGGTGATAGTACTGAATTTGATATAGTTGTTACACTTAAAAAAGGTGAAACAGTTACTGTTACACATACAAATACTAAAAAAACTTGGGTATTTATAAAAACATCTAAAAATAAAACAGGATGGGTTAATAAAAAATATCTAAAGAAAATAAATGATGATAAGAAAGATACTGATAAAGATAATGAACCTTCTTTTAAAAGTTATATAGTAAAAACTACAGCTGACAAATTAAATATAAGAAAAGGACCAGGAATAAAATATGATATTGTTGGTGAGGTTAAGGAAGATACTGCAGTTACAATAGTTGATGAAAAAGACGGATGGGGACTTTTAAAAGCATATAAAGATAAAAAAGATGGTTGGATAAAATTATCTTATACAAAGAAAATATAATAATAATAATAATAAGGAGAGAATTATTCTCTCCTTATTATTTATTTATAAATACTTCCAGTTCTTGCATTTACTAAAACTATTCCACTTGATCCATTATCATAATTAATATCAAGTTTATAGAACATACTTTGTTCTTTTTCAATCAAATCTAAGAATCTAATACTAGTTATATCAATAACCTCTTTAATTATTTCACATAAATAATCTTCTGATATTATACATGAATCCTTATGTTCTTTCATATATTTATTTTGTAATTCAATATATTTATTTTCTATTTTATCTAATTCTTTTTTCATATTGTTATCAGTTTCTTTTACTCTTTGGGTATCAGCGTCATATATTTTTTGATTAACATCGTCAATTAATACATATTCTATATCCCTTTTGTCATTCATATTAATAAGTGCAACTTCATAAATAGTTTTATCATTATTTTTATTATAATATATTCCTGATACTATAGGTTTAATATCATTATCTAATTTAGATGACATATAGTTTTCTATAGTACTGAATATATATTCTGGATTATGATCTGCTATCATATATTCTACATAATCACCAGAATGCTCATATGCATCATCAATATCAGATAATGATATAAATACAAACTCATCATTTACTGGATTATTTGATTTAAAAATATATGTCATTCCTTTACTAAATCCAAATATACCTAAAGCTATTAAAATTGCACTTACTAATATTTGTGTTGGAATAGATAAACTTCTAAATTTATTCATCATAATTAAATCACCCCTTATAATAAAGTTTATTATTTATATGTGATAACTAATTTATTTAACAATAAGATAATTGAATTAATAAAAAAGAAGGAGTTGATTATACCTATGGATAATACAATATGGGATGAAAATGGAAATCTAGTTAATCAAGAAGATGATATGGATTTTGAAGATATGGCTCTAATTGTAGAAGCTCATATAATGGATACTTTATCCAATGAAGAAATAGAAATGATGTTAGAAAATTATATGCCTGATTTATATAAAGCTGTTGATGAAGAAATAGTACAAGAAAGATCAATAGTAAGATTAGATAAAACTGCTAAATTATCTAAAGCAACAAGAGTTGCAGAATATAACATGGCTAAGAAAAAGAAAGATCCTCTATTTAAAAAATTAATGACTTTATGGGCTGCAGAAAGATATATTAATGATAAATTACATCATAGATATGGAATGAAAGCTAAATCAGAAGCTAAGAAAGCTATGAGTCAAGCAGCTAGATCTAAATCAAATGTGATGCAAAAAGTTATGAATAAAGCTAAAAAGAATGAAGGTAGATTAGAAGCATCAGAAAGAAGAATTAGAGGTGGATTAAAGAAAGACGGTATAGAATCAGCAATGAAGTCAGCAATGAAAGTTGCAAATAAAGCAAAATCAGGAAGATAGACTTAAAAAATAAAGAATGTATATGAAAATTATTCATATACATTCTTTACTTATTAAAGTCTAGATACTACATTAACTATCGCAGTTTCAATTTCTTCTAACATTATCTTAGTTTTAATTGATTCTTTAACCTTTTTAAGTTTGTATCTTTTATATACTGATTTTAGATAATTGTTTATAACATATCCTATATCTATATTATTTTCGCCACAGAATCTTGATAGTGACATTAAGATATAAGGATTATTAAGATCCTTTACATTCACAGGTAAAGGATTTGTTAACATACATAATTGCAATACTCTAAATCTTAATTCTTCAAAATTTGTTATTAATCCAGATTCTAATCTAAATATTATATCTGAAAATATTGCTACAAATCTATGAGATGATTGTATTAAATCATTATTAAATTTATTCCCTGATAAATTATTATTTCTTGTTCTCATATAATAGAAATCGAATATCATACCTATTATAAATTTTTCTGCACCGAATAAATAAGTTGAAAGCATATTCAATTTAGTTGCTAAAGTTATAACTAAATTATCTCTGTATTGTTTGTTATTAAGGTTTTCAAATAGTGTTTCAACATTATCTTTTATAAATACAGTTTCATATGATAATTGTCTTGGTTGCATATAATTTAAATCTTTAACTTCTGATACATTGACAGAATATTTGTCACCATATTTATATACATTACCTTTAAATGATACACATTCTCCAATTCTGTTTAGTAACTCTTCTTCTGGGTCTAAGTTAACTAAAATATGATCTGATAAGAATAAGTTTTCAGTACATATATTATTCAGTACGATTAATCTATCACGTTTCCTATAAGCATCAACATAAGCTATCATTTCGGCATCTTTACCTGTTTTATATAATAATTCTAGATTTGGTCTTAGAAACGATATATCATTAATTTCTGGATTTAAAATTGTAGATGAGAATAATTCATCAAGTTTACAAGCATATTTACCATTTTCAAACGATGGTTTTTCTTGTGGTGGTAGAATATTTCTGTTGACTTTTTGTTTCTTATTAGCATTTTTATTTCTAGGTATTATTTTATTATTATTAGTCGTATTATTTTTAGTTATTGAATTATCATTTATTTTATTTTTAGTTAATTTTGAATTTGATTTGTCTATTAATTTTAGTCTATTATTATTTTCTATATTTTGATTTGCTTTTATATTACTCATTTATATTACCTCATAATATTTAAATAAATTAATGTCTATATATTCATTGAATATATAGACTATGTAATTAGTTGTTCTATTTCTTCCCGATAGACATTTAAGTAGGACGCAACTCCTACTCCAGACATCATATCTCTATATTGAGACTTAGATGCAGGCGATCCCCTCACCCCATACCACTTTCGTTTAACGTATGCAGGTCGGTACTTTTGTTACATAATCCATTACGATTATGAATTTGGCTTTTCCATCTATACGCTAGAACAGTGCTTATAGATGACCAGCGGGTCCACTTCTTTACCATCAGTAAAGATTCAGCTATCACAGTAGCTTGGTAGTAATCGGTGCTTGTAGCTCAAGGAGCCTCAACCTTTCCACGTCGCCCGTCTTCGTCGTGCGTCAGTACTGCCACGGACCTATCCCAATGGTGATATCTTTACACCTAATGAGTAGGAATTTATTAACCTCATTGTGAGGTATTCTGTGTATATAGAATCGAGTGACCAATAGAAAAGGCAATCTCTATTAAAGACCACATATAGTCAAAGCTATATATGAGGAGGGATTAATGACCACATAAAAGGCAATCGCTATTAACGACCACATATAGTCAAAGCTATATATGAGGCGGGATTAATGACCAACGGTAATAAATACCTTTTCACCCATATCCTTTTATTCTCCCATATCCTTTTCCCTTCACCTTATAAATAGTTTCCTAAATATAAAGTTGGTTTCAATCTATACCTTTCTTACATAATCCATTACGATTATGAATTCGGCTTTTCCATCTATATGCTAGAATAGCGTCATATAGATGACCAGCGGGTCCACTCTTACACCATCAGTGTAAGTTCAGCTATCACAGTAACTTAGTAGTAATCGGTGCTTGTAGCTCAAGGAGCCTCAACCTTTCCACATCGCCCGTCTTCGTCGTGCGTCAGTACTGCCACGGACCTATCCCAATGGTGATATCTTTACACCTAATGGGTAGGAATTTATTAAATAGTTATAATATAAATTATTTTTTATATTATTCATCTATATAATATATAATTGAAATTTAATTCAAATAGTGTAAAAATAAATATTTACACTATTTGATCTGTTTATTATAATATTATAAATTGTTCATCATCTAAATGCCATACATCTTCCCATTGATTTACTAAATCATTTCGTTCTTGTTCAGCATTAGCCCAATCATCTATTTTTATATCTATATTACCATATGCTGTTTGTAAATTACCATATAATTTTAAATTATCATATAAGAATTTTTTTACATCTAAAGTTGCTAACTTCATAAATGATGTCCAACTTGTTTTAGGTATTGTAGTTAAGTTTTCACTATGTTCTAAAGCAACTGTTACTTTAAATTTATTATCAAAAGATAATCCTGCATTAAATATCTCCAATTTATTTGGTGGGTAGAATTTAAATGTAACGGAAGGTATTGCTAATGATAATAAATTAGCAGATGCTTGAGCTGATATTAAATCTTCGTAATTTAATTCATTTCCTATATAAATGGGATCTACATAACCATCAGCTAATTCAGATGTATCTACATCCAAACTTCTTACATAAAGAATATCTCTATCACCGAACATATCAGGTATAGTAAATACTTTACTTTGATAAGTACCATCATCATGTTGTTCCAACTCATTAGTATCAATAGTAAATGTCATATATTGAGGTGAGAATTGACTGAACGTAGGTAATGTTTTTATTTTAATAACGTTACGTAATGCTTCATCTGGATTATCAAAAGGTAAAGATAAACCATAAACACCTAAATCCATTTTAATAGAAGTTATAACTCTACTCATACTTAACATATAATATCACTTCCTTTCATATTATTAAAAATGTTAAAATGTATATATTTTCTTTAGGAACATACAAAAAATAAACCATAATCTAGTTAAAGATTATGGTTTTTTATATTATATTAGAATGATAATATATCTTTTATTAATGCTTTATCATGTCTAATTTTATATTTAGTTATAATATCGGATGCCATTTTTACTTGGTCTTTATACATATTTTCATTCTCATCAATATTAAATTCTACAGAAACAGCTAAATCTTTTGCATGTTTATAAATAAAAATTTTTACATCATTATTATTAATTATTATATATCCTCTAATAGTTTTTTCAATAACATCATCATTTTGAAATAATCCAGCATATCTATTATTTTTTTTATCCACGAATGCTAACTTGAATATTAATTTATCCTCTTTATCCAACTTGCTAAGGAATTTATTTACTTCGCTTAGCATCATCCATTCGTTGTAATTTCCAGTTAATTTAACTTCTTTCATAATAATACCTCCAAATTTTTATTATTTTGTTATTTTATTTTTACATTTTAAAATATTGTCAATTATCCTTTGTGGAACATACAAAAAATAAACCATAATCTAATTAAAGATTATGGTTTATATAATTTATTCTTCTTCTATATAAATTTGTGATATTGATGAAACTGTATCGTCATCATTATATATGAAATTATATTTTGCTACACATTTTTCAGGATCAGGTATTGCATCAGCCATTTCAATATTAACATCAACGCACACATATTCATCATTAAATTCAACTATATTTCCTATATATTTATCATCATTTATAATATTATATTTATTGCTATATAAAGTATTGAAATTAACATCATCCATAATATATGATCTTAAATAAATACCAGTATCAATAAAACTTTTTTCATATTCGTTAATATTTGATATATTAGTAATTCTATCTTCTTTTTTAAATTTCAACATTGGTATTTTAATTAATTCTATACAAGCATCTTCAGAATAATAACCATTTGAAGTACCATACCATCTTATAGTTACATATCCTTTAGAAGTTGCGAATTTATAAAATGTCCAAGTATATGAGTAATCAGCATCATCAAGTGGTGCATCATCTCTATTTGTTACTTCTTCAGCCATAACTATTGGTACACCAATAAGATTGTTTATGTCACCACATATATCTTCAATATACACCCATTCACAACAGTCTTGATCATGATACATCTTATAAACATATCCCTCATCATCTGTAAATATTATTTTATTTTTTTCACCATTATCATCATTAATTTGTATATCAACGAAAGTTTTACCTTTTAATTCTTTCATTTCTATTCTTCTATACCACATAATATAATTACCTCCTAATTTTTTATTTCTTTATTTCACATTTATAATATATAATTAAAATAATTAATAATTACAACCTTTTTTATTTCATCTATATAATTTATAAATGAAAATATATGAGATACGTAAAAAAATGTATCTCATATATATTTTTAAAATCTACTCATATAATTTCTTACATCATGTTTTATTTTATCTTCTATTTTTACATATACAGTATCTTTACCATTATTTAAAATAGCATATTTCATATCTTCTGTAATTACCATATTTTCACATGCTATTTCAGCTAAGTTAGATACTAATTTAATATTTTTAGATTCTTCTTTTAAGAAATTAACTAAAGAAGAAGATTCAGTTACAGGTATTAAATCATCTTCTATTTTATTTCCAAATTGTTCTAATGAAACACACATTTTTTCTATTGGTTTTGATTTATCTCTGTATGCTTCTTTATGACTTGGTAATATAACCCAGTCGTATGTTACTATATGACCTTTTTTAGCACATATAGCAGAACCATCTGGTTTTTTCATTAAAGGACATAATCCACGTAAACTAAATGCAGGTTCTCCACCTTGTAATATAAAATTAGTCATTTTTCTTCCAAATCCGTTCACATCATCTAATGTTTCTATAGTAGCATTTAATAAATTACCAGTAGTCCATACTTTATTTATTTTATGTGATACTAATTTAGGATCTATTGTTACTATACGTTTAGGATCAGTAGTATTAGGATGTCCTGCTTCACCACACCAAGAATTTTCTTGCATCATTTCTATTATATGTTCAGCTGCTAAAGATTCTGTAATAGCTTTAGTTGTATACAAACGTCTATTTCTATTAAATACATCTAATGATTGAATTATAGCATCAAATTTTATATAAAATAAGTTATTATCAGTACATCTTATTATGTTTTTTGGTCTAGTTGGTTCTGTAACTTGTTCCATAACATAGACTGCAATTGGTTCATAACATTCCATAATAATTATCACTCCTTCATATAAATTTATTATAAATATTAATAGTATGTTTCATAACTTGCTTTGAATTACTAAATGAATGGTGTGAAAATGAAGAGGAGAACAATTATTTAAGTAATGAAATTAAAAATAAAAGGAGATGTGAAATAATATGATAAATTTTAGACAATATCCTAATTGTACTAAGATAGTAATACCTAGTGATATTAGTTTAAGTACTACTAATTTTTGTGGAGCATTTGCTGAAATGAAAAATTTACAATATTTAGATATAGATAAAAGTATAGAGAATAAAATAGATATGATAAGTAATGGATATAGTTCAGGAGCATTATGTTCTAGTTGTATAAATCTAATAAATAGGGCTATATGTGGAGATAATGTAACTGATATGGTTTATGCATATCAAAATTGTACTAATCTAACTACAGCAGTATGTGGTAATAATGTAATTAATATGAGTTATGCATATAATAATTGTAATAATCTAACTGCAGCAGTATGTGGAGATAAAGTAACTAGTATGTATGATGCATATCAAAAATGTACTAATCTAACTACAGCAGTATGTGGTAATAATGTAACTAATATGAGTGGTGCATATTCTGACTGTACTAATCTAACTACAGCAGTATGTGGAGATAAAGTAACTAATATGAGTTGGACATATAATAATTGTACTAGTCTAACTACATCAGCATGTGGTCCTAATGTAACTAGTATGGGTTATGCATATTCTGATTGTACTAGTCTAACTACAGCAGTATGTGGAAATAATGTAACTAATATGGTTTATGCATATCAAAATTGCACTAATCTAACTACAGCAGCATGCGGAGATAAAGTGACTGATATGAGTGGTGCATATTCTAGTTGTACTAATCTAACTACAGCAGTATGTGGCCCTAATGTAACTAATATGAGTAGTGCATATGACGGTTGTTATAATCTAACTACAGCAGTATGTGGACCTAATGTAACTAATATGAGTAGTGCATATACTTATTGCAGTAGTCTAACTACAGCAGTATGTGGACCTAATGTAACTAATATGAGTAGTGCTTATTCTGATTGTACTAGTCTAACTACAGCAGTATGTGAAAATAATGTAACTAATATGTATTATGCATATTCAGGTTGTATTAATCTAACTACAGCAGCATGTGGAAATAAAGTAATTAATATGTATTGGGCATATTATAATTGTATGAATCTAACTACAGCAGTATGAGGGAATATTGTAACTGATATGAGTTCTGCTTATTCTAGTTGTAAATCTCTAACTACAGCAGCATGTGGAAATAATGTAACTAGTATGTATTATACTTATTCTGGTTGCACTAGTCTAACTACAGCAGTATGTGGACCTAATGTAACTAATATGACTGGTGCATATAGAGGTTGCACTAATATACAAGGAGATACTTATTTCTATTCTTCTAATATATCAAGTATTGGGAATTGTTTCTATAATAGAAACACTTCTAATATGCTTAATATATATGTACAAGAAAATAGTACTACTATGAATACTTGTTTAATAAATAATACTGATTCTATAACAGGTTCCACTATTACTTGGACTAATGATTTTACTAATAATAGATATTATAATACATCAGCTAATATATACATTTACCCTGTAGCTAATGTTTACAAAGCAAAAGAAACTGCTATTCTTCAAGACTTCACTTATGATGATAATGGTGACGGCACTTATACTCTAACAGGATGGAAAGAAACTTATCAAGGTAAACCTAGTACAGAAATGGTAATACCAGATAGTCCTAATATAATAATTTAATATAAAAAATAAAGATGATAAATTGATTTATCATCTTTATTTTTCTTTTATTCATATTTAACTACTTAATACAATTGATGCCACTGCATATCTCATTTCATTATTTATTTTATATTGATTAATATCTTTAATTATATCTTTAATATCATACCATTTATATAAATTTTTCATATATTTTTGTATATATTCTATATCTGTTATATTATAAAATTTACAGAAATCTATAAATATTTTATTTTCTTTTTTAAATACATTTTTCTCTGGTAATCCTTGATCTAATAAACTTACTGATATTACTCTATTTTGTAAATCATTGAAATTTTGTATTAAACCATTTTCTATTCTAAATAATATATCAGAAAATATTTTTATAAATCGTTCTTTACTTCTGTCTAATTGATTAAGATATTTATTAGATGATAATTCATTATTTATAGCACCCATGAAATAAAAATTACATATCATACTTATTATGAATTTCTTATTAGAAAATAAATAAACTGAATATGCTTCAAGTTTATTTAATAAATATTTTAATAATTCATATCTTTCTATAGGTTGCATTTCTGATATAAGTATAAATACATCTTTAATATCATCAATATCAATTTCTTTCTCATTATATTGTAGTATTGGTGCTTTTGGTGGATCTAAATCTTTTACATTAGATATTGATATTGAATATTTATCACCATAATTATATGGTGTGCCAGTAAATCTAATACATTGCCCAACTTTATCATATATTATATTATCTTGATCTGGATCAACCACAACATGATCTGCTAAAAACATTGATTCGGAACATAGATTGTATAATACAAATCTATTATCTTTATTTCTATGAGACGTTACATAAGCAAACATTTCAATTGATTTATTTTCATAATAAAGTTTTTCTAAATTAGGTCTTATAAATGAAGTGTTTGTAATTTCAGGTTTAGTTCTAAGATGAATAAAATCTTGATCCAATACATTGACAAATCCACCATTTTCTACTGTTGGTTCTTCTTGTGGTGGCAGAATATTTTTATCAAATTTTTGTTTCTTATTAGCATTTTTATTTTTAGGTATTATCTTATTATTATTATTTGTAGTATTTTTAGTTATTGAATTATCATTTATTTTATTTTTAGTCCTTTCTATTTTATTATTATCACCATTTTTTATATTTGTTAATTTATTATTGCTCATTATATTACCTCCTATTTAAAATAAAATTTGACATAATAACTTAAAAGTTATTATGTCTATGTAATTAGTTTATTCTGTGTATATAGAACCGAGAGACCAATAGAAAAGGCAATCTCTATTAAAGACCACATATAGTCAAAGCTATATATGAGGCGGGATTAATGACCAACGGTAATAAATACATTTTCACCTATATCCTTTTCCCCTCACCTTATAAATAGTTTCTACATATAAAGTTGGTTTCAATCTATACCTTTCTTACTCAGGCAGTTACTCCTGGAATTTGGCTTTACCATCTATATGCTAGAATAGCGTCATATAGATGACCAGCGGGTCCACTCCCATTAACACGAAATCGCCTCTCTGGGTTCGGTCGGCTTGTGTGACCTAGTAGTAATCGGTGATTGTTGCGAATCACTTCGCTCAACCTTTCCACATCGCCCGTCTTACCGTGGTCTTCTTCAGATCCACGCCTACGTTACAGCTTCTCCAGCCGTAAGCAGGATTTTAATTATTAGTTATAATATAAATTATTTTTTATATTATTCATCTATATAATATATAATTGAAATCTTATTCTTTTTTTATAAAAAATAAATAGATATAATAATTTATTATATCTATTTATAGATTTATTATATTCTAGAAAGTAAATTTATTATAGCCAATTCAACTTCGTTTAACATTTGTTTTTCATTAATAGATTCTTTAACCTCTTTTAATTTATATCGTTTATATATTGATTTTATATAATCATTTAATACATAATTTATATCTATATCGTGTTTACCACAAAATTGTGCTAATCTTATAATCGTAATAGTATCATATTTTTCTTTATCTATAGGTAAAGGATTTGTTAACATACATAATTGTAATACTCTAAAACGTAAACTTTCAAAATCATAAATCAAACCTCGTTCTATTCTAAATATAATATCCGAAAATATTGAAATGAATCTATGACTTGATATCATTAAGTCATCTTCATAATTATTGTCAGATAGATTTTGATTTCTAGTTCTCATGAAATAGAAATCAAATATCATACCAATTATGAATTTATTAGTACCAAATAATGATAATGATAATTCATTTAATTTTGCTAATAATTTTATTAGTTGACGTTCTCTATAACTTTTGTCGTTTAATTGTTCAAATATTTTTATTGAATCGTCTTTATTGATGAAGATATCATTGTAATTCAATTGTCTAGTTTGTACCGAAACATTATCAGATACTTTAGAAGTGTGAACAGAATATTTATCACCATATTTATAAACTAAACCAGTAAATTTAATACATTGTCCAATTCTATTGAATAATTCATCATCTGGATCTGGGTCTACTAATATATGATCTGCTAAAAATAAGTTTTCGGAACATAGATTATTTATAACAAAACGCTTGTCTTTTTTTCTATATCTACTTACATAAGCAAACATTTCTATTTCTATACCTTCTTTATATATTCTTTCTAAATTAGGTCGTATAAATGATATATCATTAATTTCTGGTTTTAATAAAAGAGATTTAAATGGCTCATCTAATTTACAAGCATATTTACCGTTTTCAAAAGTAGGCTTTTCTTGTGGTGGTAGAATATTTCTATTGACTTTTTGTTTCTTATTAGCATTCTTACCTTTTGACACATATTTATTTTTAGTTACTGAATTATCTATAGTATTATTCTTCATAATTAATTCATTTGAACCATTATTGTCATTTCCTATATTATCATTTTTAGACCCTAAAATTTTATATTTTTTACTCATTGTATTACCTCCTAATATTTAAATAAATTAATGTCTATATATTCATTGAATATATAGACTATGTAATTATTTTACTCTAATACTCCGATAGGCATTTATGTGTGACGCAACTCACACTCCTTTTCATGTTCTATATATAAATAGAATTTAGAATAGGCACCCCCTCACCCCATACCACTTTCGTTTAACGTATGTAGGTCGTACTTTATTACATAGTCATTACAACTATGAATTTGGCTTTTCCATCTATACCTTAGAGTATAATATAGATGACCAGCGGGTCCACTCTATTACCATCAGTAATAGTTCAGCTATCACAGTAGCTTAGTAGTAATCGGTGCTTGTAGCTCAAGGGGCCTCAACCTTTCCACATCGCCCGTCTTCGTCACGCCCGCTTAAGGTAACGTGGACCTATCCTAACGGTGATATCTTTACACCTAATAGGCAGGAATTTATTAAATAGTTATAATATAAATTATTTTTTATATTATTCATCTATATAATATATAATTGAAATCTTATTCTTTTTTAGGTATTTAAACATCTAATTAATAATATATACAATAAATGTAAAGGAGGTTAATATATATGAAATATCAAGTTAATGTAAATAAAATTTTAGCTAATAAGCAAAACATGGATAAAGAAAAAGTTTTACTTAAACCTAAAAAAGAAATAACTTGTGAATCATTAAATCAATATTCTAATATAGATATAACTCAAGAAGAATTAGATAATTATTTTGAATTTCAAGATAGAGCTTATAATATGTTTTTTGATGATAATGATATTACTATGGAACAGTTTATTGGTTTTATAAGTGACTGTGCTAAATATGAATATATAGATGATGTCATGGAAGCTGCAGGTAGAAATGCAACTAGAACCGTTGAAAAGAAATTAAGAAAAGTTAATAATAAACTTAATGGTCATAAAAATACTTTAGGTAAAAATATAAAACGTATTGATGATAAAGCATCTGAAATAGCAAATAGAAAATTAGACGATATAATTAATACTGGTAAAGATTTAAAAAGAGATAAATTATTAACTGGTAGACCTCAAATAAAAATAGGTAAATTTATTAAATCTGCTATTTTAGGTTTAGGTGCAGCTACTGGTACTGCAGCTTTATTTGGACCAGCAACTGCTGCAGTTGTTGTTGCAATTGGTATATTATGTAGAAAAGATCTATTGAGACGTACAGAAAAAAGAGAGAAACAAAGAATATTATTAGAATTAGAAACAGATTTAAAATTAACTAAAGAAAAAATAGAAGATGCTAAAAGTGAGAATGATAAAAAGAAAAAATATCAATTAATGAGAATAGAATCTGCGTTAGAAAAAGAAATAACTAGAATAAAATATGGTTTACGTTATTATTAAGGTGGTGAGTAGTTAAAATGTTTAAATGGACTCTAAACCAAGAAATATCTAAACTTAATGTTGTAACTGAAGCACCTGATGATATGCAAGCTACTGATTATTCAGCGGCTGAAGCTGAATTAGATAGTACTGACACTTCTAAAACTAATACAACTGATACGCAAACAGATACTAATACAGATCAAACACAAAATAAAGATACTAATAAAGATACTAATCAGGATGAAACTAAACAAGATGATACAAATACTGATGATGATATGGATGCTACAGATTATAGTGAAGATGATCCTTTATCAGATGATGACTCAACAGATGACACTACTGATGATAATGCTGATGATGAAACTCCTGAAGAAGAACCAGTTCCAGACCAACAAGGTGATAAGAGTAAAAATACGTACTTAATACGTGATTTTATCGACTTATATTATACTATCAATAATATCATAGAAAAATTAAATAATGTAAGTAAAACAGATTTAATAAAGAGTAAGGTTTATTTACAAGTGATTGAAAATTTGACTGAGTCCAGTAATATTTTATATGATTACATTGTACATGAATTCAATGCTAAATCATACATTTTTAATTTATATCAATTCAACTTATTTTTAGAATGCGTAAAAGTTAACATTGAAATTATTAAGAAAAGTGGAGAATTGCAGTCAAATGATTAAACAAATAAATAAAATATTAAATTTAAAGAAAGGATGTGCGAAAATAGTATGTATATTAATAACGATAATGATGCTCCTGCAAGAGTTATAGGTTCTTTTGCGAAGCCTAAAAATGAAGATTTTAGAAATGGCATAAATTCACTTATGGAAGGATTTAAAACTAATTATGGTCTAGATCCATTAAATAATATAAGGGATATACTTGAAAATGATGTTGTTTGTGAACAATATAAGGATGCACTTATAGGAGATGTACTAAACTCAGACTTTGGTGATGATTATTTAAATCTAATGCCTAAAAAATTAGAACAATTATTTGAAAACACTAAAGACGAAATCGTACAAGAAAACTACGGTGTTGGTCAAATGTATCCAATAGTTGGTTATACATTACCAGTGTTAAAGAAAAATTATATAGAATGTCATGGTAAAGATATAGTTATGACAGAAGTTCCTTCAAAACCAGTTATAAAACTTGCTTTTGAAAGAAAGTTCTTAAAAGATAAAGCTGGTAAAAAATACTATATTCCAGAAATATTCTATGATGAAAGTTATAAAGAAGTATCAGAAAAAGCTAAAGGAAAGAAAATATCAGATAAATGGTATCCAGAAACTGGTAATCTTCCAATGCAAGATTTAAATATATTAAATGAATCAGGTGGAACTCTAGAAACTAGAGATCAATTAGCTCATGACTTCTGTATACAAGCAATAAAAATGGAAGTAGATGGTGCAGAAGTAGTAAAAGAAGGTCTAGAAATAAAACCAGACTATTCTTCTAATAATAACATAACTTATAGATGTAAACATGTTAAAGGCGATGGATCAGCTGTAGAAGAAGTAATAACTGGAACAGTTGATTACTACCATGGATTAGTAACAGTTGCAACTTCTGGTTCTTTAATTAAACAAATACAATTTGGTGGACATCTATCAAATCAAAATAATAATGAAACTGTTGAATTAGACAGAGAAAGAGAAACAGTTACTTGGCATATAGGAGAAGGAGAAAGAATCAATACTGCTTTAACTATCGAAAAAATTAAAGATATGAAAGCATTACTAGGTATAGATGTAACTCCTGAAGCAATATCAGATATGTCATCAACTTTAACTCAATTTGAAGATGCTCATATAATGAGTTATTTAAAAAATAGTTTAGAAGTATGGAAAGATAAAACAGATCTTCCATTTGGATATACTGGTGGATTCGTTGAAACAGCTGTATTTAACTGTGTACCAGGTACTACTTTAGCTGTTACTCAATCTGAATACATCGAATCAGAATTAAAATTCAGATTTAACAGACTATTATCTGAATTAAAAGATAAATTAAAAACTACAGACTTAATGTTTGTTGTTTATGGTCATCCAACTATTATAGAATTATTCAACGCTTCTGTTGATTGGAAATTTGATGAAGGTTCTAAAGTTGGTGGTATAGTATTAGACTATAAATTTGGTGTTGTTACTGAATCTGGAACTAGAATACATGTAGTTTCTTCATTAAAAGTTCCTAAGACTGCTGGTATAAGAATAGTTGCTTATCCAACAACTGACGAACAAATAACATTTAAACATTTCAAATATAGTTTCAATATAGAAAATATGTATAGAAATCCATTAACTCCATTAGTACCAAACATCATGGGTACTCATAGATACTTAACTGAAAGCTTACTTCCTGTTCAAGGACAAATGTTACTTGAAGGTGACGATTTCGGAATAGATCCAAGACCTTAATGGATAGAAAATAGATAAAAAGTGATACAACTCTTAATTAAGGGAGTTGTATCACATTATTAATTAAATGAGGAGAGTGATAAAATGAATGGTGCAAACTGTAAATATATAGAAAAATGTTTTGCTAATATTAAATATAATAGAGATGTAAATTCATCATTATTAGCAATATCAAATACAATTAAAAGAGAATATAATATTGATGTAACTATAGACATTATTAAAAACAAAAGTAATGTATTCTTTGGTATGAATATATATCCTTCAACATCTGATTTATGTGAAATTGCAGCAATTATGAAGGAAAAGGATTGCACTCCATCTACTATAACTGAAGCATGGAGAAGAATAAAAAATTGGTGTATAGAAATAGATAATTTATTATTTGAAGATATCAATATGGATATACAACCAGATGAATTAACTGCATTATTATTACACGAGATAGGTCATGTAATATTATCAGATGAAGTTCCTAAATCAACATTGAAAATATTTAAAACTAATTTCTTTAAACAAAATATTTATTTTAAAAATATATTTTATGATAAACTAGTTAATTGTATAGATTATATAATGACATTCCCTTTAATAGAAGCATGTTCAAATAAAGCATTTTTTAAAAAAGGATTTGGCAGATATAATTATGATAAATCTTTACAAAAAGAATTTTATGCTGATGAATTTGTTGCTAGAAATGGATATGGTGATGCATTATATACATTTATAGAAAAATTAATTATGTATGGACAAAATGATATAGTTAATAAAACTTGTAAAGAAAGAGAAAATGAACTTAATATGGTGACTGATTGGGCATTTGATAATATACAATCATTAACTATGAGAAGAGGAAAATTATATAAATCACTTAAAGTTGAAATGAAAAGAAATCCTTCTAATTTAGTTAAGAATATGTGTAATATGATTAATTCAGTTATGTTTAAAGAACCAGTTAATGAATTTAAAAATACAGATACTATAATAATGGAATCTTTTATAATAAATGGATTAACTAAAGCAACTAATAATTTTACTAGACTATTAGATAAGCATAATAGGGTAAAACCTTGTAAAATGAGGGATTTAGATGTGTTTGAAGTTGAAATAGCAAATATAAATACAGTTGATGATAAAATGTACATTATAGAATGTTTGAATGATGAATTAGAAAAAGCTGATTATGCTTTAATGCTATTAGAATATGGTCATCCAGATAGAGTTACACAATCTAAATCAACAATTAATACATTTAAAAATGCTGTTTTGAAATTACTTCATCAAGCTAAAATGGCTGAACTACCACCAGAAAGATATGGTTTATTCATTAAATATCCAAAAGGATATGAAGGATAGACTTTATTAATGAATGTAGAAACTGATAATATTAAAATTAAAGAACCCTCTTCTACACCTAGAAAGTCTAAGGTTAGAAGGGGGACTGTAATAGATCAACCATATATTTATGATTGGAAAACAAAAAACCTATCTTTCATACAAACATCAAATGACTTAAAACGCTTAGGAATTGAAAATAATAAGTTTTTCTTAAAATTGTATGATAAAAGTTTACAAGGAATAGATCCTCATGCTTCTTACATTAGTGAAGAATTAGCATGTAAGATAATTACTGAATGTATTAGAAATATTTGGTATTATATAAGAGAAGTTGCTAGAATACCTGACCAAGGTGGTAGAGGTATACCATATCAACTTAATAGAGCGAATTTGGCTATGACATGGTGTTATGTTAACAATATAGATCACTGGGTTGATATACCTAGACAAATTGGTAAAACTCAAAGTATATTAGCAAACTTAAACCATGGTTTCTTATTTGGTACAAATAGTTCACATATGGCATTATTCAATAAAGATTTAGATGCTTCTAAAGAAAATCTAGAAAGATTAAAAGCTCAAAGAGATTTGTTACCATCTTATTTACAATTAAAAAATGTTGAAGTTGTAGATGATTCTGGTAATGTAGACAAAGAAATAGATAATGTTTATAAAATCTATAATCCATTAACTAAAAATAAAATAACTGTAAAGTCATCTGCTAGAAGTTTAGATCATGCTAGAAAACTAGGAAGAGGTAACTCATTGCCTATAACATATTATGATGAAGCTGAATTCTCTGATTGGATAGCAGAAATAGTAGAAGCTTCTGGTCCAGCATATAATACAGCAGCAGAAAATGCAAGAAGAAATAAAGCTGCTTATTGTAGAATATTTAGTTCAACACCTGGTGACCCAGATACTAATGCAGGAGCTCAATCTGCAATGATATTAGAAGGTACTTATAGATGGACTGAAAAATTCTATGATATGGATGTTGATGATGTAAAGGAAATACTAGATAGAAATAGTGAAAATAATATAGTTTATATAGAATATAGTTATCAAGAATTAGGTAAAGATGAAGCTTGGTTTAGAAAAGTTTGTAAAACTGTTAATAATAGACCTACTGCAGTAAGAAGAGAAATATTATTACAAAGATTAAGAAGCAGCGATTTATCACCATTTACTGAAGAAGATTTATTAGCATTGCAAGAAATGAGTAAACAAACTCAACCTAAAGAAGAATATATGATAAATGAATTCTATAAATTAGATTTATATGAAAAAATAGATAAAGATTTACCTTATATAATAGGAGTTGACGTATCTGCAGGGTATTGTCAAGATAACTCAGCAGTTACTATAATACACCCTTATAGTTTAAAAATAGTTGGTGAATTTAAATCTTCATTAATAAGTGCACCTAACTTTAAAAAATTCTTATTTGTATTAATAAGAAAATTCTTCCCTAGAGGAATATTATGTATAGAACGTAATAATAATGGTTCCTCTATAATAGATGGATTACTAGAAACAGTAGTTGCTCCTAATGTTTATTTTGATAATTCTAAACAAATAGGACCAGTTGTTGATTCTAAACTAGATCAAAAAGGATTTTTATTAAGAGAAGCAAATAGAAGAAAAGCACATGGTGTATGGACAGGTAAAGATTCTAGAGAAACTATGATGGGATTAATGGAACAAATTGTTTTAGAAAGAAAAGATTTAATAACAGGTAAGAATGTTATTGAAGATATGATAAAGCTAGAACTTAAAAAAGGTAAAATACAAGCAGGACCTGGAGCACATGATGACTGTGTTATGTCATGGCTAATCGGAATGTTTGTATATAACTATGGTAAAAATTTAAATAGATATGGTTTAATAAGAGGATATAAACCTCCTACTGATAAAGAAAAAGCTAAAATGGATAATGCTAATAGAGCATATAAACAAGTTTTAGCAAATATGTCAGCATCAGATGCTGCTTATTTTAAAAATGCACAATCTTATACTTATGATGATTATTATGAAAAAATGGAAAAAGAAAAGAAACGTACAATGAGGCAGTTAAGTAAATATGATGAAGTAATGGGTGAAAGAACCATAGTTGAAGATTTTAGTACTAATTTTAGTACAGTAGAAGATGATGTAAATTATGATGTTGACCCAGGATGGTTAGAATCATTTGATGATTTAAATGATTTCGATGATTAATTCATGATATGATAGTAAATTCAACAATATATTAATACAAATTAAAAGGTTAGATAGGAGGCGAATGATTTTATGAGTCATAAAATAAATATTAAAAAAGCCGATGGTAGTTTTTTAGTATTAGATATTAATACATCAATTAATTCGGTTTTTAGACCAAGTGATAATAAATCTTTAAAAGATATATTAACTGATGAATATGCTCCTAAGAATAATCCTGTATTTACAGGAAGTGTAAGTTTAGGAAGAAAAGAAGGGACTACAGTAGGAGAAAATAGTTTTACTACGGGAGAAGATGTAGAAGCTTCAGGTTATTCTTCACATGCAGAAGGATGGTC